TATCGGCGCTGTCTATGCGCCGGACCTCGTCATGGACTTTCAGTCCGCGCCGATCGTTGTCCACCCGGGTGAATTCATCAACACCCACTTCAAGCAGCTTGTGGGTACGGCTACCGCATCCCAGTCGATCACGTCTATCGTGACATTCACCGGCTACTGGGTCTAAGCAAGCGAGCCGGCAAAGTCCGCCGGCACGTAGTGGAAAAAGGTTCCCAGTAGCCGGTGCATGTTTGCTGGGAGCTCGTTCCGCCAATGTGGGTCTCGGGTACCTGCATAGAACACAGCGTCGCCTACGTTGAGCTTGGCAGCATGCGGCACTCCGTTGACTTCGATGAAGAGCGGCCACTCCTTAGGGTCAGCGCTTGACGGGTCGACACCTAAGATGACGGACGCGTTGTAAACGCACTGCGGCCTGTCAGTGTGCCGCGGCAGCACGGTACCTGCCTCATATGCTGCTGTAAAGCTATAGCTGGTCTTGATGTCAGCGTCAAGCACGTAGAGTGCAAGCTTGAGCGTAGCCTCATGGACCAGTCGCATCAACGGCGAGTCATTGACCGATGTACGCTTGATGCCAGGCATGTCAGGCCAGCGCTCATGGACTTCAGGTTGACGGTAGAAGTAGTCAGCTAGCTGAGCGCAGTAACCCGCAGGCACTATGCCTGGAACCTTGACATAGCCGTCAGCTTTAAGCTGGTCCTTGAGGTCCTCCCATCGCAGCTGTGGCACCTCGAGCAAACCCAGGACTGTTAGCCTGCGCATTAGCCGGTCATTATCGAGCCTATAGCCGGTCATCGACAAGATCAAGCGCTCATCCACCTCGCGCGGTAGCCATGCCTGCAGGTAGTGCTCGTATACCCACATGAGCGGAAAGCGCATTGTCTTGAGCAGCTCGTCATAGTCAACACGGTGCAGGCGCTCGCACGGGATAGGCTCGAGAATTGAACGTTGGATGATGTAGGTCTTAAGCATGGAAGTATTTACAAAGCGGCTAATGCCGAATACAATCCAAGGTATGAAGCGAAAGAAGCATCAGTTAACAAGCAAGCAACAGGCGCTGCATGACTCCAATGAACAGATGCTGGCTAAGTGGGCGAGCGTACCTAAGTTTGCGCGCACGCCGGCTCCAGTCAAAGTCGCGCCGGTCAAGGCTCCTGAGACTGTCATCCGGCAAACCCCGAAGCCCCAGAGCCTTGTCACGCCTGGCGGAAGTACGGCGCTGAAGCCTGTGCCGGTCTACACCGGCAACAAGATGCTTGGCATTGCAACCATGCACAAGTCAAATGAAAGCCCCCCTACGTCGGTCGCCAACCTATGCACCCTTGCTCACGCGAGCTTTGGGCTAGGCTCGTGACCAAGCGAGAGCCCAACGAGTATGTCATCGTGCATCACGTCACTGACCTGCCCAACCACTTGCAGCTCGAAGTTGAGCGCAGGTCAACAACGCTCGGCATCTGGTTCGAGCGCATCATAATAACATCATGACACAGACACTCTTCTTCACGTCCGACACCCACTTCGGACACGCCAACGTCATCAAGTACTCGAAGCGCCCTTTCGGTAACGTCAACGAGATGAACGAAGCGTTGATCGAAAAATGGAATGCTCGGGTCAAGCCGAATGACATCGTTTGGCATCTGGGCGACTTTGCCTTCCTCCCAGCTGTCAAGGCTGAGAACATCCTGTGCCGGCTCAACGGCAAGAAGCGCTTGATCCTCGGCAACCACGACTCGGTCATCGAGGATAACAAGCAGCTGCACGCTTACTTCGAGCTGATCGAGAAGAAGCGCGTGATCAACATTCCTGACCAGGGCGTGGGCAAGTACAACCGTCAGCAGATCACGCTCAACCACACGCCTGAGCTGACCTGGGAGTCCGGCCACCACGGAGCCTGGATGCTGCACGGCCACTGTCATGGCACGACCATTCACCCCTGGGGCGGCAAGATCCAGGACATCGGCGTGGACGCGCCAGGCATGAACTATGCGCCCATCTCCTATGAGGAGCTCAAGGCTCTAATGGCGCCCCGGGCTTTCTCAAAGCACCACGGGGACTGAGATGACAGGCGTGAGCCCGTCTCGGGGGCGCCTCCGTTACAGAAGTGATTTACACCAGCGCCTTCCTGGTGTACAATCCGTACAATACTAACGGAGGCTGACATGGAAGTTTACGCTGTGGGCGGCTCAGTCCGTGACGAGCTGCTGGGCTTGACACCTTCGGACCATGACTACGTGGTCACCGGCGCCACCGAGGCCGAGATGTTGAAGCTCGGCTTTGAGAAGGTCGGCGCCGACTTTCCGGTGTTCTTGCACCCACAGAACGGCGACCAATGGGCGCTGGCTCGAATCGAACGCAAGGTGGCTGTTGGCTATCACGGCTTCGAGGTTGACGCCGCGCCCACCGTCACGATTGAGGATGACCTGGCCCGCCGTGACTTGACCATCAACTCGATGGCCAAGCACACGAAGACAGGGGAGCTGGTTGACCCTTACAGTGGCAGGCGTGACCTACAAGTCAAGGTGTTGAGGCACACGAGCAAAGCCTTTTGCGAGGATCCGCTCCGTGTCCTGCGGCTGGCCCGCTTCGCTGGCAAGTTTCCGGACTTTGACATCGCCGTCGAAACTATCGAGCTGTGCGAGGACATGATCAAGCACGGCCAGCTGAACGAGCTGTCCCAAGAGCGGATCTGGGCTGAGCTGGTCAAAGCCTTGGAGACGCCGGACCCGATGCGTTTCTTCAGGGTGCTCTATGTCATGAAGGCCTTCGGCCGTGTCAAAGGCCTTGCTGCTTTACGCACGATGGACGCCGACTTCACCCAAGCTTTGCTCAACAAGACTCGAGAGCCTGACTTAGTGCTGGCTTGGCTGATCAAGCATGGTGGTGCCGTCAACCGTATCACCGAGGCCGCTGCACGCGGCCTGCCTGGCGGGACCGTCAAGGCCTTTGACGTGATCACTCGCAAATGGGATCGCTCAAATCCTGTCAGCCTGCTCGATGACATGCAGCAAACCGGAGCCACCCGTGGCCTGTGGGCGCAAGTGCGTCGAGCCATGGTGTTCACAGATCCTGTTGAGCTCGAGCTCCTGGAGCAAGGCGTTAAGGCAGTCAACGGCGTGCTGGCCGAGCCGTTCCTGGGCCTGCCTGGCAAGGAGATCGGCCTGGCTCTCAAGCATGCTCGCATCGAAGCCTTGACCAAGGTCTATCATCATGGCTGATGAGAAGGACGAGAACACCCTCGTCATCCCGATTCAAAGGCCGCGTGACCCGATCGCGCGTGACCTGCTAACGCCCAAGTACCGGCAGCGCATCCAACGGCAGCGCAAGGGTAAGGGCTCATTCGAACGCAAGAAGGCAATTCCAGATGACGACTCTCTCACCTGACTAGCTCAAGACCATCTTGAGCAGACCGGCTACTCAGAGGAGGTGCTTAAGCTAGCGCCTGATACCCAGCTCTCGAAGCTCAAAGCCGACGGTATGCTGGACAGCCTCGATGCGGTTGAGCTGGTCATGGCTGTCGAAGACGAGTTTCGTATCGAGCTCAGCGACGATGACATCGAGAATGTGAAGACCGTCGGCGACTACGTCAAGCTGATCAACGAGGCAATGGGTACGCTGCGGGAGCGGGGGTGCCGTACAACCAAGAGCACGGTCACTTTTACGACCGAGCTCACCTATCGGCAACACGAAAAGCTGCAAGCTAAAGGTGGTGAAGCATGGCTCAAGAAGACACTCAACAAGTGAGCTCGGATTCCTGGTGCGACTTCGGCATCGAGCAGGGCAGCGGCGTCCCGAAGGGTGACAAGTTCAAGGAGCAGCTGCGCATGCTCCAAGCCAAGCATCATCCGATCAAGCAGGCTCCTCGGTTCACCCGTGTCGTAGGTCGCTACAACCTCCTCCGCAACGAGGACTCTGCAGCCTTAGCTGTCTCATTTGACGCGGGCGCTGGCCTCATGGCCATCTCTGTCACGGTCACCCCGGACAGCGAGGACGACTACGGCGGCTCTGACCCATTCGAAGCGATGAAGGTCATCGAGCGCGTAGGGAAGAGCTACTTCATCGACACTGGCGCGAAGAGCGTCAGAAGAAGGTTGACACCTTCTGGCGCAACGAAGTTAAGCTCCGGCAAGCTTACTACAAAGAACGTGCGGTCAAAGCTCAAGCTGCGGCCGCTCGTGCTTCGCTCGGCGCACCGTGCCTACAACGACTACTTGGACTCTCTCGAATGAAAACAGACGCACTCGGTGACCGGGTCAAAGCCTACGAGGGCTTGGCTAATGAGCGCTCCTTCTTTCGTCCGGGAGTCTCGCTTGTCCAAGACTGGGAGTGGGTTGTCGCGCGCGTTGACGGCCGTACATTCAGCACCTTCACAAAGGGCATGCAGAAGCCCGTCGACTCCTGGATCCTCGAAGCCATGATTCAGGCTACGGCCGGTACCTTCACAAAGATGCGGCCGCGCTTGGCCTATGTGCAGTCTGATGAAGCCACCTTCTGCTGGCATCGTGACAAGCTCGAGTTCAACATGCGTGAGCAGAAGAACGTGAGCCTGCTGTCGGCGACCTTCACTGGCCGATTCCTCGATACCCTGATGCGGACTGACCCGACTCGCTACTTGGAGCTCAACGAGCCGCCGGCCTTTGACTGCCGCATGTGGGAGGTGCCCACGGAGCTGGACGTGTTGGACGCTTTTACCTGGCGTGAGAAGGACGCGGTCAAGAACGCTGTGAGCACCGCAGCCCGTGTCGTTGCGCCTGAGCGTGAGCTGCATGGCATCAGCATGCAAGACCGTCGTGAGCTGCTCAAGGAGCGAGGCTTCGACTGGGAGAGCCTGCCACCTACCTACACTAACGGCGCCTACCTGCGGCATGTCTCCTTCCTCAAGCCGCTGGACGAGGAGGTTCGACAGCGCATCCCTTTGGCCAAGCGTCCGGCCGCCGGCGAGCCTGTGACCAGGCATGAGGTCCGCGTTGATACTCAATGGCTCAGCATCCACCAGCTAGACAACGTGGCCGAGTTCTTCAACGGTGGTGAGCCGAAATTGAGGCCACTCTAAGTGTTTACAACTTGCTCGATAGGGTGTACTATTATACCTATCGGCAAGTTGAATACTTATGAACATGAAAGTTACCGGCAACCTCGTCTTCGAGCCTGACCGCGGCGCGGACTTCCGCAAGACCGGCAAGCTCAAGACCTTGATCCTGGACCTCCCAGGGAAGAAGCACCGTGAGCTGGCTCGCTACTATGCCAAGCTCATAGAGCTTGAGCATGGCCCATGGTGCAACCTGCTTGAGCCAATGTTCGGCACCCACATCACGGTGGTCCGCGGCAACGGTGACCGCTTTGACGAAGAGCGGTGCAAGCAGGTTGTCAACAGCCAAATCACGGTCGAGCTCGACCCAACTACCCTGCAACGCACACCATGGTCCGGCAAGAATCCCGCCTTCTGGTACATGAAGGTGGTGTCGCCTGAGCTGACTAACTTACGCAAGCTGCTGCAAGTCAAGCCGATCTTCAGCTATGACGCTCACTTGACCGTGGCACGCGAAAGCCTGGACTTCTACATGCACACCGAACCGCCTCGCTACCCTGTAGCTGTGGCGCTCGCTGCGGCTGAGCTCATCCCAGGCGTTGTGCGCAGTCGCAAGAAGGGCGAGGCTCGGCAAAGCGGCAATGAAGCCTTGAAGGATGAGCTCCTTCGCTTTGCACAACGCGCTCATCGTGACCCATTCTGCAACGGTGAAGCCTTGCAAGCGCTTGTGTATGAGCACGTCAAAGTTCCCACCGCCGACTGGCAGCGCGAGCTGCTCAACCTGTTCTGTTCAGTTAGGACATCATGAAAAAATTCTTCACCGTCGAGGATGACCTGCTATCCGCACCTCGCGGCTTCATCATCCACGGCTGCAATGACAAGGGTGTCATGGGGTCAGGCGTCGCCGCCGGCGTGCGTAACCGCTACCCTGGCGCCTACGCCGTCTACAAGCAAACCGAGCAGCTGCTCGGTTTGAAGATCGGCACCTGCTCGTTCTATCAGCACAACCCAGAGCTGTTCATCGTCAACGCCGTCACCCAAACGCTGGGCGGCCCGAACCCGCTCGACATGCAGGGCTTGGCTGAATGCTTCAGCAAGACGCTGTATATGATGAGCATGCACGAGTACTGCAGCGGCATCTCCGCAGGCAGCCTGCCGCTGCTGTTCCCAATGATCGGCGCCGGGCGGGCGGGCGGGGACTGGAATGAGATCAGCGATGTCATCGTCAAGGTCACTAGCTCCACCAGCTTGGCTTTGGCGGTCAACCGCCAGCTGATCCTGTACACGGTCAAGGCAGAGCCTGCCGACTGCCGTTAAAGGAGGTCACATGTTCGTGCTACCCATTGAAGGCCCACCTCATAGCGAGTCACCCATTGCAGCAAAGCACAAGATCGAAGAGCTTGAGGCTCAGGTGCGCCTGCTGACTCGCCAGCTCGAGGACGCAAGGCTCGATTGCCTCGCAGCAAAGCGCGGCTTGGTGCTGGCTGTCAAGTGGCCGGCCAAGGTGTCATCGCCTGCGCGGACAATCTTTGTCCCGCCGAACGAGGAGCGCGAAGGCTTTGTTCGAGGCTGGAACTCGGCGCTCGAAGCATGTCGGCATGGCGTTCATGAAAGCTCCCGTGTCCAGTGGGTCAACGACTGCAATCGGACGATCATCGAAGGACTGCTCTTCTTGGCCAGCAACCCGCGGCCTACTGGAGGCCAGGAGCGGTTCAATGCTGAGCACCTACGGCAGCTTGCCGGTGAGTTGCAAGCCGTGGTGAAGCAGACGCTTCCTTGAGGAGGTAAATAGGTGGCACAACCTAACCGTTGGGAACATATGACTCCAGAAGAAACCAAAGCCGCCCTGCGCAACTTCATCAACGCTACCATCAAGGGTGACCCTGAAGGCAACGCACAATCGATCATCAGCAACGTGCTACAGTCCAAGATGAAAGCCCGCATCATGGGCACGGCAGGGCCTGAGACCATCGATACGGCCACGCCTGTTGTCGACGACACCGCCGGAGCTGAGTAATGCTTGTAGCACTCGTGAAGAATGACAAGATCAAGCTGCTCGGCCAAGACGGCGTGCACGTGGTCAGCTCCTACACGAGCCTCAAGACCCAGCCCGCGGTGTATGTCAAGGAGCCGTTGCCTGACGGCTCTCGTGCCGCTTTCTTTGCAGACGTGGTTGAAATCAACGGCGTCAAGGTCCAGTATGACGAGAGCTCGAAGCTCCTCGAAGCGCTGGGCCCGCTGAAGCGCTCCTTTAACCTGCCACAGCCAGGCGACACCGTTGTCTACACCTTGGTCGAGACCGACTATGACGAAGAACGGGTTGAGGCTGAGGTTAAGGACCTTCGCTTGCACGCACGAGGTAACGCGACCAAGTCGCTGCAGGTCAAGCTCGTCGGCTCAGACACGGCTCTCGAGCTGACTGATATCGTTGACATCAAGCGAAAAGTAGGCAATGACGTCTTCAACCGCGCCAAGTTCCAGCACACCTACGTCGACTACCTCAGCTACGGCTCGAGAGATTCGGACAAGCGCTCTTAAGCTTCAACAGCTGCTGATCGAAGACCCTGAATTGAACACGAAGACGGTGTTGCTTTCGCTGCTAGCATTATGCCATCCCACTCGATTACGACTGACACTGGGAAATGCTTGTTAGCTCGTTGAGGCCGAAGGTAGATATCATGCTTCGAGCCGTAGTAGCTGTGCAGATTGCTGCTTAAGCTTCAACCCAAATGCCTCGGGCAAGAAAAGCTGCATCGCGGCTTCAGGCGCTAAGCCTAAGATCCGGCTGTTTGTAGCATGATGACCAGACCTGGCCATGAAATGAGTGAGCGTTATGCCAAATGAGCTCGTCAACAAGGTTGGGCAGGGTGACATGCATCCCACCCATGCTATTCATCTTAGCGTCAAGGTCAGCGCCGTACTCGTTGTCGATGATTAGCTGTTGAAGCTTCAGCGAATCTACACGAATGTCATGGGCAGGCTTTGGCGCTTCGAGCAGGTGTCCTAGCTTCATCCGCGACCTCGCCGGCTGATCTTGCCTTCGATGTGCTTGATGACATCGGCTACGTCAGACAGCTCGTCGCCGTCTTCATCGACAAAGCACTGGGTATCTTCATTCCACTTCATATGGAGCGACTTCTCGTCACGCTCGCCGTTGTAGACAACTTCAAGCGTGAGGACCCGATCGTTTAGAAACACGCTGGTCTCAGTCACGTCACGCACGTCACGCAAAGCCGTGCGAAGTCGCTACCGTCGCCGATGTACGACTCTGTGCCGTTGTGCTCCATCCCACTTCAGTCGGCTGGATGAATACCTTGCAGTTAAGGAAAGCATGCTTAATAGTGAGGGTGATGTACTCGTCCCTCCACCTCGCGCTCGCCTTTAGCTTGACATCGGCGTCATGCACGTGCTCGAGCACTAGCTGCTGAAACTTGAGCGACTCGCTTACGCAGGCTACCGTCTTCAAGCAAGGCTTGCAGCTTCATTCCTCTTCGACCTCGATGTCCGACGGTGGCAAGTCGGCCGCCCGTTGGTTATCGTCATTCGGTACGAGCACAGGGATGCCTGCGATCTTCAACAGGTTGCGACCGATCAAAGCGTCATACTTCATGTCAGCACGAGAGGTGACTGAGAACTCAACCTGGTTGTAGCGGACACCCCGCAGGATGATGTCAAGCTTGATCAACGGCCGAGTTGACTTACCGTGAGCGTTCCGGATCTTGACATGACGGTCAACCGACACGCGGTAGGTGATGCCGTCGCGCTTGAACTTGACCCAGCCGCCAGTTTCACCCACGTCTTCGGCGTGCAGTGAACAGAACGCCGCACCGGTGTCCACTCGTGCATGCATGCCTTGGTCCGCAAGCCGGACGATGACCAGCTGCTCAGTGTCGCCAAGCGGTTGGTCACCGTTGACATTCGGGGTTACTTGCACCGGCGCGTCATTGTGCGGCACGTCGAGGGAACCCTCAATGCCGTTAGGAACCGCTGGTTCGATCTCAGGAGCGATCTTCGGCTCAGAGACGGGAATACCGTCGTATATGCCGTCGACCACCGCCGGTTCGCCTGAGCCCGGGACGAACGGAGCATCATGCTTGCCTGACAGCTTAACCAAGCCCTTGATCACAGCCTCAGGCAGGTTCTTGTCCTCCCAGTTCTTCTGGATGGCTTCGAGGCCTGGCGAGCCGTTGACTTCGAGCACGATTAGCTGGCCATTGTGCTGGATATAGTCGATCGCGCAGAAGCGGGCGCCAAACAGCTCAACGATCTTGCGAGCGAGCGCCAGCTCCTCCTCGTTAGGCTCGTACTTCTCAGTCTCGGAGCCCAAGTGCGAGTTGGTGCGAAACTCGTCCTTCTCCTTCGGCTGACCACGACGGTTAGCCGCCAGCAGGTCATCGCCGATCATGATGATGCGAAGGGACTCCTTGTGCTCGATGAACTCCTGCAGCATCACCTCGGAGCCGCTGTTGGCGAGGAACGCCTGAGCGACTGAGACGAGGGAGGACTTCGAGTCGACCTTCATAACGCCGATGCCGTGCGTGCCGCGCAGCGTCTTGATGATCATCGGGAACTTCAGCTGACCGTCCTCCTCAACCTGCTTCAAGGTGAGGTCGAGCATGTCAAGCGAGCCGATGACTGTGCTGTACGGTGTCTGGATTCCGGCGGAGTTCAAGGCGACCTGCGAACCTAGCTTGTCATTACACAGACCCATGGCTTCGGGCGTGTTGACCATGTACGCGCCGTCGGCCACAAGCCGGTTAAGCACGTTCAGCTTGTACATGATGTGGTGCTCGTTAAGGCGCGGGATGCATGCAAACGGCGGCTTCAGCTCGGCCAGCTTGTCGTCATCCACCTTGTACATGACCTTGGACTTACCCGTGGTCTCGACGATGAAGGTGTGGCGAATGTCGATGATAGTGCATTCATAGCCTAATTTTTCAGCTTCAGCTTTTAGCTGAACAGGGACAAAGTTTTTAGGCTCCGCCGTAAGAAGGTAAATAGGTAGCATGAATAACTTTCTATCAAACAAATATACTGCACTCTATAATAAGCTAGTCGATCGAGCTTTGAATAGAGAATCAATGACCCAATACGTTGAAAAACATCATATTCTTCCTAAAGCCTTAGGTGGCACCGATCTTAAGTCAAATATTGTCAAGTTAACAGCACGAGAACATTTTATTTGTCACGTGTTACTTGTTAAAATGACTCAAGGCGATGACAAGCGAAGGATGGCGTTTGCTCTTTCTATGATGTGTAAATCAACGCTGAAACATCAAAGATATTTACCAAGATCGAGCCGATGGTTTGAGTCCATCAGAGAACAGAGTGTTTTACTAAGAAGAGGTTTAAAACATAAGTCCCATTCTAGCGGCTGGAAGCAATCAGATGAGACAAAGAAGAAAATTTCATTAGCTCACAAAGGCAAAGTAATGACTATGCATACCAGAGAGCTGCTTTCTAAAGCTCATACTGGTAAAACTCTGTCATCTGAACACAAAGCAGCAATAAAGAAGACAGCGCTAGCTACAGGATATTCTCATCCGAAGGAGCTCATTGATCAAATTGCTAAAGCCAATACGGGCCAAAAACGGTCTAATGAAACTAAGCAAAAACTACGAGAGTTTCGTGCTAAGCAAGTCATTGCTCTTAAAGAGTGGACGTTACAACGACCTGACGGCGAATTTATCACGGTAACGAGGTTAAAAGAGTTTTGTCAGGTTAATAAGCTTGGTCTATCAAAACTGCTTCAAACACAGCAAACAAAAAAGCCAGTAGAAGTTGGCTATTCTGTTGGCTGGATGATCATAAGTACTAACGGTGGGCACAAGAGCTAGCCTTGCGGGCCGTAAGTGTAGGACTGTACTTCGGCCGCAATGTCAGCATCGTCTTGGCTGTTGTTAGAGCCAGTTACGGCGCGCCACTCATCCTCTCGGCTCTCATACACGTAGAGCTGCCAACCGTCATGCTCGAGAATCAGCTCCAGCTTAGGCTCCAAGCCCATAGTGAAGTAGGTGATGAACAGGCATAGCTTCCCGTTGTCATGCTTTCCAAGCTTGATGTCAAACTTGCCTTGAAGATGGTCAAGCAGATATTGCTGCAGCTTGAGCAGCCGCCCACGGCTAACGTCCTCGACCAGCTGAGCTAGCTTCATTCGACGATGCCCTTGATGTACTCAATCAGGCTTTCAGCCGTCGTGAACTTGTCGATCAGCTCTTGCTGGATTGTTAGCAGGAGGGTACGTGCTTCCCTTTCAGGTAGCTTCTCCTCTAACAAGCCCGCGAGCTTCACTTCAGCGCGCCTCGCTTGACCAGCTGCTCATACTCAGTCAGCGTGATCACGACGCACTTGGCGCCGGTCCACACCTCGCGGTTCTCAGGCAGGTTGTAGAGGGAGGTCAACGTGTGAAAGCCGTTGTCATCGGGGTCGAGCAGCTTGCTCAGCTGCAGAGCCAGGCTGCTGTCAAACATGTTGAACGCACGCCGCAGGTGCAAGCGGTCAATGGCCTTGATGTCGTCAGGCTTGAGCTTGTTGACCACGCTGCGAGCCTGGTCCAGCTTGTCGACAAGCTTCAAAAACTGGACAGCGCTCTCAGGCTCGCCCCACGGGCCAAAGTCCGGGTCCGCCTTCTTGACAACCTCATGCAGGCTCTTGAGCCAACCGCAAAGGGCTTCGTTGTCAACCTTCTCGACCTCGAGCTTGGCGTGAGCCTTCGTGAAGCTGCGGTAGAAGCTGGTGCCGCTGGTTGTGTGGACTCGTGCGCCGTCGAATGGGATCAGCAAGCAGACTTGACCGGTACCACGGCTCTCTGCAAGAGCCTTGCTGGTCCAGCCTCGAATAGCGTTCAAGCGTGAGGTCCAACCGCGCCACGAGCTAAGCATGCCCGTCAGCTCGTCGATAATGAACTTGGACTTGCGGGCTGAACGCGCGGGGTCAACGACGAAGAACGGGTCCTTAGTCTCGACCTTGGTGTAGATCGGTTGACGCTTGATAGCGTCATAGGCGTTGCGCGCTGGGCCACGGAGGAGCGTGACCAGCTCCTCTTCGTTCATGTCCGTCTTGATGCGCTTGACGCTACCTGAAAGCTCAACTAGCTTCATTACTTGCTCAGCTTAGACAGTGGGTGGACCTTGATGCTGTTCTGCGGCACTCCAGCGTTAGCCTTGATCCGGTCTAGCATGCTTTCACGCACGCTAAGGTCAACCGTGGGCTCGACCATTGCAGGCACCGTTTGCGAAGCAGGTTCAGGAGCTAACGATGCTACAGGCTGTACCATCGAAGTCTGGCCAGTAGCCTTGTCAGTGACAAGCTCAGCCGAGAGGTTGTCAAGCTCAGCTTTCATGATGCCGACCTCCTTCTCAAGCTGATCAACGATTGCCGAGCGGTTCTCATGGCTGCTAACGATGTTGAACAGCGAGCGCAGGTGCGAGATCATCGTCACCCAGTAGCCCACGGCTCCGATCATCTCTTCGTGAGTGCCGGTAAACGGCGGTGTCACGAGAGCATGCATGCTCTCTTTTAGCTTATCAATGTCAGTGGTCATGTGCAGCTCCAGATGGGCTATTTAGTTAGATGGGCAGCTCAGCGTAGAACTTGTCAGTACGAGCGAGCAGGTCGAGAATCATCTGCTCGTCAAGCCGCTTCTTGAAGACGAGCGGAAGCTTGTTCTCGACGCCCATCATGATGACGAGCTTCTCGATATTGGTGCCGTACATTTCATTGTGAGCCAAGGCGTAGAACGCTGTCTGGATCCAGTAGTCACCGATGTCAGAGGCGTCCTTGATTCGAGTCGAGGTCTTGTAGTCGACGATGCTGAGCTCGCCTTGGTGCTCAGCGACCATGTCACAGCGTCCCGCTACCTTGAAGGTGTTCGAGTAGAGGACCATCTCTTGACCTACCACAGCGCCCACTTTGGTCAGCTCGAGCTTCATGCTGTTGAAGACACGGACATGATCATCGGGGAACTCAGCCTTGCGGATGTCCTCGCCTCGTACGTGACGCTCCAACATGGTGTGGACGTTTGTACCCCTGTCCGTAGCCAGCTTTGACTTCCTAGCGGCCTCTGATTCGCCCACACGTGCCTTCCAAGTGCCAAGCCAAGCCTTGGTCTCTTCAGTCGGCGTGTGACCTAGCACCGTAGTAATGCTAGGGTAGAGCCCGATCTCGCCTAGGTCGTAGAACCGCCGACCTAAGACTTGCTCGGTCTTGTAGTCCACGTAGTTGTAGCGGTTCAGGTCGAGGATCATTCTTGGTCCGGCTTGTCGCTCTTGGCGTTGTCAGCGTCACCCTGCAGCACCTGACCGCCTGCATCGAGGAAGGCGGAGATGTCCGGCGGAGCCAGCTGGATCTTGGTGTCGGTGCCCATCAGCTTGACTACAGCTGAGCTGCCGCGCGGCGAGAAGGTGGCAAACTTGCCTGAACCCAGCTGCACCGACATGGTCTGCTTGTTGTTGAGGGCCTTCATAGCGCGTTCGAGGCTCTCGCCCGCCAGCTCCAACGTGCCGCCTGGGAAGCTCATATGCAGCGCGTCACCTTCTGACTTAAAGGCGATGCCTGAGTCCGTTGCGTCGAGGTTGACGGGTGGCTTAGCAGGCTCGGGAGCTGCGGTCGCCTGCTCCTCCTCTTCGCTGGTCTCCTCGGCAGGCTCTTCAGCCGGCTCCTCATCCTTCTTCGGCTCGTCGAAGCTCATGTCAGCCTCAGACAGGTCAAGCTTATCAAGCTCGAGCTTGACGGCTTGCAGCAGGCGTTTAACATTGCTGCTCAGCGAGCCGAACGAGCTCCGTGCTTCTAGCATCAGGCGCTTGAAGGCTTGCGACATGATGATGCGGTCAGCCATGGCAGCCTTCGGGTCATCGGCGACTCGTAACAGCGTAGCCAGCAGCTCGCCCATCTCAACGTAGGTGAACGCTTCTGTCACAAGCTGTGCGCCGGCAGCGTCAACGCTGTTTGCGACGAGGATCGCCTTTTCAAGCAGGTTGAGCTTGGTGCGCAAGCCGTTAGTCATGCGGCCCACAATGCGTGAGCTCGAACGGGCCACCAACGACTTGAACTGTTGGTTGGTCATGACCCGTTCGGCGTAGCTCTTGTCATTGGTGCCGTCGGCAAGCTTGAAGATGCCGCTGACCGCTTCCCAGTACATACCAGCCGTCGTGTCAGGGTTCAGCTCTTCTTTGACTGGCTTCGGCGCAGGCTTGGAGGACTTGACAGGCTCCTTGAAGACAGGCTTCTTAGACGACGGTTCTACCGGCTCGTCCTTCGGCATGTGCTTGGCCATCTGCTTCGGCGCCTTGTCGTGCACCTTCGGCTCTACATTCTCAGCAGGCGCGTCTTCGAGGTCCTTGTCATGCTTATTGCTGCGGTCATCGAGCGCTTGCTGCTTGATGAAGGTCTTCAGCGTGCTGCGCATGGTCGGCGTGTGGGCTAGCTCGAGGGCCGTGTCCTTGATGCCGCGGAGGATCGCGCTACGGTATGGGCTCTTGTCGAGCGCCAGCTCAGGAACGCCCAGGTGCAGGATCGCCTGATAGATCAGGTGCTGGTTGACCGTGGACAGCTGGTTGGCGATGCTGTGGTGGTTCGCTTCGGCCAGCAGGTCTGCCGTCAGCTCCTCGCCGTAGGAGAGCTCCTCGTTGGCTTGCTTCTCTTTAGCCTTGTTGTCCTTCGAGTAGACTTTCGAATTCATGACTTCAGAGCCATCAGTCTCATCAGTTGCTTCAGGGTCAGCGTCCTCAGCGTCATCGCCTTCGGTGTCCTCTGAGTCTTCAGGCCACTCCACGTCGATGATCTCGATGTCCTTGGAGATCTCGTTCAAGGCCTCCTCGATGTCATCGATCTCGCCGAGCATAGCGGCCATCTCTTGCTGAAACTTGTCAGCGTCCTCAACCTTGACGTAGACTTTGACAATCTGACCGTCATCGGTTTCGAGGCCAAAAGCCACTGTGTCGACCTCATCTTTGGTCGCCGCATGCGTGATCTGGTTTTTGACATTGCGTTCAATGTCAGCGTCCTCATTGAGGAAGCCAAACTCGCCCATCAGTTGCTTGATCATGTCAGTCATTGTCTGTCCTCTTCTTAACCTTGAAGCCAGCAGGCGCCTTGAACCTGATGGCTTTGAACTTCCGCTTGCGCTTCTTGATCAGCTTGTCGGTAGCGTCGGCGCCCTTGGTGCCCTTTACTTGGGTACTGGACTTGTTTTGGTAGCCGTACTGGCTACCTGCATCAACACCCGCGGGCTTGATGATGTTGTTCGTGTTGCCGAAGATCGGCATGCTAGCGTTGCCAAAGCCTGAAACGCTCACAACCTCGCCATCCTCGTTGAGAGTGAGGCGGCATTCGCCGAGCCTACGGAAGGAGACAACTTTCATCGCGAGGGCTTTCAGGTCATTGAGCATCGTAGAGCCTGCCAGCTCCCGCATGCGTGCTAGCAGGTTTGACTTTGGGTCAGCCTGCATCAGGTAGAGGAATGAGTCGCCGACGGCTTTGCGCTTGCCTGCTTCGCTCAGCGAATCCCACTTTTGCATGGCGCGCACAACGTGGCCGTAGTAGGAGCTCTTAAGCTCGAAACGGTGGGCCATCACGACTAGGGAGGCTGTAGTTTCGGCCCAATCGATGCTCTTCGGGTCGGTTAGCGGTACATGCATCACCTTCTGGATGCGCGAGTGCAGGATACGGCCTGACTCCTTGGCGAGGAGGTCGGCGTGGCCGAACGCCATCAGCTTTTGCACCTGCGGGTCTGTTGGGTAGAACAGCACTCGCCCCCAAAAGTTGAGGTCGCTCATGCCTGTCTCAAACTTGGTTAGCTTGCTGTGACCTGGGTCTCGCACAAGCTGCATCCCCTTCAAGTCATGCAAGCGTGCCATGAGCAAGGCAGCAAGGTAGTTAGCGAAGAACGCATTCTTGACCGTGTCCGAGTCAGCGCCGCGCAAGCGTTGCATCTGAGCTGTCACTCTTCCTCCCCTGGCTTCTGCTCGCCTTCAGCGCCTTCTTCCTCAGGCGCTTCAGCTTGCTCCTCTTCAGGAGGCAGGTCTTCGTCAGTAGGCTCGTCCTTGAGCTCGTCCTGCTCGTCATCAGGCGGCGGAGGCACGGCGACCTTTTGCGGGTTCTTCGGATACATCACGTCAAGGGCGTCCTTGAGGTAGAACTCGAAGAGGTCCGTAAAGCCGTTTGCTGACCTGATGGCCCGCAGGCTTTGGTTGACGGTCATGAAGCCTTCAGCGAAGGTCATGAGCGTCCGGCGCCGAATCTCCGGGGTGTACTTGACTGTCTTGCCGGTCGGCAACTGAAGCTCGAGCTCGTCAACCGTGCTCTTGAACTCGTCCAACTCGTCTTCGAGCTCTGACATGCAATGAGTCATGACTGCGGCCATCTTGCGCTTGATCGCCATGAAGTTGAGCGACTTAACGGTCTCTTGCAGCTTCTTCAGGGTCTCTTGGCGGGTGTCAGCCTTGAAGGGCTCGAGGGCTCGCTTAGCCTGGCCAGGCATCTCGAGGTCAGGGATGCTGAAGAGGCGCATGCACCGAACCTTGGCATCGCCGATGATGCCGCCGCGCGACTCGAGGGAGAGGTCCTCGTTTGAGGTCGTGATTCGGCCGACGATCCGGTTGCGCACTTGATAGAAGAACTTGTTGACGGCTGTGAAGTCGTCACGGTCTACGATCTTGAAGCGTTCGCTGGTCTCTTTGTCGGTGAAGATCAAGCCTTCGATACTCATGAAGCCTGCGTCATCGGACTTGCCGCTGCGCAGGCTAGGCTTCTGCTTTCGTACCAAGTTCTCAAGAAACTCGTTCTTGATCGGGATCATGTAGTCGGTGCGAATCTTCTCATTGAGAGCCTTGCGCACCTCGCCGAGCTTCTGTCCCTTGTCCTTGGTCACCTCATAGTTGGTCATGTCGATGCCGATGTCTTCGGCGCCGCCGCAGGGCTGCTCGAGGAACTTCTCAAGCGAGTCGAGCATGTCCTTGTAGCGAACCTTGGCGATCTCTTCAGGCGGCACAACGTCCGAGCGAGAGAACGACCACTTCATCGGGCGAGGAATCTTGACAAAGTTGATACCGTCGGTGGTGTCCGCTGCATCGATATTCGTGTTGACAACTTGGCCGTCAAGCGCTTCGGTCAAGCGCTTCGCCAGCGTATAGTCAAGCTTGTGCGTTGGGTCATCGCCTGGCACAGGCTCGAGGAAGGCGACATAGGACATGCCGCCACGGCCGTAGATGACCGTGTTAGGCTGATCGCCGTAGATGACCTCGCAGCTGATAGCCATACCAGGCTTGAGCACCTTCATGATGGTGTCTTTGGCTTCTTCGAGCGCCGCATGCGCCGTCTTGAAGCCGTCATATGCCGGGCGCTTCGGGAAGTCAGCGACCTTGTAGAACCGGTCGCCGCCCTTCTGCTCGCGCGAGGTATAGAACCGACCTTGCACATCAACACCTAAGACTAGGTTGGCGCCGTCTAGCTTTTGGACACAGCGAAGCTTCGGAAGCTCTTTAAGCATCCGAAGGAACGTCTCGATCGGCAGGTCCTCGAGGTGAGTGATGCCGTAAGCGTCCTCCTTGAGGAGGACCTTAGCGCGAGTTACGAGGGTCTTGAATGTATGTTTCATGGCGGCTAGCGGCTATTTATTGGCCGAAAGCTTGCCATGCTGCAACGTTCAGGTCCCGCGCTTCCGGTTGATGCTCGGGCGCTTTACGGCGGGGCCAGGAATGGCCGGGTCATTGGCCGGCTGGGGTGGCTGCGGGACCGTGCCCGAGGCCACGGCTGCGGCTGCGGCCAACCGGTCGACCTCCTCAGGGCTCAGAGCCGGCAGGTCCTTGATTAGGTCGCGGAACATGTTGCCCATACTAGCGAGAGCATGCTGTGACACGAGTAGCGCCTTTTTGTGGCCGCGGATAGTGTCCTCGGTCTCAAGATAGACCGTCAGGAGCTCGCGCATGTCCTGGTTGAGGGTTGAAACGGCGTATGTGTTGCCGTCGAGGTTGAAAGTGGTGATCTCGTCAAGCTTGGCCATGTGGCTCTCCTATGGGGTATGAGGTAGTATTTAGGTGCCGAAAATCAGCAACATGGAGCAAGTAAACAGGGCAAAGTAGCCCATGAATACTCGCTCCTTGCGTGTTTGATTAGTTAGCGCTGACGACAGCAGGGACAACCCTGAACTGAGACAGATGAGGGCAAACATGAAGTTAGCGACGTTCATACTTTGAAGATGTCATCGAGGTTGCTAGGCAGGCCTAAGCCGTGCTTAGGAGTGGGCCGTGGAAGGCTTCCCAGCCCTGATGAGCCGGCGTCCTCCCAGGGCGGCGGTTCGCTAGCAGGTGAAGGAGCGGCCCCGCCAGGCTTCCTGAACTTGCTGAGCGAGTCAGCGAGCGTGACAGGCGGCTCGTCCTCCTCGAGGTTAGACAGCCGTAGGGAGACCGGGTCAAACTTCATGATGAAGTAACTACCCACGCCTGCTGATGACCGTGTCTTCAGCATCTTGAAGACCATCTCGTTGCGCGCCTTCATCTGGGGGGTCTGGATGATTGCAACCAGGTTGTCGGTGGTGTTGATCTTCGAGATGCCGCCTGCGATGTGAGCTTGATTCAACTCATCGAGCGATTCGATCTGTTGCGCGCCACGGTTCAGCTGCGAAGCCGTGATCATCATGAGGTTGTTCTCATCGGCGATGGCGCGCAGCTCTTCAGCTACGTACTTGTCCTTGATGAACTGGTTCTCAACCGATACCTTCTCGTTGGAGGCCATCAGGTCAAGGTAGTCGACGACCACGAAGTCGGGGATTCGCTTGTGAATGAGCTCGTACTCCTTGAGGTAAGCCTTGAGGTGGTTAGCGTTGGTAGCTGACTCAGGCAGGCGCTTGATCATTAGCGTGCCTTGGGCCCGCTCTTGGGCCTTCCGCACCTGGATGCTGGTCTTCGTGATGTCGGTGAGGATCGCGCCTTGGCTGATGCCAGTGAACATCGAGTCGAAACGCTTCGACACCATCTCCTCGGACAGCTCGAGCGAGAAGTAGATGCCGTGCATCCCCTGCATCATTAGGTTGCGGGCGACGTTGGACATGGTCAACGACTTGCCCACACCTGACGGCGCCGCAAAGATGATCATGCCCTTCCGAGGCAGGCCGCCGCCAAGCGCTTCGTCGAGCCTACGGTACAGCGTAGGTACCGGCTTGCTTTGAGTCTGCAGCAGGTTGAGACGAGCCTCTGGGTCAGCGAAGTAGTCGGTGCCTAGGTTACGCTGCAGGCTGATGGTGATGGCGTCTCGAATGAGGCGCTCGATCTCAGCCAGCTTCTGGTCTTTCAGCAGGTCAACGCTGGCATAGATGGCGTGCTCAATCGCCTTGTCACGGCAAAAGGTCTCGAGCTCGGTCTCTGCGTACTTAGCCTCGCTCGGAATGCCCTGTACCGCAGGGAGGGTGAGGCCTTGCTCAGCATAAAGCTGCGCTTGTGACGGAAGGCCCTTGTATTGCTCATAGTAGGCCTTGATGAAGGTGACCGCGCTCTTCAGCGATGGGTCAAAGTACTTCGGGTCGATGATGTGGTTCGTGCGGGTGAACAGCGTCGAGTCGTTCACCAGGTAGCTGAGGAGCAAACGCTCCTTTTCAACGGTCATGTTTCTGCTTTCGTTTTGGGTCTGTCCGGTCGCACTTCATGCGTAGTAGCACCTCTCCCGCAATGCCCGAGGCGTTAGTGGAGGCGAGGTGATTAAGCAGCCAAAGCCGCCCAAACCGCATTCTGCACCGGTTAGCGTCATCGAGCCCGTCGGGCATGACTGCTATGCTCCAGCCTTCTTTGAGGGCCGCGACGCCTAGGTCATACCCGACTTTGTTCTTGTCGGTGACGAACACTATCTTGCGGCCGTGGGAGGCCGCCTTCCGTAGCTCTTGAAACTTCCACTCGCTTGCGTGGCTGTCAGAGAGCGCCACCGCGGAGCCGATGCTTAACGCATCAAGCGCACCTTCAGTGACATACAGGTTACCTGACCCGGTCTGCAGCTCATCATAGTTGAAGATGAGCTTCTCCTTGTCGGAGGCCGGCGGGTTGTAGTACCGTGGATCCATTGTATCAATAAGCGCTCGCGCTTGCCAATATATGAGCCTGTCACGGTGGTAATAGGGGATGATGACTCGCCCTGCAAGCTTTGGGCTATCGCTAACGAGGTAGCCGTAGGCCGCTGGGTCAAGCGCCCGCTCCTGCAGGTAGAGGCGAGCGATCTCACACCAAGGAGAGTCATCAGACATCACAGGTACCGCTCCGGGTGGCGCTTCGAAGGTCTTGGGCGGCGACCAGGTCGGCTTTGCTTGCTGGAGTGCTGCGGGTGAGAATCCCTGCCGCTCGATGAACGCTTTGCCGATAGCTTTGGAGAGCTCCTCCTCGGCGACGCCGAAGGACTGCAGCAGGTTGCGGAACTTCTCAGACGGAGTGCTGTAGGCGGTCGAGTCAAACTTGGTGTCGAGCCCACAGTTGAAGCAATGGTACCCGATGACGCCGCTCTCGAACTTGAAGCCGCCGCGAGTCTTGTAGTCATTGCAAGCCGCACAGATGCAAGGCTCAAACCCTTTCGGGGAGCGCTTGCCTAGCCGCACATATTGCCTGATAAGGGATTCCAACTCCATCCGAGTATTGTATTCTTGGGCGGCCTACTTAGGCATTTTGTAAATATGAGATGGAGCTACTACAGTCATTGCTTGAATCATCGTCTAAAGAACAGCTGCTAAAGCTTCAACAGCGGTTCATTGATGACGCGCCTGACAGCGTCAAGGTTAAGATCGTGCCGGTTGACAAGGCATTCAAACACTGGGCTAGGTCAGACCATGATGAAGACGCTCAACGACGAGTAAGGGAGCTTGGCTTTGACGCGATTGTTCAAGTTCAACTTGGGCATCACCTCAGAAGTTACTTACCCTTACGCGATAAATCGCTGTATAGCGTCTCAAACAGTCGTGTGGAGGTCGCTTCTTATGACGAAGCTCTGGCGCGGCTCATCGACGGATCAACACCGATTAAGAGCTGGTAATGAAGCTACAAGCATTGTTTGAGAACGAGCAGCGCCGCATCCTGTTGACGCTCCAGCAGAACATCATTGATAGCCTTGACGACGTGACTGTAAAAATTACTAGGCTTTCCAGCATCGAAGCTGGCGCTCTTAACGCAGCACGCCATCGTATCAACCCTGTGTTCTTCGATGCGAATGCGGCTGTGCTGGCAATTAGCAAGCCAGCCGTCTCCTCAGCCTATGTTATGCTTTGGCCGTCAGCGCAGCCTGATCGAATGCTGTGCATTCGCACAGGTAACGGCGATGTTCAGTGGCTGGCCGCAATCTACAAGCAGGACTCGGTGCTTGAATGGGTCATAGCTTGTATGCAGCAGCGGCTGTCATGACCTTGCGGGTATAAGGATGTGTGGCAGCGTTGACCTGCTGTACGCCTCCTTCACCTAGGTTGTAAGCGGCGATCCCCTTTGCCGCATTCTTGTTGACTCCCATCATTAGCAGGTACTTGCTTGTGACGCTAGCGTTGAACCGGTCATCTAAGATCAGCCGGGCCTTCAGTTCTTCATCGCTGCGGGTGTCAAAGTCGTTCCAGAGGTCGGAGAAGCGCTTCATGACGGCTTTTGCGGCGCCGATTGAGACTTGCCCAACGCCATAGAAGGTGCTGCTACCCTGCTTAACAACACGGTGCTTGCTCTCTCCAAGCTTGCTCTCAACCTTTAGCACGCCGACGACGTACTTTGGCTCCTTATGACCGTCAGCGGTCGCGACTTGCATTGTGTACTCAGCGAGAGTTTGATCAGCCACAAGCGTGGCTGCAGGGCACTCGACATTGTCTGCGTGAGCGGTAAGGGCGAAGATTAGAGCAAAGAAGCATAGAAGCTGTTTCATGATGATGTCTCCATGGTCAGTTTGCTAAGACGCCAAAGATGACTCCGCCGTGAAGCGAAGAGCTTTGAAGATTAGCTGATGAGCCAAGCTACATGCAGCACGTGCCGCAACTTGGGAAGAATGACAGAGGGGTGGCGCCCTCTGATCTGCTATGCCGATCCGGACGCGGCGCGTACCTAGGATCGCTATGTGCACAAGCCGTGAGCCGGACACCCGTCAGGTGCCTGAATCCTCCGCTCGAGTTCGAGCTGTGGAGGCGGCTCACCAAGCTTGCGCTTGTTTGCAGCCCGAAGGCTGCGGACCTGTATTTACAGGTGACTGGTCGAGTCAACGACGCCGGATGTCGTGTCCGTGAATGCGGAGCCGACAACGACGTTGCCTTCAGGCCGGAGGTCGGCGTCGAAGAGCGAGCCGCCACCTTGACCCATCAGGGAGTCGATGTGACCTGCAGCCTTCTTGGTCCGGGTCATCTGGTGGAAGTAATCGAGGGCGTTCTTACCGTTCGACAGGCGCTCTTGGCTGAGCAGGTCCCACAGCTCGTACTTGTCGGCGTGGCCCGACATCAGCACCTTCTTCAGGCGGCCGCGGTCAACTTGGTCGATCAGGCCGATGTCGATGTACGACAGCGAGCCGTTCGGCCACTCCTTGATGACAGCGACTTCGCGGAATTGACCGCTGTCGTTCACGTCAACGTAGAAGACGTGCTTGAGGCGCGTCGGATGCATGATGATCCCGCCCTTGTTGGCGTTCGGATCCTTAGCCGGTTCGGCTGTCTTCGTAACTTGCTTGTCGGTTGCCATGGTGTTCCCGTGTGATATGTGATCGAGCTATGCTCGATTTTATTTACCGCCCAATATTTATGCAAACACCGTGAGGATGATGTTTACGACTCGAGTTTTGGTAAATATCCTCTTCACTCAAAATCCTCGTCTGTCCATGCCTCTCCCTCTCGCCGAGCAACAGCGAGCAGGAGGAAGAAGAACACAAGCCAGACAGGAAAGAGAACAGCTGACCAGGCTTTTCTAAGGATGCTCATGCTTGCCTTTAGAATGCGAGAAGGCCGTCACCTTCAGGCTCAGCCGGCTTCTCGACGAGAACCGTGTGAGCCTTAGGCTTGTCACCCTTGAGGTAGCGTTGGTTGTTCATGAACATGTCGATGAATTTGTTGGCCTCTTCGGCCACCTTGTTCAGCTTGTACTTGCCCAAGAACCGCAAGAAGTGAAAGTGCGAGTAAGAGGCGAGAGCCGCTGGATCTGACTGCATGATGACGCCTTTTAACAGCTTCAGCCTGATGTCATCGGGCTGCTTCGTTAGGTCCATGAGAACCTCGTTGTGCTTGTAGAGGTCGCCGACACGGTGCTCGGTTAAGTTCTCGTCCTTCCACGTAGCGTTCATGAAGTTCAGCCGTGTGTAATCGTCGCTGTAAGCCTCACGGATCTTCTTCTCAAAGACGCGTGGATACGCTGACGGCACGTTGTCGCCGCTGTCTCCGCGAACGCACTTAAGGAAGAGCCAGTAGTCGATGTCGGGCTCGTAGTCCTTGTCGCCTGGCTGGTTGCGCTCTTTGCCGTTGTCAGGGTTGACAAGCTTGACATTCGGCAGCTTGGTGAGCTGTGTGAAGTCCTTGTCTCCTGACACGATCGTGATGCGGTTCTCGGGCGAAGCGTTGATCTGACAGTAGGCGGCGATTACGTCATCACCTTCCATATCCTGCACGCTGATGCAGCAGATAGAGGTGTGCTCCTTCATCGTCTCCTTGAAGGCGTCGATGAGCTTGTAGAAGTGGGCCATCTCGGGGTCGGGAATCCGATTGGCCTTGTACTGCCGCCGGATCATCGTATGCTCCGCCGTGTACTTCTTCCGCCAGTTGCCGCCACCTTCAAAGCTGAAGACCAAGAAGTCCGGCTTGAACTTCTTGTACCACTTGTAGATGCTCATAATAGCTATGTGCATAGACAAGCCAACTAAGTCGTCTATGCTGGCGCTATAATTAGCTGGACCACCTTGATGTTTTTGCATCGCGGCGACCCTGAAGAGGATGTTTGAAACGTCAATGACTAATGAATGCATAAAAACCCTACCGTACGTCTACATGCTTACACATAAGCAGACAGGTCAATTCTATATTGGTTACCGAGAAGCTAACATTTTGCCAGCCGATCAAGACCTGCCACTATACAAGTCATCAAAGTATGTTAGAGGTCTAGGATTTGAAAACTTTGACTTGGGTAATTATTGCTGAGTTTTGGGCAGCAACTGATGCATATGATTTTGAACAACAGCTCATTCTAGAGCACCGCCGTGACAAGCTGATCATCAATCGTCATGTCATATTCAACGGCAGCTTAAGGTTTATGCCTAAACGCGGCGGCAGGGTTTTTCAACTATAACACGACAAAGACTTTCTAATGCTCTCAAAGGCCGAACCTTCTCGGAGGAACATAAGAAAAACATTGGTGCATCTAGTTCTGGTAGACGGCATACATTTCAAACCCGGCTTGCTATTAGCGTAACTCAGCTCGGAAGGAAACGTGATCCCATCACCGATGAAACTAGGCAACGAATGACAATCAGCCGTCGAACAAGAATTGAAGTTCCTAAACGTGGAACCGAATGCATCGTCGACGGAGTACATTACATCAGCGTTTCAGCAGCAGCCAAAGCGTTAGGATGGTCAAGAAAACGAATCCGTGACCATCTGCATGCTTAGCTCTTGCTCGATGAGCCGTTGTAAGTCAGCGTGCGAACACCGATGACCATGACCCACGCGTCCAGGAAGGGCAGGTGGTGCCAAGCGGGCGGCAGGGTCATGAAGTAGTCAGGCGCCAGCGCGTTCCACGCGAGCCAAAACGGCAACGCTGCGAAGGCGCTCTGCACGAGCACGATGAGGATGATCGAAACGATCGAGCCGACAATGTCGATGAACTTATCCACGCTTAGCCCCTCGAGCCGCTGACGCCGACCATGGTTTCAGGCACAGGCTTGCCGACCGGCGTAATGTCGAAGTAGTACTCTTGCCCCTGCTTGAACATCGTTGCAGCAGGCTTGCTGTTGTCGATGGCGATCTGCATGTAGCCCGACGGGGTAGCGTCGGAGAACGCCTTGTTCTCGTTGTTGGGGTCATTGCTGTAGACAGCGTTGAAGTGGAAGACGGTCGAGCTGCCGAAGTTAGGCAGCACGGCTGAGCAGATGAACTTTGCACGTACGGTCATGATGAGTCCTAAGTAAGAGTTAGCCACGCTTCCTGCGGGCGGCACGGCTGCGGATGTCCTTCTCGAACATCTTCAGCACGTCAGGGTCCATGCTGTCGAGGATAGCGGTCACGTCCTTCGAGGAAGGCTTCGTGTCCTTGCCTCCTTCGGCGCGAGCGAGCGCTTCAGGTGGGATCGGCGCGTTGTCCATGACCAGGTCATCGTCAACGTCACGAGCCGCATTGGCCGTCACGGTCGCCAGGTAGACACGCACAAGCTCGTCTTCGGTGGCGCCTTCAATGCCTGCATTTTGCAGCATGCGGATGAAGGCGTCATTCCACTCGAGCTTGATGCTTACCCGGCCGTCAGCCGTGATGTCACCATGCACAACGTCGAGGCGAGGAGCCTCACGCTCATGGTTGTACCGACCAACCCAAAGGGTGACCACGTCGGCGTCGGTTTTGACGCCGTGGATCTGGTCCTTCAGCTCCTCGCGAAGACCCTGCACGAATGCGGCGTTGTAGTCCAACACCTGCAGGGTCTTGCCGTCATCGGTAGTCACCGACCAAGGGGCCTTAGTCAGGATGTACTTGTGGATGAACGCCTTCAGCCAGCTCATGCTTGCGGCAGCGTGAAGAAGTTGTAGCCAGCGACGTCGACGAACAGCATGCCGCCCGAGCCGATCTTCAGCTTAACGTCATCGCCTGCGGTCTTGGCGGCTTCACGCAGCAGGGACAGCAGGGACTTGCTGGTGTACTTGAAGACGAAGCTGCCGGCCTTTTGACCGTTGACTGGCGATGCTGCCTTCTCGACCTCGAAGGTGTACACGTCCTTGGTCGAATCCACGAGCTCGATGGAGACCACGGAGCCGTCCTTGGAGGCGATGGTGATGCCGTCGGTCGCCATGGCCGAGTCGGCTTGAGCGATCAGCGGAATCTGCTTGACCGAGATGAGGACCTCATAAGCCGGCGTGTCGTTGATCGCCTTGGGGATCTTGACAGCGTCAGAGGCCGAGCAGCGGAACTGGGTCTTGGAGCGGCCGGCGGCCAGCTCGAGCATGCTGATGTCGGTGCCGGAGCCCGCGGTAGCCGTGATGCCGACGTTGCCCTGGGCTTTGGCCAAGTTGAGCCGATCCTTCAAGGCCTTGATGCGGCTGACGGCCAAGGTCTTGCCCTCGAGGTCGGGCACTTGCTGGTCGGTGACAACGCCGACGGTGCGCTTCTCGTCGATGGCGCGGATCTTGCCTGGCTCGACGATTACCTTTTCGATGCCGATGGTGTTCAGCGTGGTGAGGAGGTTATCAACTGACGCGATGGTTTGTGCTGAGAGTTTCATATGTGGATTATGTCGCGAAGATGTGCGAGCGGATTGATTGTATCTTATGCCTATCAGGGAGGCATATTTACTGGGTGCTAATCACCGTGGCTTCCAGGCCTACCGACGGCGAGAACGTGCCGGCTGCTTCGACAGCGATCTTGAGAGCGCGTTCAGCGGTCTGTGCGGTGAACACGCCGCCGATCTTGTTGTAAGTATGCATAGCGCCGTGAGCATATTCACAGCCTGAGCCGACGGCGCTGTAACCCAGCTTGCTGCGAAGCACGCTCCAGTCATCCTGCAGCTCCCACAGCTGGCCACGCAGGCCGATTAGCGCGTTGCCGCCCCTTTCATAGCCGCCGTCCTTGAGGGCCGCCCGCAGCTGGGGCACCATGACGGTGATCAACCAACGGTAAACCTCATCATCATTGGCCGGGATAACCGGGTTGCCTAGCGCATGCTCGACCAGCTGACCAAACCGATAGCTGGTTGTGAAGCCAAAGACCAGCTCGCCTTTGGCGAAAACCTTGGGCTGCGTGTGCACGACCTTGTTGTTCCAACCGGTGCCTTGGATGTCACCAGCCAGGTAAACCTTGCCGTCTGCTTCAAGTCCTACTATGCATGTCATGTGTTAAAAGTCCAGGAGGTTGTTGATGAGCTGAGATTGGTAGGTAGGGACCTCCCAGTTCATCGGGGTGAAGATGAGTTCGAGCTTATTGTCCACGAGCTTTTGCTCCATTAGCTTTCGGTCTACCTGAAAATTGCGGGTAAACCAAAGGGGCAAGTCCTCAGTTTCTGAGGTAAAGGAGATGCTCTTGAAGCCGAAAGCGTTATCTAGGAGCCACAGGGTTTTGATCTTATCCCCTGACTTAATAGGGACCCCGTCTAGCACCTTAAAATGCTCCAGCATGTAGTTGTGGTTGACAGCGTTGCGGGCGTTTGGCGCAATCTTGACCTTACTCAAGCCGTTGCGTTCGAGCCTGTCCCACAGCGTCCACGCTTCGTCGAGGTTGTTGACCGAGGTGACCATCGCGATATCAAGCGGGTTGATCTGGTCAGTGACCGTAGTAGTGCCAAGCGAGTTCCGGAAGTCGATGACCACCTTGTCGATCTCGCTCTTGGACCGTTCATTGAGCAGCTTCATCACCACGTCCGTCAGCATGTGACGGATGACGGTCGGCGTTGACGAGAGGCGGATGTCCGATCCCATGGTCTTCAGCTCGTCCTCGTCGCCCGGGTTGATGCGCTTGCCTTCCTTGTCGACGACCAGCATCATGTACTTCTTCTTGGCCTGAATCAGGCCGGTCCGGCACACGAGCTCACGGTTGGCCTTGATCAAAGTCTCGAAGCCTGGCTGACAGTTGAAACCTGAGACCATGAACGGCGGGAAGGCGTCATTGATGTCATCAGCGATAGCGTTCGCTGCCTCAACCAGCACGTCAACGTCATCGATGCCCTTGACGATGCTCTCGTATGTGAAGTAGACCGAGTCGGTGTCGCCATAGATGGGGCCGGCACCAGGCGTGATGATGATCGAGTATGCGTTTTGCCCCCAGCGCAAGTTATGCTTGCCGTCGGTCCCTGTCTTCGAGTCCTTTTTCGAGTGCGGGTCAAAGGTCTTCAGCATCAGCGGAGCTTGACCTGTAGGCGCCAGGCTCTTCGACACCGTGTTGATCATCGTGTTGGTGATCTGTCGACCGCTGTAGGTGACCGAGGCGCCGATGCGTGGGTCGCCGAAGCGGCAGTACTCATTCAGCATAGCGCCGTAGGTGGAGTTGAGCAGCACCTTGCGCACGCCTTGAAGCATGTCGTAGTAGCCTGCTAGGCGCTTCGCCTCGATGACCTCAGGGTCCTTCTCCGTCTTGCCTTCGGCGAGCAGCTTGTCAGCTAGCTTGCCGTACTTCTTCTTCTCAGCCTGCATCTCCTTCCGACCGAAGAACCAGGAGGTCAGCACCTCAGGGACCAGGCCTTGGCCGTTACCCTGATCGAGGATCGTGCCGTAAGCCGAGACCGCGCACTTGTTCTCCTTGCAGTAGTCGACGACGACATTGGCAGGCAGCGCGAGCACTTGCGGGTCATGATCGAACTTAACATCGAGCATGAAGTCCTTGAATGGGCTTTCAGGGTCGAGAGCCACGGCGGACCACACGCGCCAGCCGTACTCGTTGGCGTCATAGACCGCGTCATCTTGCGGCGTTGTGATGTTCTCGGTTCGATTGCCGTAGCGGACATTGGTATCTGTCGCCCCGTTGCCGTCAAGGTCCTTGTAGTACGTCCAGACGGCACGGGTGGTGGTTGCGTTGCGGTGCACGACCACGTCAACCCGGTACTTCTTCGAAACGATGTGAGTGCTAACGCCTCTGGGCAGCTTGACCTCAACCCAGCCATTGTCGAGGTCCGACGGGCCGATGATCTGCCCTACGAGCTTCTCGAGGGACAGGTTGAGCGAGCGAATGGTGCTTGGGTACAAGGAGTTGATGTCACAAGCGCCGATCCACCGGTAGAAGCCGACGTTCGGCGTGACCACGATAGCGCCTTCAACCGGGTCGCCTTCAGGGCGCACGTTGCGGTCATTGACGATGCGCTGCAGCGTGTTGTGCGCATAGTTCATGATGGCCGTGTCGATCAGCTGCACCGAGCCGAAGACCGAGTCAAAGTTGACTGAGGCCATGTGCACCATCTGGTTAGCCAGCTCAATGTAGCGGAACTTCGCATCGAGCCTAACCAGCAGAGTCACGTCATGGATGTTGTAGGTGACGAACTTAACGAAGTCATTGTTGTACAGCTCAGCAAGCGTGCCGTCGAACTCAACCTTGTCCTCCTTCAGCTCCTCAAGCGACACGTTGCTCAGGGAGTAGGACTGACGCTTGGTCAGGTCAAACTTTTGGAAGAGACGGAGGTAGTCGAGGTGGACCCGGCTAATCAGGTCGATGACAGGGTCCTTCTCCTTCGAGTGCTTAAACCTTGCCTTCTCAGTCCACCGAGGACTCGGGCCACCTTCTAACGCTAGCCTATCAAGCACGTGCTTGCCCATGACAAGCTCGATCCGCTTGGCGATGTACGGGAGGTCATAGAACTCGGAGTTCCAGCCCGACAGCACGTCACAAGGTTGGAGGAAGTCGAGCATCAGCTCGAGCAGCTCAACCTCATTGGTGACCAGGATGACCTCGCTCAGCTCAGCAGGCAGCTTGTCATCTGGGCCCCAGCTCTTCGGCGGCACGGCGACCGTGCACATCCGGCCGTTGACGCACAGGGTGAAAGCGTTGATCGGCGCGTAGGGATTGGCAGGGCCCGCATAGCCAATGTCTGGGTTATAGTCAACTTCGATGTCAAGGAGGCCGATAGTCAGCTCAGGTGCAGGCTTCGTCGAGTAGATATCCATTAGGATCCGCTCGAGCGGATTGACATCGGACTCAAACAGCGTCAAGCGTCGAAGCTGAGCATCGGCAATAGCTTCGTCGAAGTCGCTCGATGACGAGCAGTTCACCTTCTTGAGGTGCACGCCCGAAGTCGAGATGAACGGCCCTGCGTCATCTCGTCTGTAAAAATAATAGGGAGGATCGTAGAGCTTACGAACACGCTGCCCGCTGGCTAGCTTTTCCCAGACAAGCACCTTTGCTTGTCGTTTGTCATAATACGTGGAGACGAAGCTCAAGTATTCCCTTTCGTGATGACGCCTGTTTCATCGGCGTCGTAAGCGGCTTCAAACTCTGTCTTGCCGCTCCACTCAATAGGGGTGCCGTCCTCAAACATTCGGAAAACGTCACCCTTCTTGATTTCAATCATTCTAACACGGACCCACAAAGAGTCCTCTTTTCTTTCGACGATTCTCAGCTCTTGGGTCATGCTAAATCCAGAATGAAAAAAGCCGCTAATAAAAGCGGCCTTGAGGGGCGAGGGCAGTTAGTGGGCGTTTACGGCCATAACACCGCAAAAGATCACCTACCCGACGATCAGGAAGAAGACGCCCATTGCTCGGCCGTCTTCACCCTTCGCGTTCGAGTTCTTCATGTGCTCTAGGCCAACAAGCAGCCCAAAGCCAGCCAGAACGCTAAACAGCAAGTACAAGACGGCCGTCATGGCTCAGTCCGCGACCTTGAACCAGGCTTGGGGCACGGTCATGTAGGTCTTGTTGTCCTTGTCGAACTTCAAGACGCCCAGGGCATGCAGGCGGCCGGCGACCGAATAGGCTGTCCGACCGCATGCAGCGCCGATCTGCTCGGGCGTGCCGCCGGTAGCGTAGGCCAGCAGCAGCGTCCGGTCACCGTCATTGTCCCAGCGATCATCGTGATGCTTGGGCTTGACTGAAACCTTGGTCTCGTGCTTTACATAGCTGGCAAGCGTCAGGGCAGTCGCCGTCTTGCCGGTCTTCAGGTCGCCGAGCTGGCCAACGATGGCCTTGACGGTCCGACCGAGCTTCTTGGCCATGTCAGCCGGCGTCTCGTTTGCAACGATCAGCTTGGCAAAAGCCTTCAGGTCGGCGGGTGACCAGGCCTTGCGGGTCGAGCCTGCAGCGTAGTTGGCGCCGCCGTTGACGGCGGATGCTGGCTGCGGCTTGTTGCCGGTGGGGAAGGGCCATGCTCTAGGTGGGAGTGCGCTCATGATGTGTGCTCCCCTTATTCCGAGGTGATGCCAAGGCCGACGGCCAGATCCTTGGCCTCTTCCAGCTTCTTGATCTTAGCGTCGATGCTGCCGTTATCCAGGCGCTCGCGCACCAGTTCGCCCAGCACTTGCGATGGGATGGCGAGAGCGGATTCGGCTTCGCCCTTGATGTCCTTGATCGCTTCGCGCTCGGACTTGATCTTGCCCTCACAGAGGACGATCTCGTCGATGAAGCCGAGCAGCTGCTTCTTGGTCACTTCGTTGGCCATCACGCTGGCCAAGGAGAATTCGGGCTTCTTGCCTGTCAGGTCTTTTGTCATTTATGAATGGTCTCGATGAAGCCGTAACGATACGGCAAGATGGATTCTATTCAAAATGCACCTAAACCGCATTTATTCAAATGCAATTTGCCTTAGTGCACCACGGAGGAGTTGATGTCGATGTACATCTTGCCTTCAGGTACCTCGATGTAGTCCTCGAACTCATGGATGATGTAGCGAAAGATCATCGCGTGCTCATCATTGATGATCGGCGGCGCCTCTTCATCAAACTCTTCGGTCGTGTATGTCATTCGCACGACCTCGTCATCGCCCCAAGTGTCGAGGTAGTCGGTGAACTCTGGGTTCTCCTTCTTGAACTTTTCAAGGTCCTCGGCGGAATTCGAGTGCATCGGGTTGGTCTCGTTGATAGACGTGACCGCGTTTTTCGACTTGCTGATCTTCAGCAGCTCAACCTTGCGGTTAAGGTCGGTGTGGAGCGCCTCGAGGCAGGCAGCCGAATCATTGAAGAGACGGCTGTTGACATTCAGCTCGGTGATGTCATCACCTGCGATGTCTACGATTGTACCTTTAAGGTGCTCGCGGATATGAGGATTTTCGAGGTTGATCTCGAAGCTGTAGTAGTAGTTACGCACTGTGGCCTCCTGCAAGCTGCTCGAGACTATTTATGCGGGTCCGATGATGAAGGCTTTTTCGTTCCGCTCTACTAGCAGGTTGACAATGTCTGCAGCCTGAGTGCTAACAGCGACCGCTGGCATCGCTGTCAACGCTAACGGTCGAGCTTGAGGCTGAAGCGTCGCTCCGTCAATGACTAGCTCCATACTGCCGGTCTCTCCATTAACAGCAAAGCTCACAGAGAACCCTTCAGCCGTCAACGTTGTTGTGGGCACGGTGGCTGTCAGGCGCTTGTCTTCAAACGCATAGGGTGCGCGGGCAAGCAGGAAGCTACCGGTGCTTGAGATGACGTAAGTGGTGCCGTTCTCATCAGCCGCTTCGAAGCGTACCAAGCCGTAGGTCCGGGTTCGATCAAGAGCGCCTAGGTCGATGCAATAGAGCGGAGTATGGGCGCCGACGCGTAACGTGTTGCCCCAAGCACCTGTGGACCGTGTAGCATCAAGCTGAGGCAGGATACTGAATGCAAGCTTGAGAGCTTGGTCCTCATTGAAGAACTGGGTCAGCGACTTGTAGACAAAGACTTCGATGAGAAGAGAAGGGCCTTCAAGCTGAGGAGAGAAGGTAATCGTGCCTGCCGCAGCCGAGTACAGCGTCGAGTCAAGCAGCGCGCCGTTGACAAGTACGCGCACGTTGCTGGTGCTGTCAAAAGTCAGGAGGTTTCGGTTGGCGGAGTCATCCTTGCCCTGCACATACACGCAGCTGTCAGTTCGGCTGTAGGTGTAGCGCTTGTACTCAAGAGCCGCCGGCGTCAGCTCGAAAAGCACGGCCTTTACTTCGAGCGCCGCAGGTTGTACGGCATCGCTAGCACAGCGAGCGAGCACGCGCTCGAAGCCTACCGAGTCGTTGATGTAGAAGAGGCGCTGGGAGCCGCTAAGCTTTGACCTGACAAGCGAGAGAGTTAAGCCTCCACCGCTAAAGGATGCGAGGCTTACTTTGTCAAGGGGCTTCTCCGCGGCCGCGGCCACCCGGGCGGTGCCGCGCTTAACCCGATCGAGGAGGCCGATGACGGTTGGGGTGTTGACAGGCCTGAGGCCGAACCTAGTGCCTGCCAAGGATAGCTTGCCAGCGCACTGGTCGGTGATGACACAGCGTAAGGGGTCTGGCCGAGTTGGGTCCGCCAGCCGTTCAATGCTGCGATCGCACGTGTCACACGTGTACTTATAGATGCGGTTGTTGAGGGCCATGACATATTTATCATAGCGCTAACTGCTATATACATAATAACTTCTAACGCATACTTATGAACTACAGCATCATCTATCAAAATTTGATCAAGCGAGGACAACAGCGTAAATCTTCAGACGTTGAAGGTGAGCGTCATCACATTGTACCAAGATGCATGGGTGGTAGTGATGCGAAAGTAAACTTGGTCAAGCTTCCTTACAGAGAGCATTTGTTCGCACATCGACTGTTGTGCCGCATTTATCCAATGCATCATGGATTAGCTCAAGCAGTAGCTCGCATTCAACGAAAGTATAAAGTGACTGGCAAGGAGCAATACAAATTATACGAAGCCGATCGCCGACGGGTGGCTGTGATGCTAAGCCTTGTTCACAAAGGTAAGACGTTATCAGACGAGCATAAGGCTCGTATCAGTCAATTTCATAAAGGTCGTAAGCAGCCTTCGCGTGCTGCGGAACATTCTCAAAAGCTTGGTGAAGCTCACAGAGGAATTCCATGTCCTCAACATGTCAAGGACGCAGTTGCTAGGGCAGCTACCGGTAGAATTAAGTCAGAAGAAGAGCGCGCTAAGATAAGCGCTGCTCAAAAAGGAAAAGTTGTGGCTCCAAATGCTCGCGCCCTCATGAGTGTTAGCTCAAAAGGGCGCGTATGGGTGCACAATGAAGAGAAAACTAAGCGCGTCAAACAAGATGAGCTAGAGCTGTATCTTGCTAATGGCTTCAGTTTAGGACGATGCTGATACAGCAAGTCCTGTCAAGAAATAATCTCGGATTTGCCTTAGAGATTCCAACGTGTAAATGATATCCTCTAAGGCATCATGTTTCCCGCGCGGCGGCAGGCCTACCGCGTCAAACAGATCATCGGACTTGGTCATCCCCAACATGACCAAGCCAAAGGCGGCCGTGTCGAGCTTGATGGGGTCATACTTGAAAGCAAAGCCGATCGAGTCAAACAGCTGGTCAAGGAAAGCGATGTCAAAGTGCGGGCGGTGGCCGAGAACAACGACATTCTCGGTGCCCATGTACTTGTGGACCATCAGAGCTAGCTGCTCTGCGGCTTCGGCTTGCGTGACGCCGTGCTTGCTGAGGTAGTCACGAGTCAGGCCGTGGATTTTCTCAGCGGTGTCCTCCCACGCGTACTTCGGGTCATACTTGATCTCGCAGTACAGCGTGTCAACAACAGTCAGCCGCTCGATGTCGAAGATCAGCGCGCCGAAGGAGACGCCTTGATGCCGTTCGGCATAGTGCGGGAGGGAGTACCCGGTGGTCTCGAAGTCAATCGCGAGCCCGAACTTGGGGATAGGATGTGATGCCATAAAATTAGGAGGGGCGACCGAAGCCGCCCCGTAGAGGTTACCGAGCGCGGGGCGCCTGGTCGTCGTCAGCCCGAATGGTCTGCGCGAGCGCATTGCAAACATTGGCGACACGATCGAAGAGCTTGCCCGAAAGATACGGCGGGCAGCCTTCGAGCTCACGCACCGCATAGCAGAACTCAACTTCGAATTCATGCCGGCGGGTGCCGTGGCTGTTGTTCGCTCCAAGCCTTCCGATTAAGCGCGCAAACTTCTCGCGCAGTGACCGGAGAGCCTCATCTTGGTTGAACGTAGGTTGGGAGGACTGCATGAAAGCCTAGGGTCAATATCTCAGAGTGATGAGCTCATCGTATCAACGAGCACAAAATCATTATACACTATTTTGCCGCCGACCTACAAATTGTCACCATGCCAAGCAATCATCGAGTTGTACTGACCAACTTTATTACACTTTGAACAGACGTACTTAGGTCGGTTTAAAGCCGCTTGCGCGTACTTTGGAGAATCTTTTGGAAGGCCTTTGCCGCCTGCACCTCCAGCGGCTGCTCGACGCGATCGCTCAACGGTGTATGCTTTGTCATCAAGACATGCTTTATATGAACTACAACGTCAGGAGATACCGAACCGTGGGTTGTCTGATCCTCGCAAAGCATTGCGGCGCCGGCTTTCACGTGCTTCTTCGGATATTGGACCGGCACCGCCGCCGCGGCCACCTTTACACTGGTTCCATCCCATGAAGTTGTCAGGCCTGAGCTCTTCCTCTTTGGCATAGGCTTCTGCAGCTGTAGAATAGCTAAACAGTAGATGTATGCTCTCGGAAGTCAAGCCTAGGGCCCGAATAGCTTTGCCGATGATTCGGTTACCACGTTGATGATCCTTGAAACGCTCGACGAGCTCTTGCTTAGTCACGCCAATATAGCCTCTTGTAAGGCTATTGTCTCGAGGATCAACAATGTGGTAGACGTAGTACATTAGCTAGAAGATAGCAAGCTTCCAGGACCCTTGATCAAACGGCCTGGGCCTTCAGTGACCCTTCGCGTCGGAGCTGCTGGATCCAGCTCTAAGTAGTTGAGCATATCTTCGATTAGCGGATTTCGTACGGTAGCAGCGCCGCCGAAGTCAACGACGCTGATGTGCTCGTTGCGACCAACCAATCGATCTGCTGCCCATTTAAGACCATTCGGCACCTTCAGGTCAGATTGAGCCGTATCACCAGTGATCACCATCTTCGAGTCATAGCCCAAGCGCGTCAAGAACATCATCATTTGCTCTTGAGTGCAGTTCTGCGCTTCGTCAAGCAGCACAAAGGACTCGTTGATTGACCGACCGCGCATGTACGCCAGCGGAATGATCTCAACTTGACCGTTGTTGAGGAGCTCCTTTGCCTTGGTCGGGCCCACATGGTCCTCGATCGCGTCGAGCAGCGGGAGGATGTACGGGTGGATCTTCTCAAGCATGTCGCCGGGGAGGTAGCCGATATCCTCCGTAGCAACGATCGGACGGGTCAGGATGATACGACGAACGTCACCTTCAAGCAGTGCTTTCAGGGCATAGTACGCAGCGATGTAGGTCTTACCCGTGCCAGCTTTGCCGAAGCAAAATGTCACCGTTGACTCCTGCAGCATATCAGCATAATGCTGCTGGGCCGAATTCTTCAGGGTCAGCTTGTTGACATAGGTGCCAGGCTTCTTGACGGTAGACTCATCGTTATAGCGTTTACGGCTCATTGTTGTTGTTCCAAGGGTTTTGAGGTTAAGCGGCGGATGCCGTCTGGGATGGAAGTAAAAACGGCTCCGAAGGCGGGTTAAGCCTTAGGAGCCGTTGAGGGAAATGACAGCAAAAGAGAATTAGTCGTTAGCTTCGCGCTTTGTTGCCCACTGAATCCACAGCAGGGTTTCTTGAGTCGGGTTGACGTAGCTGTACAGGAGGTCTTGGTCCTTGATTTCCGCAAGCTCTAGCATCTTCTTCGCCAGCTCAACCTGCTCTTCAGGCTTCATGCCGCGCAGTTGCGCGAGCAGCTCGCCGGAAGTTGAGAGGAACGGGTCGTAGAAGTTGTTGGTCTTATACAAGTAGCCGTTCTTGAAGAACTCGATCAAGCGAGCCAGCACGATGAACTGCATGGTCTCACGAGCCTGGCCGCCCTTGATGATGTTTTGCAGTGACATGAGCACGTTCGGGTCTACACGACCTTCAGCGATCAAACGCTTGCCTTGGTACAGGTTGTTGAGCTTCATTAGGTGGTTACCTTCTGAAGCTATTTACCACCCTAATTGATTTCAATCTGGAAAGAGAATTGATCCTGCTTCCATTCAAGCAGTTTTACGATGGCACCCTCTGCCATGGCAGAGCTGCGTCGATACTTCATTGAGCCGTACTGCTCATCGCCTTTACGAGGGCCATAGCATACGACTACGATGCAGTCATCAACGCGATCATAGATGGTGAGGATCAAGGTCTGAACAACCATTGGGTTTGAGTCCTCAAACTTGGCTTGGAAGCAAGCAACAGCCGGTATAGCCGATGCGAGCTTCATTTCATCATCAATCCCGATCTGCTGAAACTTCAAGAAGAGTTGACGGCACTCGCTCTTAAACCCACTCTTCATAGCCTGCATCGATTAGCTCCTGCTCTAAGCGAAGAACACCTGCTCGATTGCGTAACGCAACCTTCAGGCGGGGGATGAAGAAGTCCTTTAGCTCCTCAACCTGCTTCTCATCAAGGATCTCAGGCGCGCAGGTGAATGCGAGACTTTGGAGCTGAGGGAAGAACGCCAGTCTAGGCAAGCATGTGGGCTTTTCAAGGTAGCCCAAGTTGATAGTTTCTGCCGCGCTGCCCGCAGCGTGCTTGGGGTCAACACGCTGGGCAAGCTGCTCATTGAGCACCAACGCAGAAACTCGACGAGGACAGCCGTTCCAGCTAGGGATAGCTGATGATGAGACGTTAATGAAGTCGACGACTTCAGGAAATCCCTCAAAGGAGATGATGTCAGGGTTGGTCCAGACAGCGCCGCTGACAATCTTGAAGTTGACAGGGAGACGGTTGTAGGGCTTCAGGCGTTGAGGCAATGCCTGAGCGTTGACATTACCCGCTAATGAGACACGTCCATCATCACCAACTGTGTGATTGGTGTAGGTGAGGAAAAAGGGACTGCCGCTCTTAGCATCGAAGGCAAGCTGCTTCTCAACCCAAGCAGCAACTGCTGCTGGGTCTGAGAGGTTATCGACGGCCGCTATTAGCTCAACAGGCGGCGCATCATGCGAGGACGGAAGGGGCATCTGGTGGCGTTTCCCAGGGATCCCGAATGATATCACATAACCCTAGCTCCAACGCCTCTTGTGCGGTGATCCAGCGGTCTGTGGGCGACAGTAGAATGTCCTTAACTTGCTGCTCTGTCATCTTGGTCCGCTTGACGAAGTGGTCAACGAACCGCTTGTGCATGATGTCTTGAGTCTTGCGCATCGCGATGAAGTCATGGTACGTGCCCTCGACGCCTTCACTGAAGTGGTGCGTCATGATGAACGCGTTCCGTGACATGATCCGCTTACCTGGCGTGCCTGAGACAAACATCAAGGCGGCCATCGAGCAGATTGCACCGATGCCGACGGTCTGAATCTCCAAACGGCTTACTTCCATGGCATCGATAGCCGCAAAGCCCGCATGCACGTCGCCGCCGTATGAGTTGATCAGCAGAGACAAGGTCGTGTCCGTGCTAAAGACGAAGTTGGACTTGATCAAGAACTCGACCAGGTCTCGCGATGAATCTTGAGTCACGTCATCGAAGTACATGTATGTGGCGTAAGATGCCAGCGAGAACATGTCAATCGGCGACACGCATGCCATCGAAGCCAGGTCCGAAGTAGCGAGCTCCTCGGCCGCTGCTTTCTTCATTCGACGTTGGGAGATTTTCATTTAAGCTCGTTGATTGATGGGTTACCTGTCAACCGAGAGGAAGATTGTATCATGGTCTCGCACCTTTGATCCGATCTTTCCGTGCTCGATTGTAATATGGTAGAGCAATGTCTCGTGCTCTACGCCCTTCTCAAGGGCGGTGAGGCAAAGCCTCACAGAGCGTGCGTCACGCTTGACGCAGAAGTCGGTTCGAGCCTGGCCCGACTTCTCATGGATGAACACCTCGGACCACGTGTCGATGACGGTCTTGAACGTGTCAGCTGCAGCGTCAAACAGCTTTTCGCGCGCCACTGCACGGTCAGCGTCGCTCAGCAACAGCGGTAGCTTAACTGTTGGGCTTACCTGCTTGACTCGGCCTGTTTCAGCCGTAGTATAGAGCTTGGTAGAAACATCGCTGACAGCAATGTCAGTCAACGCTTTAGGGTTCTTGAAGACAGCATCCTCAGCTTGCGCCTTGTCTACAGAGAGCTTGAGCGACCGGGTGGCTTGCTTCCAGGCCCTTAGCAGCTCCCGCTGCAAGTCCTTGGTCACGTGATGCTTGACGTTATCGAAGCGATGAAGGGCAAGCACACTGCGCGCCTTCAAGCCTTCGGTGATGATAAAAGTTGCTAAGCCGCTCACTCAGCTATTTATGCGGACCAGGAATGTTTGCTTCATTGATGTATCGAAGCACGTCCTCTGGCGTAGTTGAGGTGTACTCGACCGCGTAATCCTTGTCAACGTCGTCGACGTGAGCCATGGGTGCACCTTTACTTGGTACATGTGCCCATAGTGCACAAAGATCAGCGCCCACAGAGGCTTATTGTTGACAGTCTTGAGCTTGACATCACCTGATGTCCGTGAAGAAGGCATCTTCTATACAAAGGATCATAGTAAGGAGATCGCTATTCACACATGTGATGCTGCGTTGGGACATGCAAAGGACATGTAGCGACAACTCAGTTTTGCACAGATTCCTCCGCAATCCTAAATAGCCTCATATGACATATCGTTCGCCTTTCATCATCCAGCAAGGCTTCCTCACACCTGAAGAAGTAGCACGTATCGCCGACCAAACACGAGTCGTCGAGCCAGACAAGGACTCAGAAGGGCGGCCTCTACCTATGGCTCGTGCCCATAAGGCGTCGGAGGACCTGATCTACAACAAGTTCAAGCCGCTGATTCCGCTCATCGAAGAGCACTACGACATCAAGCACAAGGCCACCGAGACCATTCAGTTCCAGCAGTTTCCGACCTCAAATGCGAAGCTGGCAGAAGCCCCGCACTGTGACAACGCGGTTTACAAGCGGAAGAAGTGGGCACGAGTTTCAGGCCGTGACCTCTCCTGCATCATCTGGTTGAAAGACTACCAGGACACCCCTCCCTTCAACCTCAAGCAGCACGTCTACGGCGGGAAGCTTGAGTTCCCCGTCTATAACTTTAGCTTCCAGCCTCAGGCTGGCACGCTTGTCATCTTCCCCTCTTGCGAGCGGTTCATCCAAGCCACGACCTCAGTGCTCGTCGGCGAGCTGCAGCTCGCAAAGTTCTACGTGCACTCGCAAGGCCTTTGGCTTTACAACCCGGCTAACTTCCCAGGCGACTTCAGAAGTTGGTTCAACGACGTGGTCTGACCTATGCTAGGCTTCAACGTAACACCCGAAGGCGGTATATCCTTAAGCGGGGCTTCAACTTCTACCCAACAGCCGAGTGGGGTACTTCCCGCGGCTTCAGGTTCTCCCTGGGTAAGAAGCTCATCTTCGTGCGTTGGAGCGTCAAGCTAAGCAAGCTTATCGTGAGGTTCGGATGAAGCTGGCTGAAATCTTATCCAAGGCTGACTTGCTAAAGGCTCAACAGGACTTCATCGACACGTTTCCGGATGGCTGGAGCTTCAAGATCACAAATGATGGTAAGCTTGAAGCATCGGTAGAGGATGATACCACTCCGATGTATGCCACAGAGGATGAGATCGGGCTGCCTGATCAAAGCGTCAAGTCAGCACCTCGAGCTCGAGCTGAAATTGAGGCCGACTACAAGAAACGGAAGATTGACGTCAAGGTTACCGGCGGCAAGGTGGTGCGCGGATATCTTGAGGACGCGCAGCTTGAGTTCCCCTCTTATACTGCCGCATTCGAGTACTACGTGCGAGACTACGGCGGCGACTATGCCTGGAACCAATACGGTAACTCATTCGTAGCCGATGATATCTGGGCTCGCATTAATGAGCTGACCGCATCATGAAGCTCGATCGCCTGACAAGAAGCGACTGCTCAAGATGCAGCAAGACTTCATCGACACGTTCCCTGACGACTGGGACTTCAAGCTCCAGAGCGACGGTGGCCTGAAGGTCACAAAGGCCAATGACGGTCCTTGCTACCAACTAGACAAGATCTTCTACAACCCTTACAACACGCGCATCTCCCAAGACGAGTGGGAGGAGGTCATTCGGAAACGTTTTGAAGAGGTCATGGAACAGCATGACCTTCCAGCCATCGATGTGACCTTTGAAAATGTCCACCCTGCCATCACTATCTGCGAGGCCAATGTTCAGTATAAGTCATATGCTGATGCATTTTATGTAGCAATTCTCGAAGAAGGTAGTTGGGACGCCTGGGGGTAATGAGCCTGGGGATTTCGGTGCTGATAACATCTTGGAATTCATCGAGCGACAAATCAAAAACGGAAACATCAAACATGACAATTGACCTCTTTGAACAAGCACTCAGCCGCGCCATGCTCTATGAGGTAGGCGGCTTCTGGAACCTCGAGACGCCGGGTGTGCGAGAAGGCCTGATCAAGACCCAAGCCCAACGTAAGGCCGTAGGCTATACGAATGACCCGGATGACCACGGCGGTGAGACCAAGTTCGGCGTTGCTAAGGCGGCCAACCCAGACCTCAACATCGCAGCGCTAGACTGGGAAGGCGCTAAGCGTGTCTACATGAAGCGCTACTGGCTGCCAGGCGACTGTCAAGACATGCCTAAGCTGGTAGCCCTAATGCACTTTGACGGGTGCGTCAACCACGGCGTTGGGCGGGCCGCAACCATGCTGCAAAAGGCTGTCGGCGCTACGCCAGACGGTGACATTGGGCCAGCCACCCTCAACAAGGTCAAGGCGCTCGACCAGCTGGTCGTCTGCAACAAGATCGCTGAAGCTCGTACCGCTTTCTATCGGTCAATTGTAGAGCACAACCCTGTGCAAGCGAAGTATTTGAACGGTTGGCTGCGCCGGATTAATGAAACTCTACAGTACGTCAAGATTCAAGCATCAAAGGGATAAAATATATGACCACCGTCAAGCACCCGCTAAGCGCAGGCATCCTGCACCCACTACAAGTCAATCGGTTTCGTGCTGTCTTCAAGACCCCCGAAGGTGAAGCATTGCCGTACGGTGACCCGTTGACCGCTCAGCTAGTTCGTACGTCTGAGTTTGGCCTCTACAAAGGCATTGCGGTGGTCATTGAAGAGGACATCACCGGCCATGCGGGTCGTGCGGTGCAACAGCTTACCAAGCTGTCTAACTTCACGCTCGACATTGAGTACTTAGACGGCAATAACACAGTGATCAAGACCGCATCCTTCATCGGCTGTAAGGTTAGCAACACGCTGTATAGCGGCCTAGACTATGCAGGTGGGAAAAGCTCAGTTGGCGAGGTACTTCGCCTCTCTGTGCCGCGCTGGGAGGGTAAGAAGTTTGACGAGCTGGCAGCTGAGCATCCTACAGCTGCCACGCTGATCGCCTTTCTCAAGGGAGCACAGCTTGAAGTGATCGCCGATCGTGACGGCAAGCGTGGCATCGCAGAGGTCACTTTGACTATCAACTACGGCGACTTGGCTGTCACTTGGGCCGATCTCGGCTAAATATTGACATCATGTTTCAGCTGCTTGAATCGCTCTTAGAATTTCTCGACTCGAAGGGTGGTGTCCCTACCGAGCAAGACCTGACGAACGTCAGGGCTTACAAGGACCTGGTCAGCACGTGGCCAAAGCTCGAGAAGCAGCTGAAGCTTGCTTGGAACGGCGATGCACGTGAGATGAGCCGGGACGGCCACAAGACAGCCGAAGGCGAGAACGTCTACATCTTCCCAAAGTTGCTGAAGGTCTCCAGCCTTGAGAAGTATGACCCCGACTTTAAGCTGACGATGCCAGCGAAGCGGTGCATCGCTGAGCTGTTCACGCTCTTCTGCGATAAGTTCAAGATCGCCAACCGGCGCAACACGAACTGGATGGAGCGTTAAGGCTTCTTAGCCTTGTTGGCCTCTTCGGCTTCCTTCACCTGCTTGACATACAGCTCGGCGATTCGCCGCAACTGAGACTCAAGCAGCACCGCCCGCATCTCTGAGTCAAACATCCACCGCGCTACAGCCCGGTCATCCTTGCGTAGCTCATCGGCCGTAAGCGCAGGGACAGGGGCAGGAACGGTCAGCAGCTCTTGCGGAATTGGCGTGACTACGCGCTCGATGCGCACCATCACAGGTTGCTCAGGCTTGGGCGTGCAGCAACCTGTCAACGCGAGCAGGAGGACTAATGTCAGGGCTCTCATCACTTCGCTCCTTGGTCACGTGCTTGCTGGATCGCCGTCACCGCGTCGACGATGTTCGGTGGCACAGGCGAGGCCTGCTTGGTAGCGATGCGCTTGCGGGCGTCCGCAAGGCCAGCCTTAGCGACTGACAAGTCAGTCTTGACGCCTTCAAGGGCTTTGATGGCTAATGCTTGATCAGCCTGCAGCTTTGCCAGCTCAGCCAAGTTTGAGTCATTGACCGCCATCGCTGTCTGAAGACTTAGCTTCAACGTGGCATTGTCAGCCTGCACGCGCTGAACGATGGCTACCTCGTCATCGAGCTTGCTTTGAAGGCTGTGCACCTTGAACCAGACGCCACCGCTAATTAAAGCCGCAATTAGTCCGAAGAGCACAAATCGGTTGCCGAGAAGGGAGAGGAGGAAAGGCATATATGTATGTGTTAAGAGCCGCCTGTCAGTGACAGGCGGTGATGCGAGCTTACTCGCCGTCCTTCTTCGTGGCAGCGCGGGACTCTTCACGAGCACCCTTGATCTCGTCAGAGATCTTAGCGTCCGAGTTGAAGCCAGCATCGATTGCGAAGCCTGTAACAAAGCCTGTGTACAGGGTTGCCCAGAAGCTCATGTCAGCGTTGACGATGTCGCCTGCAAGGGCTCCGATCATCGCGAAGAGGAAGACGATGACCGTGTAAAGGGTAGCTGCCAGGTTTTCCTTGCCGTACCAGTCAAACAAGCCGACGTCGGTCTCCTTGCGTAGGTACTTCTTCAGATAGTGGGCGAAGCCGCCAAACATGCCACAGGCAATGAAGGCGATTTGATTGGTGTAAGGTGTGATATCCATGCCGCTATTTAGCTGAAAGCGGCTTCTTTGTACGATACCAGCCTAGGGTTCTGCCGCTGGCTTGAGCCGCCGCGATCATGGCGTCATTGGTGACATGCACGCCTGAGTAGAGCGCTGCCGCACCCTTGCGAATTGCTTGCTGCTCAACGAAGTGGATGAGCTGCTTGTAGATGCCTTGTTTGCGGTGCTCTTCAGCCACCGCAGAGAACAGCACCCACGCCGCACGCTTAGGAGGGTCATAGCTCCAGACCGACGCGCCGATCACCTGGTCACCCAACAGCGCATAGGCTACCAGAGAACCGTTCGTGAACGGCAAGTCATAGTCTGCGTGGCCTGCCTTGACGAGAGCGAGGTACTCCTCGAGCACGAAGACGAAGGCCTTCGAATGCGCAAGCGAGTCCTCGCTGACAACTTTAAGGAGCTGCATAGAGCCTTGCCTCGCCGCTCTTAAGGCCTTCGATGAAGGTCTCGAGCGTCACGATGATCTTCTGGTCTAGCGGCTTGAACTGACGCGTCACGATGTTCATCAAGGCTTGCCCCTCTGACACCAGGTCATTAGCGTTCTCAAAGCCTGTATATTTCATCGCTTGCACCAGCTCAGGGAACTGCTCGACATACATGCATGGCTTGATGAAGTAGCTAAAGCAGGTCCATGATTGGGCGATGCCAGGCTTGATCGAGTCAAATGACGAGTAGACAGCTTGATGAGCCAACCGCAAACCCTTGACAGCCGGGTGGTCAAGGTAAGAGAGGATCAATTCAGGCGAGTACATGAAGAACTTCGTGCAGCCCTCGATCCCGTACTTGATCAGGTGCTGTTGAATCGGCGTAGGGCCGAAGGAGGTAACAATCGGGTCACCTTCTAAGCTCGAACCCTTTGACAGGACCATGTCGCCGCCAGCCATGATGAAGGCGTGGGTGTCCTTGAATAGCTCGATCAAGTAAAGCTGGGCTAGCACTCGAGCATTGGTCAAGCAGTGCTCAGCGGCAAGCTGTTGGCCTCGCCCGTCATAGAACTTTTGCAGGTCTAGGTCAATCAGCAATGGCTTGAGGTCAAACTTTCGACAGAACTCAAATGCTTGCTTGATGTCATGCTCGTTACGGATCCCACCCTTCGGACCCCGTATGTGCATGATGACCGGCTCAAACAGAATCTTGCGGTCCAGAAGCGAGAGGCAAACCGCTTGCGAGTCCCCGCCGCCGCTCAAGCCCACACGAATAGGCTTGGTGAATTGGTTAGCAAGGTCCTCTACGGTGTTACCGCACTCTTCGCGAAACGACCTGACCTCACGAGTGACACCCGCTACCTCAACGGCGAACTTACCGTCGACGATTGGGTCATTGTGCCACTGGCCATTCCACCCCCACTTGTAGTGGTTATCCTTGCTGTATTGCATGCTTCTTCCAGTAGCTGTGACGCTTGCTGCCTGGCGTCCACGGCAGCTTAACGTTAAAGTTGTATGCAACCCACGAAACAAAGGTGTTGCAGTTGTTGGCAAAGAGGTGAAACCCCGTAGTTACCTTTGGGTAGTCATTGACTACGTCGAGCACGTCTAACAGCGCCGCGTCGCGTACGGTAGCCAGCAGCCTAGGCTTGTGGCCAAACCAGCGTTGGCCGGCATGCCTGTCAGAGGCGAGCACTACCTGCTCAAGAGGTGCGACTGGCCGCCGAATGTATGACCTAAATGAGACCTCTTGGTAGTCTAGCGTCTCAGCGCTGCTTACTTCAAAGACTGTATGCACGCCGTTTCGCACATAAGCCACATATGAATGCTGTCCACCCAGTCTTCCCTTCAAGCCAAACGTGCGCGCACGCATGAAGTGCAAGCCGTCAGGCAGCTCCAGCTCGATGTTCACAGCTTGGTCTTGCCAGCGGCCGAAGAGCGTGTCATGGAGAAGGGCTATCATGAGGAGACATCTTGTAGTAGTTGACGTGCTGCCTATCATAAGCCGCCTGCCAGCTTCCACGGTCGGTGTCCCAGTCACCCGTCGGTACAGGGTCATGGATGAAGTGCCCGTGACGGTCCTCACCCTGCACCCACAATGTCGACTCGGGTGCGAAGTTAGCAATCGGCTTAACATGGCCCGCGGCGAAGATCATACCGCACGCCAGGCGCGGCTCTGAGCTTGTGTTCGACGACGAGCCATGAACTATGTAAGGCGAATGCATCGTAATGTGGCCTGCTGGCACCTCCGCTGACATGAGGCGCCGCGGGCGCTTGCCAGTCTCAGGCTCAACAGCCGTCTGACCGCGCATCAGGAGGTTCGACTCGCTCCGCACGTCATGGTGCTCAAGCTGCTTCTTATCCTTGTGCGAGCGTAGCCGGTACCTGATCGCGCCGCTCTCGCAGGTCACGTCGTTGAACGCCAGCCAGACCGTGACCGCATCCTTCGGCGCGAAGTTCCAGTAGGTTGCGTCTTGGTGGTAGGACACGATCTTGCCGTCATTGGGCTCCTTGACCCAGAACAGGGTGTCCCAGCAGTGGAAGTCATCGCCCAGCACCGCCCCGACATAGTGCCTAATCGCCGCTGACTTGACAATCTCAGCCATCCACGGGAAGAGCACCTGGCTCTTGCAGCGGTAGTCGGAGGCCATCAAATTGCGGTCAGAGATCTCAGCAAGCAGGTGCTGACGGTAGACCGCAACCTGCTCATCCGTGAAGACGCGCAGCGGCCAAACAGCTCCGATCTCGTCAAACTCTCGCTTAACAGCTTCTGGGTTCAGGAGGTAGAGGTCGGTCATTGTCGAATTGCTCGGATCCACAGCATTGATGGGTCAAACTCATACCACCGCTTCGTGCCGAAGTCAGGATTGCTGGCGTCGCCGTGATGGTTGTTGTGCAAGGCTTGCCCCCAAGTGATGAGGCTTAACAGCGGGCGGTTGACCGAGAAGTCCTTGGTCTGATAGTTACGGTACGTGCCGATGCCGCCCGTGTGACCGAGCACATTGACAGCGGCCTCTTGGTGGATAGCCCAGACCTGAGCGAGCGTCAAAGCCAATAACGGGACCGGCGAAGCGATGAGCCAAAGCAGGGCGAAGAAGGCCCACGTGCCCCAGAGAACTGAGTGGTAGTAGGTCACCTGCCACTGCCATGTAGGCTCACGGAGGAAGTCAATGCCTGAACGCAACGAGACCTTGTTGACGATGTCCTTGTCAAAGGCATAGCCTTGGTACGCGGTCCACAGGCTATGAGCGTGCGGCGAGTGGAGGTCCTTCTCGGTGTCGGAGTAGCGGTGATGGACGCCCCGATGGAGCGCAACCCAGAACAGCGCATGGCCATGACAAGCAAGCAAGCCGAAGAACAGCATCGCCTGCTCCCACGCCTTGCTGGTCTTGAACGACCGATGTGAGAAGAAGCGGTGCAAGCCGACAGCTACACCCAAGCCGCTAATCAAGCAGTAGAAGCCGAACGTCATAAGCAAAGTTGACGCTGGCAAGCCATAGCGCCACAGCAAGGCTACCGCAATCACGTGAGGCGGCAGCCAAACTTTCCAAAAGTGCGAGCTCGTAAGCATATCCCTCATTCTGCTACCTCTATGTTCTCTAGCTCCGCCCAGACCTCCTTGATCGGGCGAGAGAAGTCATCCATCCAGATTGTACCGTACCGCTCTTGACATAGCATTTTCCAACGCTGATTGATCGGCACGACTACGTCAAGCATGTTTTCAAAGCCAGTATACTTTTGCCGAGCTTCGAGCGTCGGGAACGCCCCTTGATAGTACTTGACCTTGAGCATCTCTGAGCTCCAGATCTGCGGCCGCCACATGTTAGCCACCAGGAGCTGCATGGTCGGCGTCCTGATGAAGGCATTGGTCAGGTTTGTGTCGATCCACCCGTTCGGCTTCGAGTTAATGCCGTAATAGGTCAGGAACTTGGTCACTGAATAGTGGCGCTCGCTGTAGTACAGGTTCCACACGCGCTCGGGACCGCTGTCATCAGCGACCAGGCCTGGCTCGTCATAGCAATGGATGAACACGCGGTCAGGCGAGTTCAGGTCCAGCATCATCTTCAGCTGCCCGGTGTAAGCGAGCTCGGTGGTTTGACAGTTGGCCGCAATCTCGAACTGCTCGTCGCTGCCGTACCAGCTCTTGAGGTCGAAGAAGTGCTCATACGGCGTGACGTCCCGACGAGCGCACCAACGCCTAGCCCAGTAGAGGTCATGATTGTTTGCGCCGTTATTCATGATCGTCGGCGTAAACTTGACTCCAGCGGTCCACAGGCTCTCACAGATCCACTCGCTGTCAAGGCCGCCGCTGAAGAGGACCATCAGCTCCTTGTCAGGATATGTAGCAGCGAGGTCCTTCGCTGCGGCCAAGGACTCTTGTCTCAACGACATCGGCGGGCGAGTCGGGCGCTCGAACCAGACCTGGTAGCACTGCTCATTGTTGGTGCGCGGAATGTCGGCTACGCCGTCATACCCTTTGTAGATGCGTGATGTCATGGCTGATATGCTTTATGAGATGGTAGCCTGGGTCACAAGCTTGAGGCGTGTCAACAGCAAAGTTAGCGGAGCCTGGAAAGGCGTGGTGGGTGTTGTGGAGGGTTTGCCCCCAAGTCAGCCACGCAAGCCACCGAATGTTCCGGCTATTGTCCTTGGTCAGGTGGTCAGCCTTGCCGAATCGCCTGTCATGACAGAAGCTGTTGATGATCGCCTCTTGATGGATACTTATCATCCCCGCGATAGCGGCTCCCGCTGCAATAGCACGAGTCGGTTCGAAACAGGCTAGGATGGCGAGCAAAGCCCACCAGCTCCACAGCAAGGTCGTGTACCGGCGATGTGCAAGTTTGCACCACTTGTCTTTGATTAGGTCGCTCGCAAGCGACATGGACACGTCAGTAGGCTTGATCGAGAAGATCCAGCCCATGTATGCGTGCCAGAACCCTTTTGTCGGCGTGTGGATGTCAGGTAGCTTGTCTGAGTTTGGGTGATGCAACCGATGTAAAGCGACCCAGAAGATGACAGAGCCTTGGCCCGCCAGCGAGCCGCCGATAAGCATGACATAGCGCCAGAACGCGTTCGTGGTAAACGCTCGATGCGTGAAGTATCGGTGAAACCCGACGCTCACGCCTAAGCCTGAGAACCACAGATTGAGGGCCAAGAAGGAAGCGAGAAGTCCCCAAGACATGCTATGAACGGCATAAAATAGACCGGCAAGGCCTACAGCGTGCGCGGGTAGGTGTATCCTAGTGACGTGCGGATTAGGCGACATAGGAACGGCGGATTAGCAGCGGGATGGCAAGCACAGTCTCATGCATGACATGCTCCCAGAGGATCGGGTCAGCTACCTTCTTGTACGGCTCGACCGCGCATACGTCCTCGATGGTGTACTTGCGCAAGTCCTCCGTGCCGTCTCGCCAGAAGGACCGGTAGGCTCGTGCCCACTTCGCAGGGAAAGCGTAGTAGAACTTCGTGACGTTTAAAGATTCATAAAATTTCAAGCACTCCGACAAGCACTCTCTTAGCTCTTTGGGGTCACCGTCAGAGACCATCAAGTCGAGCACCCAGAAGTCAACGTGCGCGTAGGCGCAGATGAAGGCTGTCAACCGGTCACCGTCAAACTTGCCTACAGCGTAGTGCGGTGCATGCTGGTAACGGGCGTGCACGCTGAGCAGTGGAGCTGTCGTGATTGCGGTCACCGCAGCGCCGGCGTGAGTTGTCTTAGTGGCGCGCAGCTTACGCATGGCTCGCCAGTCAGAAGGTAGCAGCTGTCTAAGCACGTGTGTAGACCGCTCCGTTGAACCGAGGGGCGACACGAGAGAAGACCGTGCGGTAGACAGGGTGGTCAATCATCATGCCAGGGGTAACAGACAGCACGTGAGTCCAACCCGCCGGCGGCTCAACGCCTTCCTTCAAGAAGATTTGCGTGGGCAGAGCGAGCTTGTCAGCGACCAGGTCAAGGTGCGCGATGCTGCCGAACCAGTGATGAATGTAGGCTCCGCCCTTCTCATGCATGATCGTATAGAGCGCCGCGGCTACAGTCATGTCAGTCCCTGTGTCGGTAACCTCATAGATGCCGGTCGTGTCGGTCGGGGTCAGGAAGTACTGTGTCAGCTGAGTGTGCGTCGCGAGCAGTGGATCATGCTGCATCAGGTACCGTTGGATTCGGCGATGGTCAAGACGAGTGAGGGTTTTGGCTTCGTACATAGCTTAGAATGGGTGAATGACGGTCTTCATCTTGAGCATATTTAGCTCAACAAAGCTCCCCACGTATCGACTGTGGTTGAGGGCTACCAGCTGGAGCAAAGCTGTAATGAGCCAGGCTACCTGCAAGTTGTGAAACGCCAGCGGCAGGCTGTAGTTAGCCGTGTCAAGGTAGCTCTCGTTGAGACGAACGAATGTGCGTACGTTTAGTTTCGTCCAGGGAAAGCACATTGGGCCAAGCCAGAGCCTCATACGATTGCAGATGACCGGCAGATACGTCTTGCCCGGCATGTCAGGGAGGTCAAGGTAAGAGTCAGCGAAGACCAACGTAAGCTTGGCGTCATCAGCCGGATACATCCCGTTCTCTTCGAGGCCGTCAGCTACCAGCTGACCGACGCTGTTCTTAGTCAGGTCGATGAAATTGTACGTGACGTGCTTGAGCTGTTCTTGCACGTCGGCCCAGGCGGCCCCGTGGAGCTCCCAGCCTGCCATGCTCGGATGTGGGTCAAAGGCAAGAAAGCCTCGAGCGTTGTACGCTTCGAGCAGCTCCATCTCGTCATCGTCGAGGTCAGTAACGTCAATGCCGACTACCAAGCGGTCGAGGAACTTTTGCCTGTCAAGCGGCTCAACATGCTTGACGTTTTCGCTTACGAGCAAAGCCTCGCCGACACCTGTGCTTTTCAAGAGCCACTGAGGCTTCAATTTGATGATCATATGCTATGTGATGAAAGAGGGGCCGAATTCGGCCCATCTTGTTTACTCAAACGAGCCAGAACCGTTGACGTAACCGTCGATACCCTGGTTGTACATGGTAGAGGTGATAGTAGCCGTGGTCCATGCGTGATGATCATTGCCGTTAGTAACGGCAAAGTCGTGAGCGTTACCGCACATGTAGAAGTACATGGTGATAGTTCCTGCTGAATTCATCGTTGCCGTGATGATGTTAGCGCGACCTGAGTAGCTGATCGGATACAGGTGACCCGTTACGGATGCATCTGCATGTACCGGAATCGAGTTGTTGCCCGTGCCTGGATCGTAGTCATATGCAATGCCACCGTCAGTACCGAAATGCACGGTTCCGTTAGGAGCGAGCGTGACGGTGTCACCTGTGTAGAGGTTTTGGATATTGACAGTGTTAACACCCGATGCCAAGCTGATCCTAGCAGCTTCGCCGTAGAACGTGCTTTGGTAGTAGGCATTGATGTGGACCACGCCGCCCGGAACGCCAGACACGCTAACGCTCGCTGACCGTGGTTGCAGGAGCGAGAGCGCGTTAAGCGTCAGCGTGCCAGTTCCTGTTGTCGCGTACGTGAAGTCTACAACGCCAACGCCGCTCGAGTTCATCGAGACCGTAGTAGCTGTAATGCCTGACGGACCGCTCAAGCCAGAGCCAGGAGCCAGGTTGACGTTGACAGGCAAGCTCGTAGCGTTCGGCGTGCCCGTGAAGGTCAGGTGGAAGACCACGTTTGTGCCAAGCGTGGTCGAAGTCGGCGTAGCAGACATAGCCGTGAAGCCTGTCAACGTAGGTGCCGGGCTTGGAACTGGAGTTCCTGGCGACGGAGTCGGCGTTGGCGTGCCCTTGCCTGGTGGGCTTGGAGACGGGGTAGGCGTCGGTGTCGGCGTTGGGCTAGGCGCCGGAGCGTTGACTGTGATGTTGGCCGATTGGGTTGCGCCCACGGTCATGTTGGTGCCGCTATTGACAACGGCCTGCACGGTCTTGACGCCCGCTGCTGAGCTGCCAATTGTGTACGTGATGTGGCCGACACCGCTCGAGATGATCAGTGATTGCGAGACCGAACCACCAAACGTTCCGGTTAAGCCGCCCGTTGTGTTGTTGAGCGTGATGCCGGTCGTGACTGACTGGTCAACCGCAGACGTGAAGGTCAGGGTCAGGGTCGAGCTAGAGCCGGTGGTAACGCTCGACGGCGCGAACGAAGCACCAGAGAAGATGATGGCCGGCGACGGGCCTGGAGTCGGGGTAGGCGTAGGCGATGGGCCCGGAGTCGGGGTAGGCGATGGCGACGGCGACGGACCGGCTGTCGGGTGAGGCCACACTACAACCCAGTTGCCGCTGATTGTGTAGAGCAGCATCTGATTGTCAGTGCTGTTGTACCAAAGCTGACCGGTGGTCGGGTGCGGCGGAGCGCTTGAGCTGGCAAAGTGCTCAAGCAGCCTGATCAGGTTCTCCTGCACGCGCTCACCCCAGTTCGGCGCTGCTTTGCCTGTCAAGGCTAAGGACGTGGATGAGGTATCAATGCTGCCTGCTGGCAGCGTAAACGGAGTCTTTAACGAGTCATTAGACCAGTTAAGCGTGTAGTTGAATGTCATGTTGTCTCCGATGCCGGCTCATCGAGCGCCCACAACATTCCGGTCTTGCCGTTGCGAACGGCTTATTTAACGCTGAACCAACCGACTACGGAGTAGCGCTTACCCTTAGTCAAGGGCGTGACCTCATGCAGGAAGCGGATGTCGGATGGGAAGAGGACCATGCCTCCCGTAGCAGGGTGCAGCTTGACAATCGAGCCATCGCTGTGATGCACCGAATGCAGCACTAGGTCGCCGCCTTCATAGTCCTCATTGAGGTACATGATGCAGGTCAGCTGCCGATGCGGCGAGGTGTACCTGAAGACGCCTTTTGCGTCGTAGTATGCGTTGTCTGTATGAGCGAGAAAGTGCCCTTTGTCAACGTCAGCGTATGACAAGAACTGAAGAGGCTCTGAGAGGAACGCCGGCTTACCAAGCAGCGCGGTCGTGTGATGGGTGACAGCCGCTGTCATGCGCTGAGCGACCTGGGCATAAAGCTCAGGCTCAAGCTGCATGGCTTTTGAGGACCGATGGTAGGTGTCAACCACCTGCTTGTGAAGCGTCACTTCACTGTCATACACGCCCGAAGCTTGAGGGTTGCTCAAGCTTGCAATCACGCGCTGGCAAAACTCGCCGTCGAGGGTGACGGCGGTAATCACAGGTGGGTGGAACTGTGGCACGAAGTTCGCGCCGTACGGCTCTAACGAGCGGTAGTCGACGTACATTAGCGACGCGTTGCTGTGGTCAGTGACCTGATCTCGCCGTTGAGAGCTTTTGGTTCGATCAGCGCGTTGCCTAAGTCATACTCTTCAAGAATCATAGCAGGCACAACCTCAAAGACAAATGTGCCCCGATTGCCATTGCGCACGATGTTCTGCAGCTTGTAGCCCTTAACCTTCAGGTAAGCGGCGAGAATGATGTCTACTGTAGAGAAATTATTTTGCATGATGCTTTTCCCACCTCAGCTTTGCGCTTTCGCGCATTCTTTGTCGCGTCTCTTCTGACGCGCTAGAACCGGCATTCCATGCAGGAACGCCTGTTCTCTTTCCTTTGTTAGCCGGCTCTTTGCCTAATCGAGCTTTACTGATATTTGCTTTATGCTCTTCAGTAAATGTACGCGATGATCCAACTCTGTTGCCCATCATGAGTTGCCTCAAGATCGGATCTTGCCAAACAGCTTTAAGCTTCTCTGACCTTTTAGCTTTATTGGCTGGGTCGAGATTTGCAGATTGGAGCCCTGCTAGAATTTTATTCCGATACTGATCATCTTGCCAACGTATCAGCATCTGATCACGCGTAATGTTTGCATGCTGTCTACGCAGCCAACCATAAGCTTTATTTGAAGCAAATGATCGCGTGATGCTCATCATATGAGCAGCGTGAATCAACTTTGTAGATGGATGAATCTTAGCCAGCAAGATATGAGCTAAAAAATGCTCTTCTGGCGTTAACGCAGCAATGTTGGAAGCATCATCGAGCCCGCCCATACATGACGGAACAATATGATGACGTTCTACATACCCTTCAATTGACCGAGATTTTGCTCGATCGATGAGGCTCTGATATATGCGTTTGTAATCCACGTCATATTTATGAGAGCACTGGTCACTTGAGGGGTATTCTCAATGAAACTTGTCAGTAATCATTGATGAACTTGGCCGCATCCTCCGTTGACTTAAACGACTTGCGCTTGTCAGCATAGCGAATCACGATCTTGCCAAGCTCCCACGAGCATTCAAGATGATCACCGAATTCGATGATCAAGGTAAGCGCCTTCAAGGTGATCAAGGCAGGCAAAGCTACCGAAGACGCAACCCTGAGCTTTAAGCTATAGCCTCTACCGTCAAAGGCTGATGCGAGTGAAGTCAAGACGGCAAGCTTAAGCATCCAGTCAACGTCGGCTTGGTCATTGACGCTGTTGGTGTAAAATTCACCATGCTTGATCGGATCAGGCAGCTTGAGCGTGTTGTTGTGCACCGTAAACAAGAGGTACGTGTCAACGCACGGATGCTTGAGCTGGAGCCGCATCTCTTTATCATAGCGGCCATGCTTGATTTTTACATCGAGGTCCGGGACCTCATCGCTCTCGACGATTAGCTGTTGAAGCTTCAATGTCCACTTACGAATTTGCGTGTGGTCAATGGCTTCGGCTATTGTCATGCAGCAGAGACAGTGATGGTGTAGGTGATGAGCCAGGCGCGGTTCGCTGTCTTCTCGATCGGGTTGAAAACCAGGTGAGACAGCAGGAGGCCGTCTGCAGATTTTAACCCAATTTCGTCAAAGGTGAACGAGCTTTCAGGGTCGGTTGTGAGATTATCTGCTACGGCTTGCCCTAACGGCTCGAGAGCGGACAGCTGAGCGGTTACTACAACGAGCGAAGTCAGCGCAGGAGCCGGCGATGGTAGCGCTTGCACCGAGTTGCTGGTCGGAGTGCCTGAAGTCAGGTCATCGACTTGGACCGCATAGGTCTGGTTGTACAAGGAAGCGCCTGAGCCGATGATGTTCGGTGACTTGTACACCAGCGAGCTGCTTGTGTTATAGAACGTGCCGCCGTTGCCAAAGGCTAGCTCGAACACGTAGCCGTTGTCCTCGCGGGCCAAGGCACGTGCAACGATCAGAGCCATGTTCTGTGGATGGATGGCGTTCTGCTTCTTGACAACCAAGTTACCTTGGTCATCATGGATCATCACCGTGCCGATGAAGTTGAGGTGTGCGTTAGTGTCCATAGGAGCTATTTAAGGTGCTACAGTCTTGTAGGGGTGGCTGGGAGCGAGCTCTGCAGGCCCCACTGCCAAGCAAGGTAGCCTTCAAGCTTCCTGCGTGCTACGTCGTTAAGGGCCGCGTTTAGAACATAGCCGCTTCGGCGTAATCCCCTAAAGCGCTCGCGCTAGATTCGTAACTGTTGCGTTGCTGTGACAGAGCGACCGTATCCTGACGAGTCTGAGATCAGCACAGATTGGAAATTCAAGCTTGCTGTGTTAAACTTGAAATCGCTCGTGGTTAATGCGACATTGCCTATAACTGATTCAGGTGCGAGGGCATTAGGCCCAGGTCGTTGCCGTATCTGCGCCGTTTGCGTGAAGCAATAGAAGCACTTGGCTATAGAACGGGTCTCCGTTCAGCGCTTGGCGCCCTAAAGCCGAAGAGAGCAGTGCTGTAAGAGCATATTATGACGTTGCGAGGTCGCCGCTCAGGTCCCAAGTATCAGTTGCAACCTTATGAAGGACGAACTCTGAGCCTTGGGCTCGAGTTTTTGCAACGTAACCGCTAGGTACGTTGATTGTCACGCCGCCCGCTGCGCTTAGCACAACTTGACCCGCGCCAACTTGACGTACAGGCAGCAATGAGCCAACGCTAAAAGCTACCGCGCTATTTGTAGGCAGCGTTAGCGTAATCGTTGACGCATTATTTTGCCTGCGCTTTCGGTTATGATCTGCAAGGGCAAAGGTAGCCGAGGTACCTGTGTCATCGAGGATTGTCAGCAGGTCATTCAGCGGGCCTGTTGGACCTGTCGGGCCACCCGCGCCGGTTGGCCCATCTACACCTGTTGGACCTGTCGGGCCTGAACCGCTCGGGCCTGTTGGTCCCGTAACTGATGACGGCGCTCCGGTCGGACCCGTGATCGATGGGCCAGTTGGGCCTGTAGTGCCGGTCGTGCCGGTCGTGCCGGTCGGGCCCGTAGGACCTGTCGGACCGCCGCTCGCACCTGTCGGCCCGTCAACGCCTGTAGGACCGGTGACCGATGGACCCGTTGGGCCTGTAGTGCCGGTTGGGCCGGTGACCAATGATGGCGAGCCCGTAGGACCGGTGACTGACGGGCCGGTCGGACCTGTGGTACCTGTAGGACCAGTAACATTTGAAGCAGCGCCTGTTGGGCCGGTGACTGACGGGCCAGTTGAACCCGTTGGTCCCGTAACTGATGACGGCGCCCCGGTCGGACCCGTAGGACCCGAGCCGCTAGGACCTGTCGGGCCGGTAACTGAGGATGGCGAACCTGTAGGTCCGGTAACCGCTGGACCAGTAGGGCCAGTAGTACCCGTCGGGCCGCGAGCACCTACAGCGCCGGTTGGGCCGGTAACTGAATTACCTTGCGCTCCGGTCGGGCCTGTAGTACCGGTCAGACCGGTCGAGCCTGTCGGACCTACAGAACCTGTCGGCCCTGTCGCGCCTCGAGCTCCTGTTGGGCCTGTACCTAGCAGCTGTTGAAAGTCAGAAAGCGTAGTTGACTTGCTAACGTTAGGAGAGCCTAGAACCGTGATCTCGATGAGCTCATCGCCGGAGAGAACGCCTGCGTTAGGTAGTTCGGAAATTTTAATTGATGCCATGAGTTATTCCAAGATGCGGATGTCGCCTAGCTCCGTCTCGCGGTTGTCGCCTGTTTCGGTGATCAAGTACACATACGGCGCAGCAGGAGCTGTAGCCCCGCCTGCAGTGATTGTGTAGCCAGAATACACTTCGGTGTCATAGATCGTCGTGGTCGAACCGCTCGAACCTGCCATCTGAATGATGTTAAGCCGTTCGCGCATGCCAAGTTGCAGCCGAGGGTTAAGCTGCTTAGCTTGCTCGATGCGAAGCTCAACAAACGTGCCTTGCGGAGGCACGTCAAAGAGCTGGAAGATGTACTGTGGCTGACCGTTAATTTCACGCTGTTTCAGCTCACCCACCGCAATGAACTGCACAGGAGCGTGCAGCGGTGGCAGCGGGTCATACGGCTGACCCAGCTTTGTCTTGATAGCAGGGTCTGGCCAGATGTCAGCTTCGTCAGCAGGTCGGTCATACTCTTCGTCGTCATACAGCGACATGTCGAAGGCGACATAGCTGCCTACGCCATGAGTTAGGTAGTACTCGACCCAAGGGGCCCGAAGCGTAAAGCTAATGTAGCCGTTTGAGTACGGCTCGTTGACATACACGTACTCGATCGGGCCTACTGTAGGTGTTTGACGTTGAACAGCAAGGGTGAACAAGTTGGCGGCTGTCAGCTTCCATGACATGCCGTCGGGCGCGGCGGATGAAACAACAAGCTCCTGCAAGATCGCTTTACGAACACCTAGCTCCGACGTGTGGAAGCTAACCGCACGGCGACCGGGCGCAGCGTTTGAGACCGTGAGGGTAAAGTAGTCGGGGTTGCTGCCTTCATAGATGAACGGCGCCGCTTTCGCGATGTACATGCGGTCGGCGTTCATCAAGTTGATGTCGATCTTCGCCGACGAGCTTGGATGCTGCCCAGCGAGGAACTGGATGTAGTTTCGATCCGGACCTGTTACCCATTCAGCGTTGTTCCCAAAGTCCTTGGGGATGTTGTTTACGCGTACATGAGCGGCATTGTGCCATGGCACAGCATAGCGCCCTGTGTTGCTGACAGCCCAAACTTCAAAGCCCTGCTTATAGATGTAGGCTGTTGCGACCGACGCGTCCGAGAATGGCAGCAGAGTACCGTTGACTGGGAAGAAGCCTTGACTATAAGTGCCTGAGATGGTCACGTTGAACGTGCCGCCCTGTGCATCGATGACGGTTGTTGGGCCGTTCGCCATCCTAAGCTCAACCGCTCCGAGCGGGATGCCGGTGACTGTTGCATAGCCTGTGGCGATTCCACCTGTTACGGTAGCTGTATACGTGCTAGCTGTTGCGCTCGTAACCGTCACATTGAGCGATGTCAAGGCTAAGCGAACCGGGATGAAGTCAGCACCTGACTGGTGCGAGCTTGACGCTTGGCCCGCCCATGGGTAGCCCGCGTTAGGAACGCCGTCACCGTTCGTGTCTGTCAAATTTGACAAGGCTTGGTCATCGCCTAATGGTGACTGACCGTAATTGAGCGAGTCAGTGACGCTGAAGCGCGGCATGACTGTCGGCGGCACTACAAAAGTCTGGCTTTCGCTTGTGCCGTCAGAGACCAGTGAAAGCGACGGGATGTCCCGAGCGGTCCACACGTTTTGGTGGTGAACTGTGTGATGCGGCTGGCTGTCAACAAGGGTCAGGTCAAGCGAATCGCTGAAGCTGAGCTCGGATGTAAAGCCGAGCAGCTTCGTGTGGTACGGCTTGATGTCGAGAATGTACTTGACAAGCGAGCTGACCCGCTTGTCAAGGCTGTTGTTGCTGATCGCCATGTTATCCTTCGACCACTACCGTGCGCACTTCGTCAAGCGTGATGAACGAGGTCTTGATGATGTCTGCTAGCTCATATGAAGCCGACAGCGCATCTTCGAGCACCTCGAAGAACAGCTCATTGACGTTGCGCGTGTCCGCATAGTTCCAGAGGCTCGCCATGAACTCCCGAATCGCGGTAGGTGTCGCTAAGTATGTATCCAGCATTGCGGAGTCATACCCAAAGAAGCTCACCGGTGACAGCTTGAACGAGCTGGTGACCACGTCGTAGGTTACAACCTGCGTGTTAAGCAGGGCACCCTTGACGGTAGCAACAGCCGCGGCGCTGTCAGACAGCACTTGACCTTGCTTGAGGCCGATGCGCGACGTGGTGCCATTGCGCGAGTCGTACTCAGAGTACAACGCAAACGGCAGCATCTGGCCTGTAGCCGTTTGACCGCACATCGTGTCAACAAGCTTGTCCCAGAGATCCTTGGGGATTCGAGTTGGCTGGTTCCGACGAATGAGCTTCCACTCGGTGTGGGTCGGGCGCAAGGACATGTCGCGGTCATCGTCGCGCATCGAGCCGTTCTCGGTGATCCGCAGCTTATACTGGTTGTCCTTCCGAACGAAGCGGGTCATGTTGACCACAGACAACAGCGCGTAACGGTTAGGGCGACCGTCAAGCTGGTTGAACCGCTTCATGACTTGAGGCACAGCGTAAGGACCTGGATGTTGAGCAAGTTGTTGAGCCGCCAGTTTAACGCTAAGCTTCTTACCTGCCGCAGCGGTCTCCTTGTTCTTGACCCAGTAGAAGTAGCTAGTCTTGCTGACACGGCCAAACTCGTTGCGTTCTTCAAGCTTTGAGTGCGGGGTGTCGAGCTTGTACTCGGTCAGCTTAGCAGGATCTACCGCGGTGCCTTCAAGCTGGAGCTTCAGCTCGTCACCTGTCGGCACCTTGAACGGCAGCTCGAACCGCAGCTTTGAGCCTTGGTCAATGTTCGACCGGCTAGGGTAGTACCCGTTAAGGCCCTTTGCTATCTGGTAGCCTCGCACTTGACGGACGCCGTTGATGTAAAATGCGAGACGCGCCGAGTCAGCGGCAGTCACGTTCAGGCTCAGGCTTTCAAGCACCTGCAAGTGCGTCTGTTCTCCCACGAAGTAGGTAGCTGTTGCGACCGTTGAGGTCAGACGCTTCCACGGGCTCCAGCGCTCGTCATAGGCTCGCACAGGCTGTGGGCTGTTTAGCTCGTCCTGAATGTCCGTCTTGATGTCATTGAGCTCAGTGCCAACGGCTGTGTAGTCGCCGACCATTGCGGCCCACGAGCCGAACGAATCGTCAAGGTCATCGGCTCCTAGGGTGTAGGTGGGCATGCTCCACGAGACCCAGCCGGTTGGGCCTGGGATTAGCGAGCCGTTAAGCGTTGTCACCTGCGGCTCGATGAGAACCCGAGCGGCAACTTGCTGACGAACAACGATGTCGTGAGCTGAATTGCCAAACTCAATGCCGACACGCGCAGCACGTTGCTCTTGCGTCAGCGTTCCTAAGCCGCCCCAGGCCTCGCTGTGACTGTACTTGGTCTTAGCCGTCAGCTTGATGCCGAGCAAGTCAAGGTTTAGCTCGACCAGCGTGGCTGACTTAGGCGGCGTGTCATCGACCAGCACGCGCTGAGTTTGACCGCTTGCAAACGTGACACGCACGTATGTTAGCGACCCAACCTGCTCATAGTCGATGACCACAGCGCCGTGAGGCAGAGAGGTTGAGGTCTCATAGATCTCAAACTTGAAGTCCGTGAAGCTGGCTGTGGCGGCATATGTTGGCGAGCCAAGGGCGTTGGACGCTCCCGCAAGCTGGCTCACATCGCCGGTCAGCACTTCAATGCAGCCGTACGGCTTGAGCATCGTATTACGAGAGCCGTTGGTGTAGGTCATGCCGGCGATGCGCTCCAGCGCGCTAAACGCCGGCATCGCGCCGTCAAGAGCCAGCACGCTGTCTCCGAAGACTTCGAGCGTTGTGGTCTGCCGCTTCAGCGGAGCCTTAGGCGAAACCTGTGGGTTCTTTGAGTAGAGCCACACGACCGGGCGTTGATGCCAAGTGCGAGTCCTGCTAAGGTAGTTCTTGACCGCTAGCTCGCCTGTGCCTGTGTAAGACAGGGGTGGCACGTCGGACTCGATCCACTCAAACACGTCAATGCTCGCCCAGTCAGCAAGCGAACCCCACTGTGTCAGCCGGTCATTGTGGCTTGGGTAGAGCGCCACGTCGGAGTAGTTCATCCAGCCAGCGTTGGCGGTGTTCCACCAGACCTTGCCTACCTGCTCTCGACCCCAAGTACGAGAGCCGTCGGCTGTCAACGCCTTGTACTTGAGAGAGGTGACATTGTAGCGAGCAGGGTCATGACCTGCGGCGTAATCAACGGTTGCGTATGCCTGTGGGCTGTGAACGCCGCGAGCCGGGTCCCACCAGATGACATTGTTGTTGATCGGCGTGTCACGGCCGCCGTCATCACGATACAGCTGGCTCGGTGAGAATCTTGCTAGCGGAGGACCATAGGCGATGATCAGCAGCGGCCTGTTGAACAGCGCCGTGTCGGTGATCACTAGCTGGCCAGAGTTCACGCGATTGAACTTAGCGGTGCTATACTCAGGTGGGTTAGTGCCTGTGACATAATCGCCCGTTTCGCGGTAGACCTTCGAGCCGCTCTTCATGTAGGACGTGATGTCCAAGACCGGGGTCTGGTACACGTTTGCGCCGCTCGTTACGCCGATGTCTACGATCTCAAATGCGTCAGCCAGCACCTCTCGGCCGTCAGCATCGCGCACAGTTAGCAGCTCAGAGCCGGTGACCTGCACCTGCATGGTTGCAACGATTTGCGCCTTCAGGTAGCTGATGGAGCCCAAGTCGCTAAAACTGTTCCAACGATCCTCATCGTCAGGCTTAATGATGATGCAGCCACGCGGATCGAGCAGGTCCATGTTAACAATCTGCTCATGCGAGTACAGCGTGAACATGTCAAACGGGATCTGGTCGTAGATCGTCATGTCATAGCCGCCGATGGCAGCGAGCTCGTTGACATAGGCCAGCTCGTCGGCTTCGAGCAGCAGGTAGTTAGCGCGCTCGCTCACCATGTCATTGGTCCGAACATTCAGCTCGACCTTAACGGCGCGGCGCAGGTCACCGTACTCAGAGACCTTGTACGCCCAAAGCTCGTCGATCAGAGCCGAACGGAACAGCGAAGAGTTGACGAAGGAGCTGACGGCACGGTTGGTGCCCTTGCTCTTCAGCATGCCCCGCCAGAACTGCAGCTGCGTCGGCAGGGTGGTGCCAAGGTCTGAGTGATAGTCTTTGCGGTCAAAGCTGACCAGCGAGCTTGCACGGTCAAACAGCTCTTCGCTCTTCAGCGCGCCGATGTCATAGAGGTTACCCAGCTGTTGAACGGAGCCCTCCATGTTGGTGCGCATCTTATTGCCCACCAAGTACTTGCCCCCATAGACCGGACGGCCTGTAGGCGTGGCTTGCTTGAAGCCTTCAAAGAACAGGCGCGAGACATGCTGATTGAGGAACGGCTCGTTAAGAAGCACGTCGCCGACCACATTTTCAAACACGATCACGTGCTCGAACACACTTGTCGCTACCATAGCGCCGGCCAACGGCACGTCGCTGGTGACCGATGCGTTGCCGTCATCACGGAAGACGCGGAACGAACCCTTCGGAGCGCGTTGGCCGTCAACCGTGTACAAGCCTGGGATCAGGTTCTGCGCGCCTGGCTTAGACAGGTCAGAGATATAGCCGTACTTAGCCTTGAACCAGAAGCGGCGCTCAAACGGCGCGAGCACAAAGGCCATGCCGTTGGTCGGACTGTTGAACTGTGCGTCAATCAGCTGTTCAACCAGGAGCTGCCAGCCGATCAAGCGGCCGTTTGTCGGGTCGATGACCGGGTCCTGCTCGTCATTGAAGACATAGCCGAGCTCAGCCAGCCGGTCAGCTACGCCGAAGATGAACGTGGTCAGAGCTTGCAGCCCCTTAACCATGAACGGGCCATAAACGGTACGAAGTGTGGTACGTTGGGTATAACGCTTCCACTCATCCAGGCTTCCCTTGCCTCCTAGAGCATAGAAGGTCTCGTAGGTAGCCGAGTCATACTCGTACCACTGTAGAGCCGGATGCTTCGGGTTGGTCAGGTCAACGCGGTAGACCCAGTCATCACCGCGAGAGCCCGTAGGGAGTTTTGCAGGGACGATCCGACCGTTGACGATCTGCGTGCTGCCTGCTTGCAGCAGGGTAACCTTCAAGCCTGTAAGCCACGCCACAGACTGAAGCTCGGTCTCTTTCAGGTACACGTTATAACCTGATGAGTCAACAACCGCGGTCTCGGCTTTGACGCTCAGCTCATCAGTGTCGACAAGCGTGTTGAAGCGGTATGCAAGCTTAGGTGTCCAAGCGGCCAGGCGAGCGCGGTCAGCCGAGTAGCTCAGCTCGAGCGAGTTGGCGGCGTGGTAGTGCGCATACAGCTGGCTCAAGCCTTCGAGCTTGAACGGAGCGTGAGCCAGGGTAACAGTCGCGACTGCAAGCTCGCTGATGGCCACAGTTAGCGTGTCGCCTAGGTTCAAGCCGTCACGCGGCACAACGAGCTGGCATGTGGCATAGCCGTCGAGGTGGATTGCATTTGCTGGGTAGAAAGCAAAGGCGAACGAGCCAACTTGCGAAACTCGCACGATGCTATTACGTGCGCTGGCGACCTCAATGAGGTAGGTTACCGGCGTTGGTGGCGGCGCGATCATGGTGACCGTCAGGGATGTCGGCGTCAACGTCGTCCGATTGATGGGCTCGCCGTGAATCAGCGCGTCAACAATGTGAGCCTTGCGGCCGAGAGGCCTGACAAGCTCGTAGCCGTCAACCTTGTCAAGCGGGTCACCCCAGCACAAGCTGATGAACTTCAGTGGGCTAAGCCTGAAGTAGGTCTTGAGCTTTGACGTGACATACTCGAGAGTGTCTGTCCACATGGCCTCAATCGGGCCAAGCTCGCCGTAGTAGTAGCGGCGGTTAGGCGTCGGCGGAGGAGCGATCATGAGCTGCTCGGCGTTGCCAAAAGCGTACGGCGGCAGCAGCTTACCATTGGTCGTGTCAACCGACAGCTGCACAGGCTTGCCCAGCGAGTTAAGCTTCGCCTTGACATTGTCTTGCACGTCGATGCTTGTCCAGTAGCTGATGTCCCAGGTAGTCGTGCCTGGCGGAACGAAGCCTGCAACCACCAGGTCATTCATAAAAGCGGCTTCAGACTCTTCAACCGAGATGTACGGGTAGAGGTCAGGACGCGACGTGCCGTAGACATACTGGTAGACGCCTTGCCAAGCCGAGGCTGGACCCCAACCCGAGTTGTAGTAGGACCACGTGAACGGGTCTGCCGGGTTGTAGAGCGGATCGTATGGGTCAGGAATGCCGTACTTCGAGCAGAAGCCCAAGAACTCCTTCTCCATCAACGGCATCCAACGCGATGAGCTTTCCAGCGGCGTGTAGCTGAAGGCTGTGCTGCTTGCCGGGCACGCATTGTAGAGCTCTGTCTCGAGCTCGAGCAACAACGCGGTCAAGGTCGACGCGAGGTCGAGCAGGCGCCATGGCGCCTCTTGCGCGTGCTGCTCTGAACCCAGGGCTACCCAAGAGCCGTTCCACTGCCAGGTCTCACCCGTCAGCCGATTGTAGGAGAACTGTCCATTGAGCGCGGTAGCAGGCAGATCGCCGATGTCAGAGACCACGTCGAACAGGTAGAGATTCTCAGCTGACAGGTCGAGCCATAGCTGACGAGCAAACGGAGCTTGCGGCGGAACGGGACCACCCACAAATCCAGGCGTTTCTTGGCCGTTCGACCGCTTAAAACGCTTCGTTACCAGGCCCTTAAGCACCGAAAAGTCAATCGTTGGAAGGCTCGACTTGTGACCGTCATGATGCACTAACATAGCCCTGTTCTGGTCAGGCTCTACGAGCACGCCAGGCGCTACTTTCGGCGCCAAGCCCAGGTACGGCGCTGTCAGCGTCAAGGCTTTCAGGCTCATGCTGTTAGTCATGAACGGCGAGTTAACCTCATCGTCCACGAGCGATTCGCTCGCATCTACCACGCTTGACCTGCGCTCGAGGTAAGCGCGCAGCTGCTTGTAAGTGTCGATGTCAACTGGGCCTGGAGCTGACAAGAAAGCGGCTGAACCTGCCGTCACACGGCTGATGAGCTCCTGCTCGACAAACTCACGAGTCCGGTTGAGCACGTTGACGTAAGCGTCGCGGCCAAAGTCAAGCAACGCAATAGGATCAGCCGAATCTTGGCACAGCATGCCCAAGAGGAGCTGAAGCCTGTCATTGAAGATCTTCAGCAAGCCACCCTTGCTATAGTCCTTTGACAGGTTGCGCCAGTTGTTTCGGCTTGAAGCCAGACCTTCAAGGCCGGGTTGGGCTCCGATGATCGAGACAAAGTGCGAGTACAAGTCACCTTGCTTGAAGCTAGTCGAGAGCGTCGAGTCGAGGTTACCGAACATCGGCATCGGGCACTTCCAAGCGCCCGAGGCGCTTGCCGGGCTCACGCTTACTTGCCGATCCTCAAGAGCTGAGTTTGACAGGTAGCCAAGCGGGTCTGTCACGGTACGGTATGAGTCGCCCAGCTTGACATACAAGCTAGCGCGCTTGAAAGCGCTCGACTTGATATCGAAGCTGAAGCGCGAGGTGGCGTCAAAGGCTGTGGTGCCCGAGACTACCGAGAAGGTCGTGCCGCCAACGGTGTACGGTGTGTCCACCGTCAATGTAGGCAGGGCTCCTAGCACGGTGCTGTACACGTCAAAGGTCGTGCCGCCAGCATGGCCGGTTAGCTGAATAACTTGCGGGAGCGCATTAGCGTCAACGTTGAGCGTCGAGAGCTGACCGTTGCCAGCGCCAATGTTCTCGTACTCGCGGATGAAGTACGGGAACGAGGTGCCGTCTGTAGCGTTGTCGTAGTAGCCTGTCAGCAGAGTCTGAGCGAAGCGGACGCCCCGCACCGTGCCAAGCAGGCTTGCTTGCTCAGCAGCCGTAGTCATGGCTCCCTTAGTCAGCTCGAGCTGATCAAGGTTAACAAACAGCGTGCCGCCTGTGTAAGCGTCCGTCAGCTTGTCATTGATGGTTGACGGTGGCATGTACAAGCCGGTGCTCTCATCGTGAGCATATGTTCGGAAAGTAGGCAGCTGGCCGAGCGCCGTCTTCGCTCCTAGGAGCTGAGACTCTAGCTCAGCATTGAACTCGATGATGGGCCGTTGGGCTTGCAAGTAGTTGAGGCGCTCTGCCGTTGTCAGCTGGCTTGAGTGCTTCCACCGGTTGTCGAGCGACCAGCCGCTCGTTCCGCCAGCTTCGATGACCGTATATTCGGCTTGCCCGATAGGGTTGTAAGCCGGCAACGCACCGTCGGCAACGCCTGTCCAATAGTAGCTCTCGAAGTTTTGCAGCTTGTCAGCGTTGATTAGCGCGCCGGCTGTCTCATACTTGACGTACTCTTGGCCGATCAGCGCGGCCCCACGCCAGACGGAAGCCAGGCTAAATGAGCCGCTAGCGTAACGCTTGAAGAACAGCGGACGGTCTTCGGTCGGCGAGGTGAAACTGTGGCCAAATGTCAGGTCGGCGGCAGCGTCTCGCACGATCCGCCTACCCAGGGCTGCGTCAATCGGCTGATCAGCGGCCTCCTTGTAGAAGAAGCCGCTCGAGATGTAAGCAGAGTGATCGCCGTTAGCGTAGTAGAGGTCGAACAACGGCGGTTGGTTAGGCGCGGTCTTGACTTGCGGACTAGGCGTACCGCTGTCGGCAGGCTCGCCCGTAGAGGTTGCGTAGAGGTTAAGCTTGAGGTTGCTCTCAAACTCGAGGATCGGCCGTAAAGCCTGCACGATGTCATTCGAGCTAAGGACCGGGTACGCCAGCTGGAAAGCCTGAGCGTCAGCCTTGTGGAGCCACATGTTGCCCAGAGCCCAGTCAGACCAGGCGCCCAGACCTGGGTAAGGGGCCACCGGCGTGTTGCCTGAAAGAGCCGAGCGAGCGATAACATAGTAGTCAGCAGCTTGTGTCGGGTTTGCGGCTTGCAAGGAGGCTACAGAGGCCGTAGTGAAGCCGATGTCGTTCCAAGGCAGCTCTGGGTGAGCAACCAACCACTTGCCTACCCACACATACTCGTCAAAGTTAGCAAACTTGTCAAGGTCGATGAACGGGACAAAGTTGAGGCTCTCGACCGTCAGCCAGTCAGCGACGCTGTCATAGGGCACGTCTAACGTGACGAGGCGTTGCACGAGCTCGCGCCATGTAGTCAGGCGCTCTTCGGTGCCTTGCTTGCTGTAGAGGACAGGTGCGAGCTGATTGACCTGCCGCTCGAGGTCAGCTTCGCGGATGTAGATGTCTGAGGACTGTGCTGCAGCTTCGCTGCCGACAAAGCCGTGGAGGATGACAGACTCGTCCTTGCTCAGGTGATTGTTGAACAAGGCCCTCATGAGGGTCGTGATCGTGCGGTTCTGGTACTGCTTAGGGAGCAGCGTTGCTAGATCAAGGTTCTTGTTTGCCATCGTGAGGATCTTGTGGATCCTCTATTTACCTAGTGCACCCATGGCTTGGAAAGCCTCAGTCAAACTCCCACTGGTCAACTTCGGTCTCGATCCACTTAGCGATGGCATCCTCGTCATCACCATGGACTACCGCGGGCAGCATCGTTGCGCCGCGGTGCTCGCTCTCGTTGCTGATCGCCCACTTGACGCCATGCTCAGCCACTATATCATGGTTGATATAGTACATGTAGTTGTCATTCGGTTGCAGCACGACTGTGTTTGCAACGGCCATGTCGGTTGATTGCAATGCAGGCGCCCAGCCGATGTAGCACCCATCTTGAGAGTAGACCTTGAACTCATGGTCTCGCTCAGCGATGTCTTGCTGGAACATCAGCATGAGCTTTTTCATGCTGATGTTCTCTAGCAGCGGCTGAATCCTCACTCCTTCACCACCATGAAGTTGTGCGTGAAGATGTACCGGCCCGGCTCGTCGCCTGCGGCATAGCACTGGTTTAAGCAGTAGATCGTTGCTACCAACCAACGCCCTTGCGGCTCAACAGAAGTGATGGTCTCCCAGCGGAAGCCGCTGTTGTCCTGCACCGGCAGCTGCTTGCCTAGCACGTCGGTCGAGTTGCACATTGAGCCGTCGCGCAGAGTCATCGGCGTGTTGTCCGAGCAAGTCAACGTGATGCCAGACTCAGAGGTCAGCTTTAGCACGTTTTGCTCGCTGATACGGTTCGTGACAACCTGCCCTGCCATAGAGGACTCGCGCTGGTTCGGTTCGAGCAGCATGAGCGGGTCACCAGCTTGGAGGTTGCCTGCTTGCTTCTCGGTGAACGGCATGTAGGCTGTCACCTTGACAGATCCGCCGCCACCCCCGCCACCTGGGCTTGGTGAGCCTCCGCCGAATGCGCCGTTGTAGTTGACTTGCACTTGGTTGCTGAGCGTGTAGCCGAAGTTGTTCCAGACAGCGGCTTGGTAATAGTAACCCGACCCGATTTGAGGGCCGCCGTTCATGCTAGTGCTGCCGCCCGTAGCCGCGGAGCCAGCCGGGAAGCTGATGGCTGAGCTGTTGTACGCTGGCACCCACCATTGACCGCCACCCAAGCCTGACGGCCTGACATTGGTCTGTAGGCCATTAAGGTCAGCGCCTGCAAAAATCGGTGCGCCGGTAAGCGGGCCGTTAGACCAGCCGTAGCTGATCGGGCCTATGCCCGTAGCGGTCAGCGACAGCGTAACCGGAGTCGTCCAGTTGGTGCTGACGGAGGTTGGCTGCACCGTGATGACCGGCGCCGTACCTGACGTGCTGACAACGATGGAGTCTGAGCGGATCGTGCCGGCCGGCGTGATGCCATAGACCTGTGCGGATAGCGAGTGCGTGCCAGTCGAAGTTGCGGTCACGTTGAACGCCAAGGTACCCACGCCGCCTGTGATATTGAGCGAGCCTACAATCGCGTTGTCAAAGTCGCCCGAGAGCCCACCGCCTGGGTTAGTCAGGATAGTGTTGACGGTAACAGTTTGGTCAACAGCTGATGTGAAGTGCAGCGTGATGACAGCATTCTGACCCACGGAGTACGGGCCTGCTGCAAAGGTCGCCGACGTGTACGTGATAGCAGAACCAACAGGAGTGCCTGGGGTCGGCGACGGCGTGGAGGCAACGACGGTGACATTAGCTGTACGTGAACCGCCGACGATGTTGCTGCCCGTAGCGGTCGCTAGCATCGGGTGGAAGCCCGTTGTGACCGTGTTGACCGTGTAGTTCAGATAGCCGATGCCACCAATGATCTGCACTACAGTAGAGTGAGGGCCGCCGGCTCCCGAGTTGAGACCACCGTCATTGTTGACCAGCGTGACGGTGACCGGCGCAACTTGATCCGTCGGCGACGTGAATGTCAGGGTCAGGGTCGTGCTGCCCCCGATAGTGACGGATGTAGGTGAAAACTCAAGCGCGGCGTAGGTCACGTCGGTGCTTGGAGATGGGGTAGGTGTTGGGGTAGGGCTTGGAGTCGGGCTCGGGCTCGGCGTGCTGAACTCAGGGTGTGGCCACATCACAACCCATTGAGCCCCTGTAGTGAACATCTTCAGCTCATCATTCACCGGATTATACCACACCTGGCCAGCTGTCGGGTGTGCAGGCGCAACGCCGCTCGAGAAACTCTCCAAGAGCTTCATCAGGTTTTCGACCAGATGCTCGCCCCAGTTCTCAACACCCCTGCCTGTCAATGCCAGCGAAGTGGTCGAGGTATCGATTGACCCAGCGGACAAGGTAAACGGCGCCTTAAGGGAGTCGTTTGACCAGTTGATGGTGTAGTTATTGAGAGTCGCCATAGAGCTATTTAAGAGTTCCAGTTGTCCACAAACCCCTCAGCCCAACCTTTTACGTCACCGTGGCTTGTATCGGTTGAATACAAGTCATCACATTTGACAAAGCGAGCGCACTGAAGCCATGAACAATCATCAGCTTTACGTCAGTTCCGTCTTCGATGAAGGCTTGTTGTAAAGCCAAAGCGAGCTTACGGGTCATTGACTCAAGGAGATGTTGGAGCTTCATAGCTTGCTAATGCCTCGTTTGGCTAGCTGTTGATTGCGGTCCGCGAGCATTAGGTTTTCGCTGAGGGTCTTAAGAATGTCAAACACCTCAGCAAGCGTGTGAGTAAACGTACCCATTGGCGGAGCCTTAGACGTGCCGAGCACGAAGAGGTAAACCTTGGGGTCATCCTGGTCTTTAGGCTTCAGCACTTCTACTAGCTTGAGACGACAGTCAAGCAGCTTGATAGTCGAGCTCGTTAGCTGAAGCGTGAGGTTAAGCAGCATCTTGACATCGAGGTAGTCAAGACGCTCAATGAGCTCCTGCTGTACCTCGAGCAAGTCACGCCTGGTCGCTGTCATGCTTACTTCTGCCTCAGCGTTGCACGGTCAAGGCCCTCTACAACGACAACGTCCTTCAGCTCAAGAGCCGAGACGAGAACCTCATCCTCGCCGGCCGAGATCTGCTGCAGGTCGCCGTAGTAGTTGGTCGGGAACTCAGGCACCAACACCGCAGCCGCAACATCAAGCGGCAGCTCCTTATGGATGACCGAAATCAGGCTCGTGGCGTAGAAGCTCGAGCTGAAGTCCAGGTTGTCGATCGAGAAGAAGTTGTTGACGATGTCGAGCACCTTTAGACGTAGCTGGTCATTTGCCAAGCGCGAGCTTGCCGTCTTGACTAGCTTGACCTTTGCGCGAAGCTCAGGCAGCGCCTTCGAGCCGAACAGCAGCTTGACCTTAGCTGGGTGAAGGATCGTCGTATCCGAGATCATCTTGTTTGTCAGCAGGCCGCGGTAGGTAGCGCGCAGCTCGAACGGAGTTGGCGGTACCGGCTCTACGGTTGACGTGCCTCGCACATAGTCCACAAGGCGCGAGTAGTAGCCACGCGTCAGCACAAACATGTCGATGATGTTGGACGGCGCTGGGTCAATCAAGCTCTCTTGAGCCGCATAGTGGATCCAGACAAAGTCGAGAGCCTCACGGCCGCGCTTCCGCACGATGCTGCCTGCGGTGTCATTGACGTACGTCAGGCTCTGCAGGTAAGCGGTCTTCGGTGCAGGCGTAAGCTTGCCGGTCACGCTGTCCGCGGTGAAGTACACGTAGCTGTTGTCCGCAACGAAGTCGAGGAAGAGGAAGGACGCATACGGCCTGCCGTCCGCAGCTACAGCGGCTTCGTCAAGCACGGTAGGCGTTAGCAGCAGCGCTGAGTCATTGGTAGAACCGTCAGCGTTGATGAACGAGCCGACAGTCATGTACTTTTGGTCCACGCCCAGGGCTGCGGTGCCGTCCGCGGTCATGTTGGACTTCAGCAGCTTAACGGTGTCAAACACGCGCTTCTTCGTCTCAGGGTCAACGAGGTAGGTGCCTGGGCTGAACCAGAACTTTGAAGTCGGGCTTTCAAGGGCCAGCTTGTAGTTACGACGAGTCAGCCGCCACGAGTCAAGCGAGCCGTCAGCCGCGTCGACGCGCTCAACAATCATGATCCAGCTCTTGACGGAGTCGGACACGTCATACGGCAGCGCTTCAGCGTTGGCCGAGAGCGAAGCTTCGTTGATCAGCTCGAACTTGCCCAGCAAGTTCTTCTTATAGATGGTCGGCATCATGACCGTGAACGAGTCGCGTTCCAGCTTGATGATGAAGGCGTCACCAACTACCAAGGTAGTTGACTGGCCGTTCGGGATTCCGAGAACGAAGCTGATATAGCCGTTCGAGTAAGCTTCGCCTACAACGCCTGACGGCTGTAATCCGCGCTTCTTGCTGTAAACGCTGAATGTACCCACGTCAGCATCGATGATTTCGATCGTGTACACATCCTCCAAGCCGCTTTGTGAGATGTTTGCCGCCGTGAGGAAGTCAGTCGAGGTCACGTTGACAGCGTTGGCCGGGTTGATGACGAGCGCCGAAGCGAACGGACGGTCGGGCACAAACTTGACGCCAAAGCGCCGCTGACGGCTGACAAAGTTTTGAACGCTCGAGACCGCACCTGGCCACGGAGCTAAGCTGTACGCGCTCGATGCATAGGTAACGAGCTTCAGGGCTGAGTCATAGACCCGCTTGTCGCTGTCAGCGTTGACTACGCCGAAGACGGACTGAGGCGGCGTGGTCTCAGTCAGGTCAGGGCCCAGGTAGACCAGCCGTTCAGGCTCGCCGTACCAGTGCCTGTCGAGCGCGCCCTGGATGACCGTCTTCTCTTGCAAGCCTAGGCTATAGTCCTCGATGAAAGAGACGCGCGGCCGGATGTAAGCGTCAGACAGCGGGAATGACGACTGGCTAAAAGCGTAGCTGATTAGGTTGTAGATGCCTGGCTCTGAGAGCGCAGGTTCGAGAACCTGATCGATGAACGTCCGAGCCGATACCTTGTAGGAGGTAGCTTCAGCTCCGATGTCAAAGAAGATGCGGCCGTCATCACCGAACAGCTTGATGTTCTGGTACTTGGTGGAGGCGTCATTCCACTCGATGTACTTCGGCTGACCGGCAAAGGTCCGATTGACAGCCTTCAGCTTGAGGATAGACGGGTCTTGCAGCAGGAAGTTGTTGTAATCCTGCCCGTTGACCATGCGGTCCTGGGTGTAGAAGTTACCAGGAGCCGCTTGCTTGATATGCTCGAAGTCCTCAGAGTCGGCCGAGTTTTGCAGCGCGGCTGTCAACGAGAAGGTCAACGTGCAGGTCTCACGGCGGCCCTGCTTCGAGTTGTAGACGAAGGTAGTCGAGCTGTCAACGATGTCGGTCTTTGAGACCGTCAGGCTACCACTGGTAGACGTGCGAGTCCAGATGTTGAACGAGCCGAGCGGGATCGCAGCATAGTCGCCCGAGCCGAAGACGAGCCGGATCTGGTCACGCTCGCGCGTCTCGACCTCGAACTTCTTCTGGTTGCTGATCGTGTTGAAGGCAAGGTTCGAGCCGTTAACGGCATCTACCTGCTCCCACTCGTAGAGGATGTTGCCTGCGGTGTCGACCTCATGCAGCCACACGTCAACGTCGTTGATATTCGGCAGGTCAACGTCGATGACACGGTTCGGCTGGAGGTCGGTGAAGGTGTACGGCAGCTTCTGCAGGACGCCTTGCTTCAAGTACATCAGGAAGCCGGTCATGTCTGACGAGTCACCGTAGCCATCATCGCTGTAGACAAGCGAGAAGTGCTGATTCGGGTCAGGGCTGCGCTCGAAGACGCCGGAATCGTCCACGTCGGCAGGTACCAGCTCAAACTTGAGCTCTTGACCGTTGACGTTCACAGACAATGGCAGGGTGCCGTTCTCAAAGGAGGTGCCGTCGGCTTCAGCTTCGAGCAGGTTCAGCAGCTCATACTGCTGGATGATCATGTCATCAACCTGTGTCGACTTAAACGGCGCGCCAAGCTGAGTAGCCAGCAGGCGGTTCATGACGAGCTGGAACTGCTCACGCCACAGCGGATTGTTCGGGTCAGCCCACTTGACAACCTTGTTGGTCAGGCTATTGCCTTGCGAGTCGACCAGGTTCTCTGAGCATGCAACAGACGTCAGCTTAACAAAGCCACGCAGCGGCAGGTTACGTGACGCTGAGTAGGAGACGAGGTTGGCGAGGCGAAGGATATTCTGCTTCCGGCGGGCCGTCGGCAGCATGTTCTCATGTGCAGCCATGTCGACACGGTAAGCGTGCTGCTCGGCGACATAGGCAAACAGGTCGATGATGGCTACCAGCTCCGAGCTGTCAATGTAGTCATTGAAGTTCTCGGGATAGTTCAGCTTCAGGTAGTCAAGCAGGGACTGCTTGACCGCATCGAAATCGTACGCGGTGAAGTTAATCTGCTCAAAAGCCTTATAGACTTTATCCCAGCTCTCAGCTGCGTACAAGAGTGTGTTAGTCATAGGGCTTATTTAGTCAGGTAGGCAATTGCGTTGTCAAGCGACTCTTGCCTGCCAGTCACGGCTTCATCTTCGATGAAGATTGGGCGCTTAGGGTAGTGCTTCGTCCAGTCACGCTTAAGCAGCTCCTCATACGTCTCGCCCCAGTGGAAGATCTCTACGTTAACAAGCTGCTCGACCTTGGAGCGAGGTTGACGACCGGGAACCATCAACGAGTCCTGGTCATCAATGATGATGACGACTTTCTGGTAGAGGGTAGAGAACCGATGACCATCATCCACAGGCGCAAGGACAAACACAAACCTGTCTGTTGTTGCGCCGTCTGCGGAAACACCTTTGGTCTTGATGATGTTGCTGACAGTCTCGTAGTCAAGGTTCTCGAGGTCCTGCTGAAACTTCAAGATGCGCCGCTTTATTGGCACGACACCTTCATCCTCCTTGACCACGGGCGGCACGTAGGAGAGGCACTTAGGCAAGCGCTTGTACTTGTCCTTCAGCACAGCCACAAGCTCCTGCACGGTCCGGAACTTCTTCTCATGCTTCGAGTCAACGAAGTAGGTGCTCGTGTCCTCCCAGCCAAACAGCGGCTTGTAGAGCTTGATCACGTCCCTGAGCCCATAGCCCTTGACCACGATGCAAAGCTTCGAGCGGTTTATAATTCCGGGTTTTGAGCTGGACTTGACTTCGGCCTCGAAGCCCTTTGCCTCGAGCTCCTTAGCGAAGCGAGACAGGGTTGTATGGGCGCTAGGGCCTGTATCGAGCAGTTCAAGTAGCTTCATGCTGGCATCGCCCAACGCTTAAGATTTGTTCCTGGCTTCAGCGTGACGCTGTGGATAAAGTTGGTATGCCCGGCCACTTTCTTGTGCTTGTTGCCTGGATCATCGACATACATGGCAACGCCCATGCTCATATCGTCTGGGAAATGGTAAGCAGTCGTCCAATGGTTGTCCGACTCTTTTCTTGCGAGCAACAGGATACCGCCCTCAACATCAGTCTCTTGATGCTTAATGACGGTTGGCCCGTAGTTGTGCCGCATCACCCACTTTGACGCTTGAAGCTTTGTCTCGTAGTCCTCATCAATGAGGTACTGTTGAAATTCTAGCGCTTCTGACCGGGCGCTCTCTTTAAGCTCTTGTTGCTGCTCCACCCAGTTAGCCAATGACTGCATCGTCATAAACTCATTTACGTCATTGCAAAATCCACGGCCGCTAGCCGCATTCGTGTCCCAATAAAACATCGCGACGGTTATCTTGTTGTCGATGCATAAGGCCATGTTAGACAGCGGCTGACCTACATCCTTATCGTTGACCTCTTTCCAATAGCCTTGCGTTGGGTCAATCTTGACGATTCGAATGTCACTCTCAGGCAAGAGCTCGACGAGTTCTTGCTGAGCCTTTAGGATGGCTGACCGATCAGTTTCTTCAAGCAGTGACTGCAGCTTCATCGCGAACCCACCTCGATCCTCAAGTCCTTAGTGACATTGAACTCGATGTATTGGATCTTAGCCACGCAGATAAGCCGGTGGTTGTCCATGTCCGAGATGATGTCGCACTCTTGCAGCCGCACGCGGGGGTCACCGTTGATGACCTTCAGCACGTCCTCCTTCAAGATGTCCGCGGTGACGGTGTCGTTCGGCTCGAAGACCAGTAACGGGATGCGCGTGCCGAAGTCAGGCTGCATGATTCGCTCACCCTTGACGGTGAACAACTCGTTGAAGAGGTCCTCTTGGATCAGCTCGACGTTGTAGAGGGTGAAGCCTTTGCCGACATTCTCGTAGCCTTTGGTGCTGAACCCACGGTAGAACTTGTACTGGCTCATAAGTTATGCCCATGTGCGTAGTCAGCAAACTCTTGGCCGCTGTAAAAATAGACCGAGTGGAAGCTTCGAGTACGGTCATCGATGACGTTTCTAACGATGCATTCTCGCTCGTTGTACTTGAAGGCGTATAGCAGCATAGGAGCCCGCTCATCCCTGCTCACAGAGAGCTTGAACTTGTTGCCACCTAGGTGCTTGACATCAACCTCCCACCCAAGGTCAATCAGCTCCTGCTGAAATTTCAGCACGAAGGTACGGCGTTCATCTTCAAAGATGGCTACGAGCTTCATCCAATGTATTTAAAATTGCGAGGCTCGTTCTTAGCAAAGGCTGAGTCCTCATCACGCACCCATGACTCATGCTCAGGCTTGACCATGCCGCCTGCTTTGCCCTGCTGAGGCATCTCGCCCATGTACGGCACAGAGAGGACTTTATGACCGCTGTAAGCGCTGGACGAGCTCGCACCGCCTGTAACCACGATGGTAGAGTTATTGTCGGTGTCCTTGAGGTTCATGCTCGCACCGCTTTGCCAGTTGACGCTCGGGAACGCCAGGTTGACACTTGGGCCCTGCAAGTTGACGGAACCCGAAGACTTGACGTTGAAGCCCTCGCTGCCGCGCACCGTTAGCAACGTGCCTTGCTGGCTCACCGACTGGACCTTGCCGGCTGAATCAAGCTCGATGTTGCTCGTACCCGACCCGCCCTTCTCAGGCCAACGATAGATCACGTCGAGCGGGTTGCTTGTCTGGACAGTCTCAGCTCCGAGAGCGCCCGCTTGAGGGCCGTTGAAGGTCTTTAGCTTGAGGTCACGGCTTGCAGCGATCAACACGTCGGCGTTTGTAGACTTTAATGTCACATCGCACTTGGCGGTCACGTGAACCGAGCGCTCCTCGCTCTTGATGTGGACGCGCTTGTTCGCGACGATGTTGATGTTCTCGTCGGAGTACAAGTTGAGGTCATTCTTGGCTCGAATGCTGACCTTCGAGTCGGAGTAGACGTAGATCTTGCCGTTACCTTCGTCGAGCTCGATGTAGTTCTTACCTTCAGCCGTCGAGATGTAGATCCGCTCATTAGTGTCGTCGAGGATGATTTGAGAGCCGTTAGTGGTTTTCAGCCTGATACGGCAATGCTCATCTACGTCCGACATCACGAACATGTGCCGGCCAGGCGAGGTTAGCGAGACGGCCTGTGAGTCAGCTTTAGCTGGCTCGAGAGGCTTAGGCGCATAGCCGTTGTCCGTAGGCTTGTTGTTGTTCTTGTTAGATGGGTGGCTGACAGATCGCTCATAGCCGCCTCGCGTTTTGAAGTGGGTTGACCCCTTCCACAAGCCTGCCTTCTGAAGCTTCTCTTGCGCGTGCGGGAAGTCCTTTTGCGGGTAGACACCCGATTCGTCAATCTCAGACGTAACGCCGTCAATGCCTGCAGGCAAGGTCCGGTTGTGCTCAGGAATGTAGACGCAACCGACCCAAAACCGGTTGTCAGGGTTGCCGTCAATGCAACCGACCAGCACCTGGGCGCTGTTCTTCGGGATCGCCCAGAAGCCGTAGGCTGAGATGCCTGGTAGGGTCTCCCCCTCTGGCCCCACAGCAAAGTTGGCTGTCACGCCGCCGAACGGCGACACGTATGTAGCCCAAGGCAAGTCAGCGACATTAAAGCTGTTTGCGTCATAGGCGGGCACGTAAATTTGCAGCCGTCCTTGCTGAGCAGGGTCAGCGTTATTCTTGACAATGCCTAAGGTCATGCCGTACTGCTTGCCGTAGCCCGGAATGCCTGAGGCGCCGTGGTTGATCTCTTTCATTTGTTCTCTGCTTCAGGAACCGCTGCCACCGTCAAATGCTGCTTGAACTGTCCGCCTGAGAAGACATTTTCAACCGTGATGACTTTGTAGTAGTTGGTGTAGTAAAATTGGCGCTTGCCACCCGGTGCTCGAGGGTCCAACATCCAGATGTTAACCTTGACCCACACGTTCTTTCCACCGTACAGGTCGCCGACTACGCTGCCGTCCGGATAGTAAGCCGTACAGTCAAGGAGGTCAAGGTTACCTCGAATCTCAAACTGCTGTTGGAACGAGATCGAGGTTTGGAAGTCGCCGATGGCGTCGGACGCGAGCCGATAAGACGGCGTGGCGCTATAAGGCGCATTTGTGTAGCCGATTCGGTCATTAGCCGTGACACGGGGCGGCATCCGTACATCATTCTTTTGAAAGCCAAGAGTCGAGCGTTGGACTTCGACTGTGGTGCCGTTCTGCGTCGTGTCATCTGTAACGATGCTCTCGCTGTAAACACGAGGCCGATCCTTGGGCATGTTCGCGCTCTGGTTGAACGTGTAGTCAAAGCCGCTTTCAATCTTGACGGGAGTCCACGCTCCTACATTTTGGAACTTGACCTCGTATGAGGTGATGTCGACATTTTTGCCGGCTTCAGCAAAGTAGTAGTCAAACACCCACGACTTCTGCATGCCACCCTTGTTGACAGCGATGTGATAGTGGATCAGCACCTGGTCATCCTTGTAAACGACACGAGGCTGAATCAACGGGATGAAGATGTTCGGATGGCCCTCCTTTTGGAGGCCTGGCTTTGATTCGCCGATCTTCTGCTGTAGCTTGGGAGAGGCTTGCAGGATCTTTTGGATAAAGGAGCCAATCTGCAGCTGAGGGTTCGAGGTAAACTGGCTCTTCTCACCCGGCGCATTTGAGTTCTTGTTAAGCGTCTCGATCGCACCCTTGATATCCGGGTCCCATGTGATCTTGTAGACGAGCGGGCGGCCTTGATCCGTGGTGCCTTCGGTCTTATAGATCTGGCCGTAGCCCTCATTGAGCCTCTTCTCGAGATTGCTCAATGCCTCCTCAACCGTGCCTGCGCTAAAGGAGACAGCGCGCTTCGTGTAAGCGTAGTTCATCGCCGCGCCGGAGAACGGGTCATCTGTCAAGCCTAGCGTCGCTGCCGTCGTAAAGGTCAGGCCATACTTGCCACCCATCTCTGAGAAGGTAGCCGTTACATTGGGCTGCATGACCATGGGAATCAGCTTAGCCGTGATAGTCTCGATCGTGTTGTCAACCTTTCGACCGACAAAGAAGATCTTTAGCACGAACTTCAAGCTGTCAGTGGCAGCGGCTGTTACCTGATAGTTACTGCGCATTGCGCTCAGCTTCTCGATGAAGGAGAACCCGCCTGGCTCAGTGACTGTCATTGATAGCGCGCCGTAAGGGATCAGCATTTCGGTCTTAGCCGAAGCCTCAGACTGTGCTACAAAGTGCACGTCGTCAATTGACTGATGAGCGTCCTTTCGCGTGTTAATCAGCAACGTGCCGTTAGGCGTGAAGCTGTCGGTGGACTTGTTCTCATCCTTCGTGGTTAGGTCCTGCAGCTTATCCCAGCTGGGATGAGCATGCAGCTCGAAGTGGTAGGTGTACGTGACGTACACATCGAGCGGATTAGCCGGCACTGACATTAGATGCTTCCCACCGCTGTTGTAGGCACGCCGCCGACCTTGGTGACGCCGAAGGCTGAAGTAACCTTGTCCTTTGACGGCATGAGCAACATATAACCCGTCACCAACTCAAGCGGGTCGAGGATATCATTGTACTGCATGATGAGCCAGCTTAAACGTGTATCGCCGTAGAAGGCAAAGGCGAGCAGGTCAGGCCGCCCGACATACTTCTCTTCGAGCACGTAGATGACGTCCGAGAGGTCATGGGCGTTGTCGACTCTCTCCCACCACTCGACAAAGCGAGCCGAGACCTCCGTCACGCCGCCGCGGGTATAGCGGCCGTTGCGTTGGTTGTATGTCGAGTCCTTGACGGTATAGTCAGCCATTTAATCTCCTACGGGGCCGGGCGGCACCAGGGGCGTGTCACGGCCGAAGGCTGATGTCGAGCTAGGTTGTGTGACGGTTGACACGCTTTTGGTGACGGTCTTGCCTACTTCGCTAACCGCTACGTTGGCGCCTGACACGAAGATGTTCTTCAGCACCGGAGGCAAGCTGTTTGTAATCGCCCTGACCGCGGGACTATTTAGGGCGGCTGTTCCCAGCGTCCGAGCGATCGTGCCGGCGATCACGCCTGGCACTGTGACCTTGCCACCCCCTAAAGCCGACATCACGGAGGTAATGTTGCTCGCGCTAGGAAGAGAGGTCCGCAGCGGATCAGTTCGACCGTAGCCGTTGCCCGTAAGCTCGAACGAGCTTGAGCTCTCATTCTGGCTCTTGGAGAACTCGCCTTCGCCGCCCAAGCTAAGGCGCCAGGCCCCAGCTGTCACCTCTGCTGCCGAGTACACCTCCTCAACGGTTACGTCAAGCTGGCCGATGATTGGCATCGGCTGCTCTCCAGTGAAGATGTAGTCAACCTCCTCAGGGAAGTTCCAGCCGTACTGACGGAGGACGACGCGCCGCCCGTCAATGTTGTCATTGCGGTAGCCATAGATTGTCAGGATCGGCGGCGTGGCGCCCGTGCCCCCAAAGTCAGGCAGGATCCAACGGCGGATCAGGTCAAGGTTACGCGCATTCTGTGTCGCCTCATCCGTGGTTCGCGAGATGAGCTTGCCTGTGATGGCAAAGGTCCGGCTCGAGGTCTGCTTGTAGCTAACCAAGGCCGTGGGCAGGTGGATGATGCCGTAGCCTTCATAGCCAGCTTGCCGTGACTCAGACAGCGGCGCGCTAGCTTCAAACACCACGTCGCCGCCGGGGCCGGACAAGCGGATCTTGTAGTCAGGCAGGTTGGAGCGCTTGCCGGTAATAACTACCGGCTCTTCATTTTCGGTGATGATGTCGTCGTCCATCAACCTCTCCTGCTAGGCCGCTTCAGCGGCGTGTTGTGGTGATCAACTTCAAGCGGCTGGACCGGCTTACGAGTGATCAGCGTGTTGTTTGCTCGCGCGCCGACTACGAAGTCGCCGAACACGTCATGCTCGAACTGACCGTCATAGTCATCGCCGTAGCCTAAGCCGTCAACGCTGTCGGGATCATAGAACACATCAGTTGGAGCGAGCAGACGGCTATAGTAGTCATAGACCGGCAGGGTCGCGTTGCTCGCATGTGGGACATGCTGATCTACCAACGGTGGGGCGAGGTACAGCGATGCGTTTTCATGCTTTGAGAAGCGCAGCTTTGGCAGAATGACGTTTCCACGGGCGTCATACTCTTGCCGTAGCGGCTTGCGAAGCTCGTCAAACTGCTGGCGATGCTGTCTGTGATCAACGCCGGCGCCGTGCTGGCGGAGGTCAATCTCAGAGACGAGCTTAACCGAACCCGAGGCGATGTCAGTCAACGCTACGGTGTGCCTATTAAGGTCAGGGTTGGAGCTTTCGAGAATGTCAAGGATGACAGAGACAGGCACGACGCGGAAGCTAGGTAGCAGCCTGAAGACTACGTTCGTTTCAGACAGGCCATAACGGCCTTCGTCACGGTAGACGCCGATCAAGATTCGCTGGCCGAAGAGAGTCCACTGTCTCGCTCCAAGCTCCGGTGCAGGCTGCCAAAGCACCAAGCACTGGTAGTCGTCATGGTTGTCAGGCTCGTAGATCCAGCAACCTTTAGGTTGAGGCAGCTCCTCGCGAGGAGCGGACAGGTTGTCAAACTCCCCGCCTCCTCCTTCAGGGTCATAACTCATGCCGCGTCCTTCTCAACCTTCTGCTTCGCCGACTCTTCAGGCGGCGGCTTGATCATCTTGATCTTGCTAACCAGCAGGTCGAGGATGTCATCATTGACCTTAGGTCCGTAGAACTTCTTAAAGGCTGCAACCTGCTTGGCTTCGTCCTCGCCGGCGCGCTGGAAAGCTTCACGGATAGTCGTGCCGGACTGGTTACCGTCTCGAGCATTGCTGATCACATAGTAGGCGCCTGGAGGATCGGACTCGCCGGTCTTCAAGCCGGCGGCTGCATGCGCAAAGGGCACCGGCTTGCCTGACTTGGTCGGGTACTGCTCGAAGAACTTTGACGACTCATAGCGCTCTACGTCCTTATCGCCGGCTACCATGACCATCACAGTAGGAGCCTTGTAGAGCTCAAGCACCTCCTTCGGAGCGAAAGCAGGGTTCTTGCACTCGATGATCTTCTCAGGCGAGATGCCGAACAGCTGAACCATGATCTCGACCCGCTCCTCAAAGGTGAACGGCGAGATGTCACCGTTGCCTGGGTCAAAGTTGGTCTTGTTGGAGGTCGCGATCCACACGGCACCTTCGCCGAACTGCTTGCACAGCTCACGGTAGACCGAGTAGTGACCCTTGTGGAAAGGCTGGAACCGGCCGCCGTAGATGACGGCTAAGAGCTTGCGCTCTTCGAGGAGGACTGAGAGCTTCATTGCTTGTTAAACCGATCTATTACTTCGCCCATCGTTTTTGTAAAAGCATCATCTAAGATAGTATCGTCGGGGGCTTGCAAAAACTGCTTGAACGGTGACATGATGTACACCGAATCTGCTCTAATTGCATATGTGACACTATTGTACAAAGCGGTGCTCATGACAGCGTCAACGGTAGCTTTGTCAATCAGCGTTAGCTGCTTAACAAAGGCTGGATTACGCCCCGCGGTCACAGGTGAGATGCGGGTTGCAATGTCACCGTGTTCAATTAATGCTTGCTGGCAGCGTAGCACCCACCGCCTCAGCATTAAGTCGAGTGATGATTCAAAGAGAGCCGTCAACTTCATTTTCCGTCTCGCTTTACAGGGCGCGCCAGCTCACAGTCCTTGATCACGTAGTCGATGAACTTAGCTTCGTTGTCGAATTGTCTGCAAGCTAGCATGCAATGTCCATCCTTGACATCGATTTCACCTGACGTGTATTCAGCGACGTAGATTCCTGGGACATAGCCTTCGTCAACGTGCGGTGCTTGAGACTCAACCCAAATCATGTATGCCTTGATGATCGACCCGCCTGGGACAGGCAGGTACCGCGCCCTCGGCCTTAGCTTCAAGTCGCGGTGCGGCAACGCTTCAACGAGCAGCTGTTGAAAGCGAAGCGCTGTCTGCCTGAGCGCGAGAGGCTGTTCCAAGAGGGCATAAATACGCATGGACTATTTACCAACTCAGCTAGCATGGCAAAATGCCTCTAAACGGCAAGAGGTGGTAAGATCAACTTGTCTTAACACGGCCTGAGGGATAAGGCTGGTTACTTGCAATAGGAAACAGATTACATGGCAACACAGCCCACCGAAGGTAAAGTCTTTTACCTTAAGAATGCCGACCTTCTCGTTGAGGTCATTAAGTGCAAGGAGGTGGGCAAGATGAGCAATAAGCTCGCTTCGATGCTCCACATGCTAACCACACGTTACGCATCGAAGCCGAACTTCTCAGGCTACACGTACATCGATGACATGATCGCTGAGGCGCTCGCCGACCTCTGCAAGAATGCGCTGAAGTTTAAGCCTGAACGCTCATCCAACCCGTTTGCGTTCTACACCCAATGCATCCACAACTCGTTCCTCGGCTACCTCAACAATGAGAAGAAGCACCGTCGCATCCGTGACGCCATGCTGGTAGAGATCGGTGAGAACCCGTCCTTCAACTTCCAAGAGGAGTACCGTCAGAACTCAGGCGAAGGCTCTGAGGTCAGGAACGAGCTGCAAGAGCTGAGCGCTGAGATCGCCGAGGCTAAGATCCGCCGCGCTGCCGACGAGCAGAAGATTGCGGACGAGAAGGCCCTCGAAGCCATGGCGGCTGAATCACCTGCAGTTAGCCTGCTAACATTTGATGATGATGAACCTAAAGCAGCCTAACACGCCAACCTAAAGCAGGTCCGCTGGCTACAGGTTCTCCGCGGTTTTTCGCAGACATCAAGGTTTTAACAGGCAGACCTTGTTCTTCGCAGAAACGTCTTAGCGAACGCACGATGGTAACCTCTCCATTAGGCGAGGTTACTTCCCAAAGCTTTGAGCGGGCGAGTCGTTTTGCTTCAACGGATGGATGTAATGGATCATCTAGATTCCGGCGAACAAGCGTTGCACGCAATGCTTCTTTCATGTGATGAGGCTTCGGTTTACCTTTTACAGCTAAGCTAATTGCGTCGCGTTGAGCTTGAGAAATGACTTTGCCTTTATGCAACTTTGACATTTTTACTCTGAACTCGTCCGAGTGAGTTTTCCCATAGAACGAGTTGAACGGACCAGCTGAAAGCACATCTCGTCGGCCAGCGCCACCTGGTGTTAGGTTTGATAAAATGCCACCATCAATAGAACGACGGTAAAATGCTATCAGTTCTACCTCTTTCTCCTCTGCGGCTAAACTTGCAAGCTTGGTATGTAGTTGCACTATGATAGGCCTAAGACCTAACACATGAAGCTTTCGTAGCTTGTTTAGCTTGATAAGATTTGAGCGTCTTGCCTTGCATTCAGCCATTGAAGGTTCAGTCAAATACCATTCTAACTCTGTCATGTGATCATACATTCGTCGCCGTACACCTTTACCTACGTAAAACGGCTCATGTGTTAAGCCGTTAGGATCATCGCTGATAGGCTTGCGCGGGTCAAGATAGACGTAGACATAGTAGTTATCCATAAGCAATATATTCTCATGCTTCAGAAAATCAGTGGACCTGACGCGACCAAGATTGCAATGTTCACGGACATTCACTGGGGCGTACGTTCAAATTCGGTTCAACATAACCAGGATAACCTAGACTATGTCGATTGGTTTATCAAATCACTCCCAAGTGATATTTCTCACATCGCATTTCTAGGTGACTGGTTTGAAAATCGTTCAGCGATCAATGTGCAAACGCTGTCGATGTCCGCTGAAGGCTTGCAAAAGTTAGATAAACTTGGAATCCCGATCATGTTCATCACCGGGAACCATGATCTTTACCGACGCACGACTCGTGACATCCACTCGCTCAGCGTATTCAGCTCGGTTAGAAATGTCACCATTGTCGAAGATGCTATTAGCCTAAATGGCAAACAGCTATTCTTGCCGTATCTGTTTGACCATGAATTTCTCGCGCTTGCTGATATTATCAATGCGCATGAAACCGTCTACGGTCATTTTGAGTTCAATGATTTTGTGTTGACTGGTCATAGCACAATCATGGAGCGCGGTCAGGACAGGCGGCTCGTTAGTAAACCGAAAAAGATCTTCTCAGGCCACTTCCATAAACGACAAGTCATCGACAATATTTGCTACATCGGTAACACATTTCCGACTAATTTCGGTGATGCAGGCGATGACGCTCGTGGCATGGCAGTTTATGATGTAGCCGCCGACAAAGTTGAATTCAAGGACTGGGAAGACTGCCCAAAGTACTTGAAGGTCAAGCTGGGTGACGTGATCGCCAACAAGTGGTCCCCGAAAGCAAAGACGCGCGTCAAGTGCGTGGTGGACATCGACATCAGCTACACAGAGGCGCAAGAGCTCCGCGAAGCGTTGATCGAGGCCCACAACCTGCGCGACTTGGTCCTCGAAGAGGACCGAGAGGCAAAGCAAGGCTTGGTCGAAGGCGACTCATCCAAGGTGACCGAAGTGCATGACCTCAAGTTTGACAGTGTTGACGAGCTCGTGACCTCCCAGCTTGAAGCCGCCATTGATGACGGTGCCGCCAAAGGCAAGTATGACCTCAAGCTGTTGCTTGAGATCTACAAGAGCCTCAAGATCGAAACAACAGACAAGGACGCAACAGCATGAATGAGGATGCTCAAATCGTGACAGCTGACGCTCCGAATCGTTACGAAGCTAAACGTTCGGGGTACCGGCAGGAGCACAGTACGTGCTGGTAGTCAAGATTCAAAGCTCGCTTGCGCCTGACCAGGTCAAGCAAGGAGCTGTCATCGAGCCAGGTGAGAGCCTAACGGTCAACCTTGACTTCGAAACCGAAGTTCTCAACATCAGCCAGCATAGCATTGGCACACATGGAGCGGAAATGTTTAACGGTACCTCAGCATTAGACCTCAACACAGCCTTCTACCAAGAAGGCGCCTTCTACAAGCACAAGGACGGCGGCTTGTACAAGACCACCGGCGTGGGCAAGAGTACGGCTGACGGGCAACGCTACGTCATCTATCAGCATGTCTTCCCGTTCGTTCACAGCATCTACCTTCGCCCGCTCGATGAGTGGACCCGGGACCGTTTTGAGCTGCTTGACTTCATGCAAGCCACCGAGTATCAAGGGCAAGATCGGTACGAACTGCAGACAGCTATTACCGCACGCCGTGAAACTCGTAAAGCCGCACAGGTGCCCAAGCCTGACTTCACACAAAAAACAGACGTTGTGGCAACTATCGGTTATGATGGTCTGCTCGCTACCGGCTTCACGTTGCAGCATGTCGATGTCGACATTGAGCAGCTAAATGAGACGATTCGCGCTCACAATGAGTGGAGCCAAGAGCACAACAAGAGCACCTTTAGCGGCGACGCTGACGACATTCATTCAACCAACGGTGTTTGACAGGATCTAGGCATGAGCAAGGTTACGTTCGAGGACATGTGGTGGAAGAATTTCATGTCCTTCGGCAACGTCATGACGACGGTCGATCTGACACGACCAGGTACCACCTTGATTGTCGGCGAGAACGCCGATGAAGGTGGCTCGTCCGGCGCCGGCAAGACCACGATCATGAACGTGCTGTCCTACATCGTCTACGATAAGATCCCTCGTGATGATGTGAAGAAGGACAAGCTGATCAACAACATCAACAACGCCAAGACCATCACGATGGAGGCGGGGCTCAACCTAACAGTGGGCGTTGACAAGTATAAGCTAGAGCGCCGGCGTGGGTATAACGCCGGCGTCGGGATGTGGAAGAACGGCGTCGACATCACGCCTGACTCGGTCGCCAACTTCAACCTGGCAGCTGAAGAGCTGATCGGCTTCTCCTACAACCTCTTTAGTCAGATCATCCTCTTCAACGGCAGCTCAACTCCTTTCCTGAGCCTGTCAGGACCCGAGCAGCGCTCGCTGATCGAGGAGCTCCTGCGGATCACCCTGCTGTCGCGCAAGGCTGAAGCTTTGAAGCTGCTCATGTCAGCGACCGAGAGCGAGCTGAAGATCAACTTAGCCTTGATCGAGCAGCAGAAGAAGCACGCCGAACGGCACCAGCAGATGATCGCCGCCGCAGAGAAGCGCGTCTCAGACTGGAACATCCAGCACGTCGCGGATATCCGAGCGCAGGAGGTCAAGCTTGAAACTCTGATGTCGGTTGACTTTGACGCCGAGGAGCAGATCCATGCTATGATCAAGGAGCTGCAAGAGAAGATCGCGCCTATCGACAGCGCAATTAGCCAGCATGCGGCTCTGATTCGGGCCGAGCGAGCTAAAACTTACCCAGGCAGCAGCAAGATCGCAGTCATGCGGCGCGACCTCGCCGCTTTGAAGAGCGAGAAGGCTAAGTATGAGGCTGAGCTGGGTCACCTCGCTGACGCCAAGTGCCCGTACTGCTTGCAAAAGTTCGAGGACGCTGCGAGTAAGATCGCTGAGCTGCAGGTCAATCTCGACTCCGCTACCATCGCTCTAGCTACCTTGTCTAACGGGTTGCAGCTTGAAGTAGACTCTCAGGTCATGTTTGAAACCCAACGCGACAATGTCGCCGGCAACATGGAGCTGGACCTTGAAGCGATGCGGGAGAGCAAGGTCAGCCTAGCTGGAGAGCTGGCTGACTACCAAGCCGTCCTGACCTACAAGACCTACAAGGACCACGTCAACGCCGCGTCGATGGCAGGCACGCTTGCTGACAAGATCGACAAGCTAAAGGATGAGGTCAATCCCCACCTTGACGCGCATGCGGCTTTGAAGAATGATCCAGGCGTACAGCTCGACACCACCAAGGTTGACGAGCTGACCAAGCTGAAGGAGCACCAGAAGGTTCTCCACAAGCTGCTGACTGACAAGAACAGCTACATCCGCAAGGGCATCATCAGCAAGACGCTGCCGTTCCTCAACAAGCGGATCGCCTACTACACCGAGCGGTTGGGCCTGCCGCATGTTGTGCTCTTCCAGCCTGACATGTCTTGCGAGATCGCTAAGATGGGTCTAGAGCTTAGTCACGGAAACCTGTCCAACGGCGAGCAGAAGCGCTTGAACCTTGGCCTGTGCTTCGCCTTCCGGGACGCGCTAACTTACCTGCACTCCAAGGTCAACGTCCTGCTAACCGACGAGGTCGACGGCGGCTCGCTCGATGAGCAAGCGGTGACAGCGATGATCTCGCTGCTGAAGCACAAAGCGTGGGACGACAAGATCGGCATCTTCATCATCTCGCACCGCCCCGAGTTTGACGGCAAGTGCGACCGGAACCTGATCGTCCGCAAGGAGTGCGGGTTCTCCTCGCTGATCAAGCAGGTTGACTAAGGCTGCCAGGGTACGCGTCAACATGCTTGACGATCATGGCTGCAAACTGCGCTCGGGTGCTCATTCTCCAATACTGATAGCCACCGACAGCTCGCCATGAGATGGTGGCGTCAGTTGTCGAGCTAACATACACATATGTGTTGTCAGGTAGCCTGACCTCCAAGCATGGCTCAATCAAACCTCGCCAGAGCTTGACCTGAACACAGTCGGGTAGCTCAGCAACGAGCCATTGCTCAAGAGCAAACAGTTCGATCCTAGTCATCCTACGGATTGTACACCCTTGGGCCACCGTGTAAATAGGTGCATGAGCGTTGAAAACGCATATGCTGTGCTTCGCCGGCAGATTGAGGAGCTCAAGCTCTTTGACTCGCGTGGCAGGTTTCAGCCCAAGGCTCCCACGCCTCCTGACTTTGTAACCGCTTGCTTTGCGGCCACCTCAGAGTGCAAGTCTCTCGAGCTGAGAGACCGCATCTACTGGGTGGTCAACGACCTCCGTTCTCACCCAACCTGCAAGTCGTGCGGGGCTCAGCTCTCGATACCTAAGAACTTCAGCCAACGGTCAAGGGATAAGCAGTACTGTCCCGGTGGCTGCCACGCTAAGAGCGAGGAGGTCAAGGCCAGGATGCGCGAAACCTGCCGCAGGCGCTACGGAATTGACAATGTAGGTGAGATACCCGAAGTCAAGTCAAAGATGCGTAGGACCTGCCTTGCAAGGTACGGGGTGCCTCATCCTATGCAGGACTCCGCTGTGTTCGAGCGTCATCAGCGCGCCAGCGTTAAGCTCAAGACGTTCACCACGCCCAGCGGCAACATGCTTCGATACCAGGGCTATGAGGACGTGGCTCTCAGACTGTTGTTCGAGATGAAGCTCAACGAGGCTGACATTATGGTCAGCCGAAGCAACATGCCCCGTATCCTCTACTTCAAAGGGGCGCGGCGAGCACGGTACTATCCCGACATCTACGTGCCTAGCCTGAACCTGCTCCTCGAAGTCAAGAGCGTCTATACCTTCAATCGAGAGCGGGACCTGACCTTTGCCAAGCAGGACGCCTGCGTCAAGCAGGGCTATAAGCACCTGATCGTCATCTGTGACAAGCGACACGTGCTTGAGATTTTGTGACTGCTAAATAAGCTCAATGACTGATACACAAATCAACGAGCTGAAGCCCGCTCGCAAGAAGGCCGTCAACGGTCGCGCTAAAGGCGCGGGCTTCGAGCTGACCATGGCGAAGCTCCTCTCAACTACCTTCGCGCCGCTGAACTTCAAGCGGACACAGTCGAGCGGCGCGATCGTCGGCGGCAGGAACTCCTGGCAAACCCAGCTCTACAGCCAGCACATGCTGTCGGCCTTTGTCGGCGACATCTTCCCAGTCAATGAGGAGGACATAGCCAAGGCAGAGGGCTGGAAGTTCCGATTCACCGTCGAGTGCAAGTTTTATCAGTCACAGGATGCGTTTGCGACATTGTTCAAAAATCCTCAGCTATTGACATGGTGGGCACAAGCTAAGAGAGACGCTGCTAAGATCCCAGACCGCGAGCCATTGCTTATTTGCAAATTCAACTTCACAGATACATACGTTGGGTTTGAATGCGACCCTCCCAAAACTGTTTCTCGCGTTGTACAGATCGACGATGTGAAATTTTGTCTGATGAATGAAGCCTTAAAGGATCTTAATTGGTGGAAAGCAAAGCTGTAGTCTACATGTACATTGATCCCAAGACCGATACGCCTCGCTATCGGTAAAGGGCTTCCTCATAGACTATTTGATCATCTTAAGTGGTCTCATAATGTCATGCTTCACAATCTCATTAAGAGAAGGCTACAGCATGACACCGACAATATAGACTGTCAAGGATGATGCTACAGCTCAAGTCATTGAAAGATTTTGGTAGCTGTCTATGGTCGCGCTGACTTAAACACAGGAACGCTATTCAATCACACTGATGGAGGTGATGGTGCTTCAAATCTCTCAGAGATCACGCTACAGCGCATGTCAGACGCCCAAAGGGCCACGTGGGGGAGATCCAGAGATTAGAGCAAAGAAGCCAGCAGGGATTAAGGATGCATGGGCGGATCCAACTGGTAAATAGCCACCCGAGGACCTGCTGATATACTATACACGAGATGAATACGCTGGCCGTTGGAATTCTCATCTCTTCCTGCGGTTCCTCGTCGGGCGCCGCATCATCCTCATGATCGTTGATGCATACGACCCCCGCAATCACAAACTACCTGGACAAACGATATGGGCCACAAGGCAGCCAAGAAGGCGCGCAAGCTCCTCAATACCCTCCAAGCTCAAACCGGCGATAAGGACAGCTGGACGGAGCACGTCTATGTCGAGAACGAGAATCGGCGGAAGAAGCAGCTCGTTGAGCTGAAGACCGGCGAGGAGAAGGAGATCACCGTCTCCCTGGGTCAGCTGACCCTTAAGCCTGGCTCCGGACGCGCGGTCTACAAGGTCATCAAGCGCGCGATGCAGGGCAAGGCCTCAGGCGTCAACAGCAAGCCGTTGACCAACTTCCCAGTCGCGACCGCTGGCTTGCCTGTACAGCAGAAGCTGCTGCCCGTCGCCGAACCCACCTTCATCGAAACCGAAGAGTGATCATCGACTTAGAGCGGAAAGACGCTCTAGCCCAGGCGATTGTAATGGCTCACGACAATGAGATCATTGACATCGCCTGCCGCACGCTTGACACGTCGTACAAGCAAGTCAGCCATGTTTGGGTTGGCCCGAAACGAGCTCTCCACATGACGCTCTCGCTCATTGTAGGCTCTAAGGCCCGCATCGAGCATGAGTACATCATCACGGGTGTGACAGGCGTCAAGCCTGGCTACAAATACTGCATGCTACGTCGCCATGTCGGCGACTACACGTCCACGCCACTTAAAGAGGCCTTTGAAGCATTTGCCTACGCGCGAGTGAAGCAGGGCCTTTGGCAAACCGAGTCCGCAATCAGCGGCTCTTCATAAAGCTCATAATGGTAAGGTCCCGAAGCACCTAGTATGACGCCGCTCTTTGGTTGAACTTCAGAAAAGAGGAGCGGGCTGAGGCGTCCCAGATTCGCCTTTCCCTGTGTTAGAGGCCCGGGGATGGAGCATGTACGAGCATGCCCGATAAACAGCTATGCCTAAGTCATCTTTGCAGATAGCGGTACTCCGCGGCTGATAACTCGTTGCAAGGCAGGAGGGTGATGGCTCCTGACCAACTGTAACACTCGTCATGGAATCCCAACGGTTAAGGGGTGGGAACCATGGGTGTGCCTGCTGTCTACATCCCCCGGACGGTACTATTTATGGGCGCACAAACCTGCATCTAAATGCAATAGGACACATGGCTTGGCAACCGCCAACACCTTCGTTCTAAGCATATGATGAGGTATGGGCCTCCTAAGCCTTCCGTCAGCTGTTGCTTAGTACTGGAGGTCGGGATCACGTCGTTTGAGCTCCACGTGACCTTGCCCGCATTGGTGTGAAGGTAGAGCTGCCCGTTCTTCTGGCTCAGCTTGATGTCAGTAGGTGCTGTTGCAGCTTAAGGAGCTTTTGCGCTCGGCGCTCATCGAGAATCTCCCGTTCACCGATGCTCTTCTCCTGGTTGCAAGGATAGCACATCGTTGTGGTGTTGGTCAGGTCATCCCTGCCGCCGAGCGAGCGAGCGAGGGTGTGGTCATGAGTGAACAGGACCTCCTCTTGCGTTTCAGGGTGAACGCCGTAGAGGTTGGCGTGCGGGTTGTCATTGCCCGGATTGTTCGTTTGGCGCTCGACGCCAAAGTGCGTGGCTTGCAAGCCGCACTTAACACAGCAGAGCCGTGCACGGTCACGCCCAAACGTACGCATGCGGAGCGAGACCACGCCGATGCTGTACCCTTCGAAGAGCACGCGCCCCTTCCTGAGGCCCATGTGCTCCTTGATCGCGTCTAAGACAGGCTCAAGGGGTATGTTGGCCAAGCGTGTGTAGAGCTGTGCTGTCATCGTTTGTATCTTTGGAAAAGTTCAAGCGTGACTTCGGCTATCGTGTCAGCCTCCTTGTCACACGTGTGGGTTGACTGCCAGATGCGAGAAGATCTTGTAGTAGGCCGTTGCGGTGCTTGTGTCACCTCGCTTGCGCTCCTCCGTCGGCCACTTGAAAAGGGTCTCGACCATGACCAATGTTTCAATGTGCTCGGGGCTCATGCTTGCACGCTAGCCACAAGAGCGACGGGCAGCTTGGCCAGGAAGTCAACCATGTCGGTAGCGGTCTCGCCGCAAGCCTTGGTAGCTTCCATCCACTTCAGCGGGCTCACGCCCTTGTTGGGCATGTTGAGGAAGGCGTTGATTGCCGTGCCCTTGACCTTGCCTGCTTCGAAAGCCTGATCGAGAGCGAGCGCGTCGGCGTCTTTGACGTTCTTTTGGCTTGCTGAAATCTTCCCGCCGCTGAAGCTGCGGGTCAAGTTCAGCCGATGGCCAGCGGCTGACACAACAGTAACGCGGATGTAGTCGTGCTGCGAAGTGTAGAGTGTCTTCATTGCGAGTCCTTAAGTTTACCGATTGCCGATATGATGATTGTACATCATCACGGACCACGGTGAAACAAGAACTTACAAAAAGACGGTCACGAAGCTGGCTCAGCTTCGTGTTTTACCTTACCAGAAGACAGGGACCTGCTTCTTAATGAGGTCATTGACCTCCTTGAACCGGTCATTCAAGAACTCAACCGCACGGTCACGTTCCATCGGCGACATGGCCCACACGTCATTACGTGTGTAGTGGCCACGGAAGTAGTAACCCATTGACGTGAGCGATTTAACCAACGCTTCATTCTCAGTCTCGAAGGACTTGAACACTCGGGTGATGACCTGTTGGTCACCGGAGCCAATCACCCGTAGAAGAAAGAAATTGGGTTCAGGTCGAGCGGGTGAGGGAATGTCTCACCGCAGTCCTTGCATACCAGCTTAGCGGTGTAGTCGTAGCCCCAGCTGTCCGTTCGGCTGATGCCAGCCATCAGCTCATTGAGGAGCTTCTTGGACACGCAGCGAAGCCACTCAACCAGCTTAGACCTGTCAGTGATCGGCGTTGACGTGGCGTCATTTTGGACACTCTCGATCACATTTAGCAGGTCATCAATAGCTACTCGCTCGAGGTCATCATCTGACGGCTTATGACCGTCATTCTCAGCTCGATCCATCTCCATGCGCATGTGCATGATGCGCAGCGAGTCCTCATAGGTGTTCGGCTTGATGTTGACCACCTGCTCGTTTGACAGGGTAACCTTGTAGAGGGTGTCCTTGTGCTTAAGCACGCCATTGTTAGGCTGTGACAGCAGATGCTCGATGTTTAGCTCGTACGAGTGCTGCTTAGCGTTCTCGCAGTCATGCTGCGTGCTGAGCTGCATGACTGGGCCGTAGGTAGCGACTCGTAGGAAGGTGAACAGCGCGTCCACGTCCTTGCTGATCAGCAAGCCAGGCTTCAGGATCTCGGGTGCGCATTCGGCGCAGATGTCCTTGATGATCTTGCCTGAGTAGAGCAAGTCAGCTGAGCGAACCTTCATCTCCATCAATGCTGACATGGGTGACACGTGCACTTCGCCGTTCTTAACGGACTCGGCGAGCACGCCAGGCCCGTAGAAGACGCCCATTGACGGCAGCGCGAAGACGCGACCTGGGAGCTTGACTTTGCTTAGGAGAGGATTTGTCATTTGCGTTTTTTTGAGGATGCTTTATTGATGCTGCCTGGCTGCGACTGCTGCCTGACAGTTTGAATCTTGGGAGGCTTCATGACCTTGTCTCGAGTCATCGCTAGCGACTTGATAGGCATCTTGATCAGCTTCCAAATGGGGCACATGCGAGCGAGCTCGTAAGTCATGAGCGGTTCATCACCGTTGATCATGCGTGACTCGTTGGCCTGCATCATCCACCGAAGGAAGACCTCCTTGAACGGGATCGGCTTGACAGGAAGGTTGTCAAGGTCGAGCACAAGCATCTGCATGTTGGTAGACAGCGGCAGCAGCGGGATGGCGCGGTACCGCTCATAAGCGGCTTCGAGCAAGCCAGATGACTTCAGCATGATGCCTAGCGTCTTGAGGGTCTTAGCGTCTATCTCGGTGTTCATAATAAATAGTCAAAGCTATTTATCACCTCCTGGAGTCCACTCAGTGGCCGACAACAAAGACAGCGCGCTAAAAGATGTAGAAAACCTGACGCGAGGCCTTAGGGCGGCCGCGACGGAGGCTACGCGTCTGGCACGCGCTACAGCCAGGCTTGAGAAGAACATGGACGAGGCGAGCAATGTCGTCTTGGACAAGACAGCGAGCGCTCTGACGGCCCTAGCTAAGCAGTCAGGCCTGTTAGAAGACTCGATCAAGGAGCAGATCAAGGCTCACAAGCATTCGCCTCGCGAGCTAGCCAAAGTCATTGACCGGCTTGAGCAAAAGGGTGACTCGCTTGTCAAGGCTCAAGAGGCTTACAAGAAGAGCCTGAATGAGATCAAGCACAAGCATAAGCAAGCTATCAAGGCCGCCAACGGCAATACTGCTGCTGAAGCTAAGTCTCGCAGCGCAACGGTCAAGGCCGCATCAAGGGCCCACAGCGTCTTCAGGAATCAGCTCAACGATCTAGGTATCTCAGCCGGAGTTGCGTCAAAGAATATTGATGCGTTGGTCGCTGAGGCTAAGGCCAACAAGGCTGCCATCATCCGCGCGTCCCAAGACCTCGCAAAGCCGTCGGCTCGCATCGGCAAGGCTCTCGAGGGTATGCACTCAAAGGTGCAGGACAGCATCGGCGGCTTTGGCAAGTTCAGCATCGCGCTCGACCTGGCCAAGAAGGCTGTGGGTGAGCTTTGGGGTCAAAGCATCCGTCTAGCTAACAAGGGCCTTGTCGGTTCAATGGCTCAGATGAACATTTCAGCTCTTAAGCTACGGATGACGGCTGAAGAGTTTGAAGGGTTGGTTAGCGCAAACCGTGACATGATCGCTGTCATGGGCGGCGGCGCTGAAGGCATTGCTAAGTTTGAGTCGGTCTTGTCGGCGTCATCCGTTGGGCTCGAGTACTTGGGCAAGGAGGGCAAGAAGGCTGCGGCTGTGATCCTCTCAGGCTTCTCAAAAGCCGGCTTTGGCATGATGAGCGCCAACAAAGATGTTTCGGACGCCTATACCTCAAACATCAAGGCTTTGAACAAGCAGTTCAAGCTGTTCAACGGCGCGTTCGGCGATACAGCTGAAGAGTTCGCTAACCTCTATGAGCAACAGCTGAAGAGCGAAGGCTTGCAAGCACGGCTGATCAGCGGCGACACGAAGACGATCGGTTTGCAAATGCAAGAGATCATGACTCGGACCCAAACGCTGAAGTTGATGGGTCTGAACAATGACCAGATCGTAGAGATGACCAAGCGGGTCGACGCAACATTTAATCCTCAGCAGAACAGGCAGGCTGATGCACAGATGGAGCGCGCTGCGGCTCGACAAGCAATTGCATCGGGCGCGCAGGCCGTTCAAGGCACCGACCCTGACATCTCTAAAAAGTTGATGGACTTTGTGTCATCAGGTGAGATGGAGCGGCTCCAAAAAATGAGCACGCAAGATCAAAGCACTTACATGGTTAACAACGTCGAGCTGTTTAAGTCGATGGCCAAGATGCGAGACATCATTACTGCCCAGCGTGACGCGGATGGTACAGACGCGAGCTTTAAGGGCAATGTATTCGTTGACCGAGCAGCCGCAGCGGGTAAAGAGCTCGAAAAGTACATGGGCTTAGGTAAGGATGCAAATAGCGCTCAAGCTCGAGGCTTCGACCAGTCAAAGGCTGGCCAAGACAAACTCGCGGCTGCGTCATATAGCAATACGCTGTCAGGCGCCAACGGCGAGACGACCGAGCTAGGTAAGGCATTTGGCCGGCTGCGAGACGCTGTTGACGGTGTAACAGCCGTGATGGGCAACCCGTTCACGTCAGCTGTCTCAGCGTTTGGCGCTGCGATGCTTGCTACCAGCTCAACCGTGCGCGGCGCTGTGCAGAACGTAGCAGGTAAGATGTTAAAGTCGGCAACGTCCTTCTCTACAGGTGTAGGAGGCTTGCTTAAGAACGTCCTAGGCGGCGTGATGCGCTGGGTCATGGCCTTCGGCCTTGACAAGGTCTTAGGTTTGGCTGGTGTCGGTGATAACAAGATTGATGAAACCCAGGATGACGCCAACTGGAACCAGATGACTGCGTGGGAGAAGATGCAGTCAGGTACGGGTCGTGGCATTGAGAAGGTTGGCTCGTTCTTCGGGCTTGAGAACATCACCAACTCTGCTCAAGCAGGCCGTATCGACAAGGAGAGCGCTTGGCTAAAGAGCCAAGGCCGAGGCGCCACGCCGACATCAGTGCCGCAAGTCTCTGCACCGCCAGCCGCAGCCACACCGACTCAAAGCAGTGCGACAAATAAGACAAACGAAGCTCTGATGCTGAAGGCGCTCGCCGACAAGGGCATCACCGATCCTCGTCAGCAAGCGATGTTGATGGGTCAGCTCTCGCACGAGTCGGGCGGCTTCAGCAAGCTGTTTGAAGGCGGCGCTGCCTCCTACTTTAGCAAGTATGAAGGGCGCACGGACCTGGGTAACACAACGTCAGGTGACGGCTACAAGTTTCGCGGTCGTGGGTTCATACAGCTGACGGGTAAGTCGAACTATGAGCAGGCCTCAAAAGCGCTCGGAATTGACCTCGTGGGCAACCCAGACATGGCGTCTGATCCACAGATCGCCGCACAGATCGCCGCATGGTATGTGACGAAGGACCGCGAGGGTGGTTCATCAGCCGACCTCGCCGCCAATGGTGACTTCAACGGGTTGACTAAGTCGATCAACGGTGGCTTCAACGGCGTAGAGGATCGTTCAAACCGGACGATGCAGTACTTAGCCCAAGTACAAGCAGGCAACATGCCGTTGGTCACGCCAGGTCAGGCTACCGTCACTACGCCTGTACCGGCTTCCGCGCCTGTAAGCGGCACGTCGTCGGCTCCAGTCATGACCGGCTCGCGCCAGGTTTCAAGCAACAACCCGACGCTAGATGAGCTGCAAAAGCATACCTCCCTGCTTAGCTCGCTGGTCAACCTCCTCGGTAAGTCACCTGGCTCACGCCGTGGCTACCAGATGGACCCACAAGCCGGAGCAAATGTAGCGCCTTAAGCGGCGCCTAAATAGCTCCATTGATCGTGGATAAATAAGTATAGCCGTTGCTACAATGCTATCATCGATTCAGCTCGACATCGCATTTTAGATGGCTATGCTGAACGTCATCATGTGCTTCCCAAATCATTGGGCGGGACTGATGACCAGAGTAATGTGGTTAGCTTAACAACACGTGAGCATTTTATCTGTCACGCCTTGCTTGTGAAGATGACCGAAGGGAAGGATAAGTACAAGATGGTACTTGCCTTAGCCAAAATGAAATGCTTTAGCCCTGATCATGAGCGATATGTGAATGCACGGTTATTTGAGTTTGCTCGACAGCAGCATAGCATAATGCAACGAGATCCGGTGCTTGATGTTGAGCGTCGAAAGAACATTTCTGCTGGTTGGGCAGCAAGGACTAAGAAAAAGATTCTCTCGGCTGAGCATAAGCGTAAGATCGCTGAAGCTGGTCAAGGTCGGTTACATACCGATGAGTATAAGGCGCATATGTCTCATAGCAAATCCCAATACTGGGCCGATAAGAAGGCCTCAGGTGAGTTTTACTCAACACGTGTATGCCCTTGCGGTATAAGCGGTCGAGGCCCTAACATGTCTCGTTATCACTTTGCAAATTGCAAGGGAGCAAAATAATGGCTGGTCAATTTGTAGACTTCTGGAGGATTGTCAAGCCCTCCGCACCGAAGACCAGCTACGTTGGTGACCCTGACGACTTCAAGCTCTACAGCAACTTCAGCTGGTATAGCAAGGTCATGAAGGGTGCGGGTAGCCGCTTCCAAAAGTACTCGCAGTACAAGAACATGGACGGCGACGTGTTCGTCTCTCGCGCGCTTGATCAGATTGCGGCTGAGATGACGAGCGAGGACACAAAGACCAACCTCCCTTTCAAGATTACGTATCAGTCTGAGGCCAATGAGGAGGTGCCTGAGAACATCGTTGTGACCGTGCGCGCTGCCCTGCGGCACTGGTGTGACATGCAGAACCTGTATAAGCTAAGCTTTGACATCGCTCGCATGACGGTCAAGTTCGGCGACTGCTTCTTCCGCAAAACCTCTGACTTCAAACTGTGGGAGTATGTTGACCCGTCCGACGTGATCGGCATCCACTTGGACAAGGAAACGGGCAAGCCCCAGTTTTACCAAGTGCGTAAGGGCGACAGCTCTGACAAGAACTCCTTCGGTGACGCTGAGATCGTGCCTGCTGCAGGCATGGTCCACTTCTCGCTGTCTTCGGGCATCGGCGACAATGGACCGTTCGGCGAGTCCGTCCTCTTTCCGGTCATCAAGGCGTTCCGCCACTTGAGCTTGCTGCAAGACTCGGTCATCATCTACCGAATCGTGCGAGCCCCTGAACGTCGCGTCTTCTCGATTGACGTGGGCAACATGCCGCCCCAGCGCGCTAAGGCCTACCTCGAAGCGATCAAAAACGAGATCAAGCAGAAGCGCATGCCTAACGAGTCGGGCGGTCAAGAGAAGATCGACAGCGTCTACAACCCGATGTCCATGGTCGAAGATTACTTCTTCATGCAAACGGCCGACGGCCGAGGCTCAAAGGTTGACACGCTCTCCGGCGGTGAGAACCTCGGCGAGATCAAGGACCTGAACTACTTCCAGAACATCTTCCTGCAAGGCCTGCGGATCCCATCGAGCTACATGCGCGGTTCGGATGACAACGGCTCGCAGGTGCAGGACGGTAAGGTCGGCGTCGCCTACATGGAGGAGCGCAACTTCTTCAAGTACGTGCAGCGGCTGCAGCGCAACCTATGCCCGTCCTACGACCGCGAGTTCAAGGCTTACCTCAAGTCAGCAGGCATCCGTGTCGACTCGAACCTGTTCAAGATTGAGCTCACCGACCCGCAAAACTTCGACGTGTACAAGCAGGCCGAAGTCGATGAGAAGTTGATGTCCAACTTCAACAATATCAAGGACGTTGAGTTCATCGCCGGGCGCGTTAAGCTGTCGCGCTACCTGGGTTGGTCAGAAGACGAGATCCAAATGAACGAAGAGATTCTCAAGAAGGAGCTTGGCCTGCCTGCCGATGACATCGACGAGCGCCTGACCATCATCCGCATGATGTACGACAAGAACTGGATCGAGCATCGCCCTGAGCCGAAGGTTGACGAGTCGTGGGACAACCACGTAGCGGCCTCGAAGCAGCAGGTAGCCCCAGAGGAACAAGAGCCGGCTGAAGACGAAGCCGCGCCGGAGGAGGAAGCTGAAGAAGGCGGCGAAGAGGAAGCTCCGGATGACGAAGCAGAAGCAGGCGCTGACCTGCCATCCGTCGATGACATGAAGAAGACCTTAGGATGAAGCTATCTAACCTGCTCGAAGGAGCTGTCCCCCGGCAACAGCTCTTGAAGTTCCAGCAAGAGTTGGTTGATCAGCTTGATGATGACTTCAACGTGCAGGTTAGCAGCGACAAGATCCTAATTCGACACCCTTCCCTGAAGCAGCCGATGAAGCTCGACATGAAGGACCCGGAGCATGTCAGATTTTACGCTCAGAAATGCAGCATTAACCATCCGCTGTTCATTCACGGTGTAGTCGAGATCATCAATGAGCGAATGGCTATTCCTAAGATGAAGGCGTGGCTGCTCGCGCATGGCTTTAAGCAGCTCACAAATGATGAGAAAGCTGAGCTGTGCGCAAGGCATAACGTGACACTGTATTCAGCTGGCTCGAAGATGGAGAACTTCCATCATGAAGCACACGGCAGCGAGCCTCCGATCATCGTGATGCTTGGTTATGACAGCTATAAGAACGTGCATATGAATTACATGCTGTTGCCATTTGATAAGATGCCTCAAAATAAGTTTCTCCAAGGCCATGACTTTGAGGGCTATGATGACATGGTCAAGAAGCTCGAGAAGATAGTATGAAGCTGACTAACCTGCTTGAGCAAACCGTTACCTCGAAGGATATGCTCACTGTTCAACAAGCTGTTGTGGATGACTTGCATGATGACAGCTGGGAGATTAGCTTGTCAAAGGGTGCATTGACAATGAAAAAGGGCGACGTCAAAGTAACATTCAACTTTGAGAGCCGTACTATCACCTCAGCTCAGCCTAAGCTCGTCTACGAGGTTGACTTTGCTGACCATCCCGAAGCGGCCTTGCTATCAGTGGCTGCCCTACTTGACCTGAAGCATGAGTTGGTTAAAAGCTTAAAAGGCTACAAATACAGCTTCATCATCAATGACGGCGACGGGACGATTTTGCTAATCGCTGAGAAGCGCATCCACCCATCGACATTTGAAGTACGCTTTGAGTTTGAGTATGACGGTGAGTGGATAGCTAATCATGCTGATAAGTCAGGTGACCGAACAGCTAGTTTTACCTCACTTGAAGACACCATGGTGTGGGTCGAAGAGTGGGAAGGATGAAGCTCTTCACGGATTAGCCTTCACTAGCATTTTGCTCGGTAAATAGCACAGTTACTCCCCAAGGGATCCCAATGTCTGACAAGCTCGTTCTCATCGAAAGCATCCACCCGTCGAACGCACGGCTGATTGTCGAGGAGCATGACTCTACGAAGTCCTCCTACCTCAGCGGCATCTTCATGCAAGCTGACCTCGTCAACGGCAACGGTCGTGTGTACCCGCTGGAGGAGATCGCCGCTTCGGTGAACTCGATCAACCAGCGTATCGCTGAAGGCCAGACGGTCTACGGCGAGCTGAACCACCCCGACAACCTGACGATCGACCTCAACAACGTGTCGCACATCATCACCGAGATGAAGATGGACGGCGCAAACGCGATCGGCAAGGCACGCATCATCGAAGGTCACCCGAAGGGTCAGATCGTTAAGGCTATCTTGAACGCTGGCGGCAAGCTGGGCGTCTCCTCGCGCGGCTCGGGTAACGTGGTCGAAGGCCGCGTGTCAGGCTTCTCGCTAGTAACCGTTGACGTAGTTGCAACTCCGTCCGCACCGAATGCATTCCCTGGCCATGTCATGGAAGCGCTGACAGAAAATAAGAAGATCATGACCCTCGCTGAAGCGATGGTCCACAGCAATGACGCCCAGAAGTACTTCGCGAAGGAGCTCGCCTTCTTCTTCGAAAAGCTCACTGGCCAACAGCTCAGGAAGTAATCATGGAACTCGAACTTTTGAAGTCCCTCGTCATCCTCACGGAGTCGAAGGCTAAACCTAAGGTAAAGAAGGAGCCTGAAATTGCTGCAGATGATGCAGCTGTAGCTCCTCCTGAAGGTGATACAAGCCTCGCGCCGAATAAGACAGCGTTCTTCTTCCGTCCGAAGTTTGACATCTACACAAACCTCGAACAAACCGAGAATCAAGACCTTCGTCGCGAGACGAAGCGCGTCTACGCAATCTTCGGTCGTGAGCATGAACGTGCTGCCGTCTACGGCGTCACCTCAGGCTCTGAGCGCGAGTTCAAGCGTGCCGCACGTGCCCTGGGCATCTCAACGGACGGCGAAGTTACCCTGGAGCGTGTCAAGCGTGCAGGCTTCACCCTCACTGGCCGTATCGGCATCAAGCGCTTGATGAAGCGCGGCGACTTCGTTGTGTCCCTTGTGGGCCCGAATGATGACGCAGCGCCGATCACTTTCTACACGGCAAAGCCGATTGAGGAGCAATAAATGTTGGACGTAAAACGCACTGGATATGATAACCTCTGGCTCGTAGTTGGCCATGACTGGCAAGCGCGTATGCTCGCCCACGGTTTTGCCGGCGATGCATGGCAAGCTGAAGCAAAACGCCTGACGGACAACTTCGCCAAGCTGGACAAGAAGGACGTTGTTGAAGTTGCTAAGTGGGAGAACGAAGTCCTCCACGCTTGCGGCATGCATGGCAAGCCGCTGCCAGCCGTTAAGCAGCCTGAAAAAGTTGTCAAGGCTGTGGCAGTTGAAGAGGTTAAGGCTGAGCCTGTTAAGGCCGCTGAAGCTCCTAAAACTGAGTAACACTGAAGCGGCTTAGCGACAAAAGCTCGCTAAACCAGCCCTTCCAAGAGGGCGCAATCAAGGGCCGAAGCATCATAACGGCGATGCTTCGGCCTTTTTTATCATCAAAAAGTAGCATATTTTTCAGAATGCTAGTAAATATCCTCTGTCAAAGATTGATTTGACAGCAACTCTAAACCGGAGACAACACGAATGGATGAAATCCTCAAAAAGCTGCTTGAGTCAGACTTGCTGAGCGAAGAAACCAAGGCCACGTTGGCGGAGCAGTTCAAGACTGCCACCGACACTTTCCTGGCCGAGGAACGCGCCAAGCTCGAGACTGAAGTCAACGCACGCCTGACGGAGGAGTTTGTCAAGGCCCGTGAAGAACTCGTTGAAAGCCTGAACATTAAGCTCGACGAAACCATCAAGGGCGAATTTGACGAACTCAAGGGCGACATCGAACAGTTCCGTGACCTCGAAGTTGAGTTTGCCGAAAAGCTCGTTGAAGAGAAGGAACAGCTTGCTGTCCGCTTCGGCGAAGAGATGGAGATGCTTGTTGACAAGCTCGACCTCTTCCTCGAGTCCCGCGTTGACGCGGAGTTCGAAGAGCTCAAGGAAGACATCGCTGAGGTCAAGAAGCTCGAACTCGGTCGCAAGATCGTTGAAGCGTTCGGCGTTGAGTACAAGAAGATCTTCAAGGAAGACACTTCGAAGACTGAACGTGAACTCACTGAAGCACAAGACAAGCTTGCAGACGCTACCAAGCGCCTGGCTGACATCGAACGCCAACGCGTCGCTGAAGCCCGCCAAAGCAAGCTGGACGAGCTGCTCACTCCGCTGACGGGTTCCACCCGCGAGCAGATGAAGCTCATCCTCAACAATGTATCCACTGAGAAGCTGGACGAAGCGTACAAGGTTTACCTCGCACGCGTTCTGAAGGAATCGACTGTGGCTACCCCGGTGACTGCAAAGCCGGAAGCTGTTGTACAACTGACCGAAAGCAAGGTTGTCACCGGTAACGAAGGCGAAACTGAACAAGTTCAGAAAGTCGATGCAATCACAGACCCAACCGCCGCAGCTTGGCTTTCGCGTCAGCGTAAGCTTGCTGGCATGGCATAACCCTACTCCCTGGAGACACTCAAATGCAATTTCTGAAAGAAGCAAAGGTTTGGGGCGAAGCCAAGTCCGCTCTGCTCGAAAACCTTGACCCGACCAAGACGCGTATCGTCGACCTCGCGCTGGAAAACCAGCGCAAGTACCTCCTGGAAACTGCTGGCGCTGACGTCGTTTCGACCGGCAACGTCGCTAACTTCCAGAAGATCATGATGCCTATGATCCGCCGGATCATCCCTGGCACCATCGGTACCGAAATCGTTGGCGTTCAACCGCTGACTGGCCCAACCGGTCTGATCTTCTCCATGCGCTACGTTTACAAGAACGCAGCAACCACGGCTGAAACCACGGCTGGCGACATCGCAGTTGATGACGAAGCTTTCGGCAATACGTCTGCTTCGGCACCGTACGCTGGCAAGATGCGTCGCTTCTACTCCGGTGGCGTGACTCCTGGTGCTTCGGGCGGCCTGTACAACGCTTCTGGCGTTGCAAACGGCGGCGCGTTCACACCGGCTGGCGCGTTCTCGCTGTCTAGCTCCCCACTGTCTGGCAACGCCGGCGATGTCATCGACATGGAAGCCTTCCCAGGCCGTTCCATGGGCATCCAAGTGCTGCGTCAGGCTGTTGAAGCCAAGACCCGCAAGCTGCAAGCTAAGTGGTCGATCGAAGCTATGCAGGACCTGTCCTCGCAGCACGGTCTCGACCTCGAAGCTGAGATCACGCAGGCTCTGTCTGCCGAAATCGTGCACGAAATCGATAACGAAATCGTTACCGACCTGATCCGTCTGGCTGGTACGACTGAGCTGTTCGATATGGCTGGTTCCTTCACGGGCACCCCGCACTACATCGGTGACCGCCACGCTGTTCTCGGCGTGCTGATCAACAAGGTGGCAAACGACATCGGCGCTAAGACACGTCGCGGCATGGCGAACTTCGCTGTGGTCAACCCGCAAATCGTGTCGGTGCTGCAGTCCGCTGCAAAGTCCGTCTTCGCACCTGCCGTTTCTGGCTCGTTCGAAGGTCCGAACAACACCAAGCTGGTTGGTACACTGAACGGCGCGATCAAGGTTTACTCCTTCCTGTTCGATGCATCGTTCGGTACTGTGGCAGCTGCTTCGGCAGTCCCAGGTGGCGCAGGCGCTTCGTCGCAGATCGTTCTGATCGGCTACAAGGGCGGCAACGGCGAAACGGACGCAGGTTACTTCTACTGCCCGTACATCCCGCTGATGACCAGCAACACCGTTGTGGATCCACAGACCTACAACAACCAAATCGCGGTCATGACCCGCTACGGCAAGGCAACGTTCACTTCGAGCGCTTCCTCCCTGGCGAACTCGGCCGACTACTACGGCAAGATCGTCGTCAACAACCTCACGTTCCTGTAATCCAGGAAGCCGTCGCAAGGCGGTGTTGTTTACGGCTCAAGCCAACTCAGGCCACCCGCGGGTGGCCTTTTTCTTGCTTGAAGTTTTCTACTCATGGAAAATGTAAGCTGCGAAAGGCTGTGTTTTAAGATCCGCCTCTCATAACGGATCTTCGTCATGGCATTCAATAAGTTAGCAGCCTTCAAGAAGCCTAAGGCGTTAAAGTCAGCTGATGTTGAGTATGAAAGGAACAACATCTTCAAGATGGTTAGTCTCCTGACACCTAAGCCTCCTAAGCCGACATTTAAGCGTTGGGAAGATCCGCTTCACAAGCTTGCCATCACAGCTGCTCCTCCTTCTGCTTGGCAAGAAGCCGAGTATAAAGATCGGCAAGATCGGCAAGTTCGGGCGATTGAAGACGCGCTTAGCTAGTTTACATGCATCGGCGGACTGAATAAAATCCGTACATGGCGCACGCTAGCATCCCATTCTTCCTCAAGCTGCAAGCTGCGCTCATCGACAACATCGATGATTGCAAGACTAGGCTTAAACGGGAACAGGATGAGCCTTGCCTCATCTATCATGACCCGGCCCTCGGCCGCTTGTACTTTAGGCATATCGGAAAGTCCATCACTGTTAGCATAGGCCGAGACGGCAACCGCGAACGTGTGACCAGGCTGCCCAGCCCGATCTCAGCAGCAATTGGGTCAGAGCTGTTTGAGGAGAACATGAGCTCGATCGGCATTGCGGTGACCCACATTGTCTATCGTCGTGCCCGCGCTCGGGACACGTTGGATAACACCAATACCTATAGCGAACTGGTCTTCGATAAGTTCTATGCTGTCGTATAAGCGTTTCCTGCTTGAGGTTCAACAGCTTCTGCTATCGAGCGATGAGGCCATTGGGGCTCTCAAGGTGCCTAGCACGACCGTGCACTCGGTGCGGATCATTTCTCCTAGCGACCGTAACTTCCTGAACGGCGACGAAGTCACCTTTGGCGGCTGGGACATCCCGTGACTTCAAAAGAGAGATGGGTAGCTGGCCATAAGCCCTGGTAAATAGATGCATGAGCATCTTTACCACCCTCCTCGAGAACGACGAGACCGCCAAGCTAGAGGCTTGGAAGGCTGGCGTTAAGAAGGCGCATCCTGACTATGCGTCCAAGATCCAGTTCAAGGGCCGTACTGAGCCTGGCAAAGACGGCAAGTCACGGAACCTCATCAATGCTGAGGTGCCAGGTCTCGACCGTTCTTTCGGCGTCTTCAACCTTGATGACCCCGATGACAACGAAGTCCTAGGCGACTGAAAACCAAGTAGGCTGTTCGCGCTTGGTCCACTTGGCCAAGTGCTGCTTGCACTTGACATAGTACCTACGGTAGGCTTCGACAGCATTCGAGCCTCGTAGCTCCTCGGGCATCGCCTGAGCGGGTTCGGTGAACCCGATGTCATCAAGACCTTTAGGCGCCTTTGCAAGGAACTCACCTAGTTCTCTGACTGTTTTCCCTACGCCTGGTGTAAAACGGCACTGCCGCTCGATATCGAGCTCTATCATTAACTGATAGAGCCTTGCTACGTCTAACCCAGACGGCGCACGGGTGGTTGACGTGCGTCGCAACATAGCATATACGATTTGCGATGGTAAGGCGCTGAGCATCTAAGTTAAAGACAGCATCCTCGCCTGCCAGCTTCAAGATCCGCTTTCCCTTGTGCTCGACGTAGCTGCCATTGAGCAGCCTGTGAGTGCTTAGCATCTGTGCTGATTCAAGGACCATCTTGACCACATGCTT